AAGAGCATATTTTCTGAATGAACTAACTCATATCAGAATTGTCTCTTACACTAAAACATGATAAAAGGGAACCCGTCTAATTTTTATCTCTTAAATCCAGGTACAAAGATAAGTAAAATTTTCGACATTTCCAAATTTTTCAGTAATTATTTTTCAACTTTATCTGAAACTCCTCCAGAATTTCCTGCCCCCACCCCGAGTAGGTTGTATCCTAGTATCCTACTAATGTTCTTGATAGAGGGTTTATTTAATAGAGTCTTCATACTGGACTTAGGTAAAATACCAGTAGATATTCTTCTAAACATGATATCCTTAATGGCATCTTCCTTAGGTATATTTTTATCTGTAAGTACTCTATAATCTTCTGCCCCATTTAATATAGATGTTATCCTTCGAATCGGTTTAAATTCATTAAGATTCCCAGAGACGGATTTAAGCATCTTAGCAGATCTACTAGCCCCATTGCTAATAACTCCAAGAGACCCTATAGCCTGAAGAGCCGGTATATACATAGCCTCATTTAATCCTTCATATCCATATCTATTCCTAGCTGCATTCTCAATAACTTTAGCTTGATATTCCTTAGGTAATTTCTGCATATACTTCTTATATGCAGAAGGATTATCTTTAGCTAATTCATGAAGATTATCAATAGTAATAGTCTTCTTATGCTTCTTAGGAATTGTAGAATAATCTGTAGTAAAAGGTACCTCTCCATGAGTTCCTCCCAGCTTTCCTCCATTCTCAAAGGGGTATCCTGTAGTGGAGTTTTTTTCCAGAGAATCAATTAACGGAAACAACACCTTATAGTAATTATCACTGTAACCCTTTGTTTCCTCTTTCCTAACCTTAGTCTCAGGGTCCTTCCCATAGCCATTGTAGGCAGCTATAGCCTTTTTCATATCTCCCTTATTTCTTTTTAAGAAATATGAAAGGATTTCAGCTCCTCTTTTAATGTTCTGATGCCCATCCCTGGGATTAATATCCTTTGTATTTACCGGCATCAATTGCATTATTCCTTTAGCCCCTGCTGAGGATGTAGCTTCATTACTATACCTAGATTCTGTGGTAGCTAAAGCGTCGAGAATTTCTGGATTGATATTATTATCTTTAGCTGCTTCCCATAAGGTATCTCTGTAGGGAAGTTTCTTCATAGTCAGTTCCTCTCTTGTATGTCCAGGGATAATCTTTTCAAAGTCCTTTCTTTTATTCCATGAGTCTAGATTTCCCTCTTTGTAAAGATCCTCTACTTCTTTTTCCTTAAGTTTTCTTAAGGTAGTTTTATTAGGGGCCATGGCATATTCCTCAGGTGTAAGAGTATAGTATCTGTCAGTAAACATATCTATAAAAGGAGTATACCCCGAAGATTGATCCTCTCTTAGAGCCATACCGAAGGTATGATGTTTAGGATTCTTTAAAATCATGCCACTCCTGGGATCTCTGGATGACCAATGCTTGGTCTTAGGATCATACATATCTCCAGCTTCTTCAGCTGTTATGTAATCATAGTACTGATCCGGGTTATCATATTCATCCCTCAAGGGGCCTCCATAAGCAGCAAGTTTCCTACCATCTTTCTCAATACTAGACTTAGTGGAAGCTACATTATTAAGCAAGTGTAGTAGATACTCATCATTATAACGATTGATTATATCTGTATCATCATATCTCTCCCGCCACTTCTTAATATCATCTATAGTGTACTTTTTCTTAGGATCAAGCTTATTTAGATATCTAAACTGCATTAAACGAGAATAAATCTCATCAGCAGAATCTTTGTAGGGATTATACTGCTTACCCTTCTGCAACTTATCTCCCTTAAAGCTATATCTAATAGTATTAAGTTGAGGATTAGCATTTAAAGAATGTGTCAACTCATGAACATCAGTGCCAGCATATGGACTAATATATGATATAGAATGAGTAGCTGGATTATAAGCTCCCCCAGTATGATTAGAAAGCTTCTTTATAGCCTCAAATTCTGAATCAGGAACATGAGGAAACTTTGTATTACCGAGAACATCATACTGCTTAACAGTACGTAAGTTTTCTAATTGATTCTGAAACTCATTAAAAGCAGCTTTATTAGACCAACTTTTAGGTAACACACTATAAGGGATCATTGTAGATCCACTATTTCTAAAGTTCTCCTGAAACTGCTCCTGCCTATTAGATAACCATGAAGCTACGAAATCTTGAGCAGGAGTACTATGAATATTATCTACTTCGCCACCATCAGCAAAACTATTATAATGCTTCTTTATAGAAGCAATAGAGGATATACCGTTATCCAGGTATATCCTCATGAGTTCTGCTCTATCTTTCAGGCTTAATTCTTCCCATTTCATACCTCTGGTTCCTTAGCAGCAAGATCATTGATTCCTTTTCTATAATCCTCTTCTGTCCAGCCCTCGGTAGAAATTCCCTGATCAGCAAAGCCAGCGTCCACACCAGCCAGTTTGGTGTTTGAAACCTTTAGAGCCCCCTCTATCTCAGGGAGTTTGGAGGCAGACATCATAGCTGCCTGACATCTTTTTCTAAACTCTGCGGTTCCTATTCTATAGATTAATTGTCTATCCATAATGAATGGTTTCTTTTAACTCCACCTAGTTTATCGGCCCTTCTTTCAGTATAGAACCAATAATAGTTCAGCTTCTTATTTTTCAGACAGTTATTGATTACTCTTCTGATACCGAGCCATGTGATAGAGGGAAGTCCTGTAATCAGGAGATATAAAGGCCCTTGTCTTTTAGAGTCCTCTGTATGACCGAATTCATGATTTACATCATCATTGTCAGTATAGTCTGTATTAAGGATATACTCTCCTATACCATTGGTGTATCTAAAGGTTTCAAAATAACGTCTTCTCATGATTATATATTGACCAAGAGATATTCCTCCAGACATATTGTCTGCAGCATAGATTCTGATCCCCTTATAATCCGGTAGTCTTTCAGTCTTGTATACTTTTGTCAGGATTGCTCCCAGTATACACTGGGGCAGTTCCCACATCCATCTTATTATCTTTTTCATGGTATTTAATTTTATTCATAAATGAATCATTCTCTAACTTCATAAGCCTAGTGAAACTTTCGTTCAATCCCTCCTGTACTTCAGGAGGTATACTACTACCATTTTTTAATAGCATTTGTACAAAGGAAGATTCCTTATAGTATTCCTGTCTTGCCAACTGAAGCTCCTTTGATGCAGAAGGCTCGAATAAGTAGTCAATACTCATATTTATTTCCCTTTAAGTTCAGTCATGATACTAAAAGCCTGCAACTTTCCGTCTTCATAACGGGATGCTGTAAAAAACTTGAGGCTTCTCTTATGTCGGGCCTTTGATTTTTTTAAATCATCAATGACCAAATTCCTTCTTTTAATTCTTACTTTCATAGTTTTTATTCTTTACTTATGTGCATAATAAGTCCCTAGGACTTTGGTTCAGCCCTGAGGATTTGCAATCACTTGCCCCCCTCTTTAGCTTAATACTTATCTACTCAACGGCGGTTTACCCCTAGGCTCTCTTTACCCTCAACCTTTTCTCAGCTTATTTGGTGGAGCACGTCTTTTGGATATTAAGTCAGTTTTGTCATACCGGGGACAACTCAGCAATATATTTACCTACAACCCGATGTCTTTCCCATACTATCATATGACCTCTGGGAGAATAGCCTTATAAGCTTCAGGCTTGACAGTGCAAATATAAGTAAAAAAACTGACATATCCAAATAAATAAGCAAAAAAATTATAGAGGTATGAAATAATTCATTAAGAGGAGGCTTGTCTGTAGAGCTTACTATTTTGAAAGTACCTGATAATCAGCTAGGTTTGTCCCGATTTTTTATTTTTATTTTTATTTTTTTTTGATAAAATTTTATTTTTTTTGTAAGCATATGTGTGATCTAATCACCTCTAGACCTCTCCCAGCCTTCGGCCGGTGGGTTGTACCCCCGGTCACAAACATCAAATCACAATCTCAAAAATCTAAAAGCTATGGCAAACATTCTCAACAACAACGACAGCTATCTGTCGAATCAGCGCAGCCTTGCTGCTTACAAGAAGGAACTGGACACTCCTGATGTCTATATCAAGGACGTCACCACCAAAGCTGGGGCTACCAAGACCCTGTTCATGATGGTCAAGGACGGCCAGGTCATGAAATCTGGCGTTGTAGGCCAGAAGACCGTGGAAGAGGGTCTCGATCCTGACAGGCTTCAGGTAGCCGAGTCCCACTACGTGGATGCTGAAGGCAAGCCTGCCACCTGCATGGTGATGTTCAACGGCATCAACCTGCTCGAAGGTGCAACCAAGCTGTAGTAGCTTGGTTATGCCTTTTACCTGCCCCCTGTAGTATACTCTGAGAGAGTGGTCTCATTGACTGAGTTTTATCACTCTCTTAGAGTTATACTCTATCTATAGAGTTTATGTTTTATCTATGACAAGAAAGCATCTACTGAGGGGATTGTAGGGGTATACCTATATTATATATAGGTGTATTCCCTACTTAAATCAGGTATGTTTAGTAAGATTAGGATGATATAAGTGATTGATTGTGAGGTGGTTATGTGAGGAATTAGTTAAATCCCCCCATTTTGACCCTGTTCCCAACCGATCACTTACCCCAAAGCATCATTATTATCATAACATATTCTACTGACACAATATAACCATACTGACACAATGGACTGTCCTGTCAATACCATACGTCTACTATGATTACTCAGCATAGAAGGGAAAATACATCGAAAAAACAAACAGAGTCGAGCCTGGTAATCATAACCTGCCTTAACTATCTGTGAAAAGCCCATAGGAGAAGGGGTGTTCTAGTAGAATCGAACGAAAATGAGGAGTCTTCTATATTAGATATGGAATTGATGTAAAGGGACAAATTTCCAAGTTTAATCTGGGTAAAAACCCCAAGGGGTATAGTAACTTGGATTTTGCTTGATATATAAGAGTTGTTAGATTTCCTTATATAAAGACAAAAACTAACTAGATATGGATAAATACTATGATCTTAATTAAATCCATGTTGAAGTAAGCTGATTCTCGTGATCTATATCTTAGACCTATTCACAGATATAGTGGCTATTTGAGAATTTAAGATCAAGGGGGATTCTCCTAAATCCCCCCTATACACACTTGTAGCTCAGTTGGATAGAGCAACAGCCTTCTAAGCTGTCGGTCATGGGTTCGAATCTCATCAAGTGTACTAGGGATCTGTCCCTATATTTCCAAAGTGTATAACCAGCTGCAGGAAGCCTAAAAACCTCTTGCAGCCCTCAAGATCAACTGATCTTAACCAAAGAAAGTCCTGATAAATACAAATATTCTGCCAAATATAGAGTATGAAACAGGCAAGTTGGCAGACTGGGATATAAATCCCGAAGGAAAATAGACTCAATCGACCTTAGAGTGATTCCTTTGAAAATTCCCTGAGAACATACATAACAGAGAACTTGTATGGATAGGAGAAAGAGCACTTATGAAACAAATTTATAGGTAATCTTACAGTAAGTTCAAATCTTACCCAGGGAGCTAATTACAAACTTATAAATAATATGGGCAAAGTATATAATGACCTCCTAAGACAATTAGAAACTGAGTATAAGGAGGAAGCTAAGGACTGTATTAAAGTATATGATAAGCTAAAGGAGCTTAATAATGGGTCTGTTTGGGAGTCTGAATGGAGTTGCAGCTTCAGTTTGTGCTGATAAGGAACCTACTGGTGGTATACTCCTAGTTGCAGGTATTGGTGTCGGGCTCCTTATTATATATTGCCTAGTATCTATTCAGATCATGCCGGATACTGTCACAAAAGTGATACGGGATTACCATTCTGGAGCGATCCAATGTACCACTCACATAGAGGGACAGGATACTACTTACACCTACAAATATAAATAACAAAGAATATGATAGTACCTATAATACTTATAGGCTTGCTGGGTCTTGTTTGTATGATCCCCGCCTGTGCTTGCTTCTACTACTCCCATCCTGATCTGTTTATGCCCCACGAAATTAAGAGGGTATATAAGCGGGTTCTCAAGGATCTCGATCATTTTGAATGTGTCCAGAAATCTGACACTTGCTACACTTTCAGATCTTGCTGGGCAGCAGGTTCTTGGAATATTTACTGTTGGCATAACTCTATGAGGGCCTCTATTCATGACACCTATACAGGTAAATGTTCATTCCACACTGGATATACTAAGTCTGCAAATAAGCTATACTGGTCACTAGTAGGTAGAGAACTTGCAAATCCCACGAAGACAGCAAAAACCTATAGAACTCTATGATTTATACTACTTTTTCTCAGTTAGAGAGGATTGCCCTTACCCCAGAAGATGAGGTGTCCGTAGAGGATGGTAAATACATATTATATGTTACCTCAAAGATGAACTTTATCAGAGTAAACGGGGAAGTGCTAGCTAGTTTCTGGCAGAGGAATATACCACCTCTTCAAAACAACGACTTCCAATATGATATTTATGAGATATTATATGGGAGCTATCCTGCTTCGGGATACTACCCTGTAGCTACGGCTCATGATATTGCAGAACGAGAGATAGGCCTGAGGACTTCTATATGGTTCATCAAGAAGTGCCTTGAGCTTTATTCCCCTGAAGAACTATCTGAGGAGATTATAAGGGAGATAGCCCACAGGGCAGCTGATGCTGTTAGAGGGCCTGCTAGGGAAGTTCCCCAATCATGCCCACCCCCTTCTAGCTTCCCCCAAGAAGCAGATCCGGCTCCCTCAAGTCCTTGTATGTATAAGAGGGTTGAAGAAGAAAAACCTAAGAAACTCAGGATAGAGTGTGACTCTATTAAGCCTACCCTATCAATAAACAAACACATAATAAGATTTTAAAATAGCAAAGAAAGTAAAAAGGCTTTCCCTTCTGATCAAGGGTAAGAATCTGCTGGCAGACCTTCTCAACGTGAAGGAGCGCAGAATTAACAGAGCTGTTGATGATGATCCAGGAGATCTGAACGATTTCATCAATGACTTCTGTGATCAGGTCGAGCTGGAGACCAGCTGGAAGGCCAAGGCTAAGGCTGTTCAGTATCTGAAAACCCTGCTCAGTGAAGAGGTTGAGGAACCTGAAGAGTAAACCTAGGGAGCATAGCTCCCTTACTGCCCTTATGGTGTAATGAATGCACGCATCTCTCCTAAAGATGAAGTTGAGGTTTGAATCCTCATAGGGGTACTATACACTTAAATCTATATCTAAAATGAGACAAAGAATAAAAACAGGACAGATCAAGAACAAACTGGCAGGATCTACCATACAAAAGAAGCTCAGTATTCTGCTGCTACTAAAGGTGACAAAGCCAGGTCCCTCCCCCAGCGGAAGACAGCTCATAGATCCTGTGGGATTTCCCACTCTGGGACATGCTCTGGCCGCTATAATAGCAAAGTAGAGCAGAACTAAAGGACATAGTAACAGTAGGGTAAGTAATAACTTTACTGTTACTATAGATCAAAAATTTAAAGTAATTAGTTATAACTATGAAAGTACCATGTATTCATACTACTAGCATACCATGCTGAGAGAGATTTGTTAAGGAACTTACCGCAATGGGATATGTAATCTCTCCCCACCTCAAGACAAAGGCATGGTCCTGGGGTATGATCGTTCTAAATTGTCGTGATATCCCAGGGCAGGTAGGATTTGGGGACTACTCAGTGAATACCCCTGCTAGAGAACTTTATGCCCATATGGAGGATTTTATCTCAGCTGCAAGATTATACATGAGGGAACTGAAAAAGAACAATACCCTAACAGTATCCCCAGGACACCTGTTATTCTGCTATTGTCCTCGTAGTTACGAGGGTGCTCACTTCCTGGTGGAAAGGCGTCTGATTCCAGGTGGAACTGAGTCTTTATGCTTTGTGGGACAAAACGGAAAAATCCTCTACCCCACGGGATTATCTCAGTTAAACTTCGGCTGGGAGATATTGCGTCATTATGGCTGTGTAGAGATAGACTACAGAGGGAGCTTCTATGAAGACTCTCTACCTTTCAGGAATTTATTATGGCAGAAATCCTGTGATTTGACCTTGGGATCCCCAGTTAAGACGAGGGAGTTTACTATGGAGGATATTGCCAAGGCCCTGAATATCCCTGTTTCTGAGTTAGTAATTAAAGGAAAGTAGAATATGTCAGAAATAATATTACCTACAATTACCCTAAAAACAGCTATCTTGGCAAGGGAGAAGGGATTTGCTGAGAAAACATCGAAGTATGTGATAGCCTACAGTGAAGGAGACTACACATATGGGACCTGTAACAAAGAGACAAACTTCAATGAGCAAGGTGGGAGTTCTTATGGAGATAAGATCTATTCTGTCCCCACTCAAGCACTTCTCCAAGAATGGCTCAGGGAGAAACACAAGATCCATATAGCTGTCAACGGACTATACAGGAAAAACGTCATGGTAGCTTATACCTATGATATCTGTCAGCAGGGGAAGAACCCCTATACAGAGGGAATACACTCTGTACAAACCTTCCCTACTTATAAGGAAGCCATGGAAGATGCACTGCAAGCGGCATTAAGAAAACTTTAACTGAATAAAAAAATGATCGGAGAAATAATTTTCATAGGTCTGATGGCAGGGCTGTTAGGCCTGTTTTATCGGAACTGCCTCAAGAAGAAAGGAATGATATTCTATCCCTTATATCTGAGATTGTCCAGATGGGTAGACGATGCTGAATTTTGCAGAGACTACCCCATAGAAGCAGAAGAGGAGGGATATGATCTGGAGTACTCCCAGTTCCTTGGTTGGATAGCCTATCCCCTTGGATATTGTATCTACTGTTCTACTACGTGGATATCCATACTAATGTTCCTTATCTATATGGCCTCTTATGAGGTGCTGTTTTCATGGCATTGGGTACTGCTGGGTATGCTATCGGTAATAGGTATATCCCACCTGGTAGTACTTCTAAGCTGTCAATACATCCTTTCCTCTCACCCTGATTTCAGTGACTCCTCTTATGGCACGTATCAAGATTCACAGCGACATAAACAAGAAGAATGAACTATATCTGAAACTTCTGAAAGATTTCCTGTTATTCCATAAGGTATATAAGGAATTTTGTTCATATGCGGGAAGCTGGTCAGTTTTCAGTGAGCGAATGAGGGACTTACCTTATGTTTACTGGGATCATCATGCCTTATCTAATGTAGGTATTACTAAAGTCGGTAAATGGTCACCTAAGTATAGGTCCCTTGTACTTTCAGGGGCTCTGGGGGAAGTCATTACCTATTCGACATGGCGTAATAATAGACATGGTCGCTCTTATAATAGAGCTATAAGAAGGATGTGTGCGGATGAAAATGATCTTTATGCTGTCATATTCTCAAAGACCAAAAAGTCACTCAAGAGAAATATAGAGCGCTTTATACGAAAAAATCCGAAAGCAGACAGAGCTATATTGAGAAGATACCAAAAGAGGGAAGAAATAAAAATGAGCAAAAGAAGACTTAAAATATAGATGTTTACAGAAGCAAAAATCCTCTTGCGCATTAACTTGCAGGGAGGCACTCTCATACGTGGGAGTGTTCCTATTAAAATCAACTGGTTTCTCACTCTGAGGGATGTGAAATTCGGCAAGAAAGGGAAACTTCCCAAAGATGCCGCCCAGAAGGTAGTAAGGCGAGGAAAAACAGTGCATCATCCTCTTGTAGCCAAACCTGCCATTCTGTCCATATCCCTGGGAAATCAGGCCTATCAGCATATGACAAGTCCTGAATCCTATGAGATGTGGATGTATACAAGGTATAACCTGAAGAAGAAGGCATATGCAAAGCTGGAACCTGAGAAGAAGCTGGACCTCCATATGGAGAGGCTCTGCCAACACTATGGGGGGATAAGTTATTCATATGCAATACTAGAATGAGCACACATAGGAAGTATCAAAGATACACCAAGGAGCAGGATAATATCATTCTGAGGTTCATCAGAATCTATCCTGAGAATATACTCAAGGCATGCGGCCAGGCTGCAGCGGTCATATTTGCCGATCCCACCCTGAGAAGCCTAGTTGGAAAAGAGGCTTGTCACAACCGCAGAATAAATGCTATACGCAGACACTGGTATGAAGTCCTTTCTCTGAGAAATCTGGAGGAGCCCCGAAAAAGCTACCTGTATATGATGCACAGCTCAAAAAAAGTTACCAGAAACAGGAAGGTGTTTCACCGGAATCAGGTATCTGCGATACCCGCAACAAGTATCTCTGCTCAGGCAGCTTATCCTATTCATACCAGAGCCTCTGCGGCCTTAAAATACTATCTGGATGGAAGTAAAAGATAGAGTAAGGATCACCCTTACCAAAGCAGGAGCTGATTTTCCGATCGATCGCGGCCTTCGGAGGGTAAGAGAATCCATGGAAGGTGGCCGCAAACCCAAGCCTGAGGAACGATACTGTTACTACTACCATGATGGGCAAATTCTCATAGGTAGGCTTAGTAGCATATTTCTCCTTTTCAAGGAATATCCATGGGAATCAGAACCACCCTTCACAGAACTGGAACTGGATGACAAAAGAGTACATACAAGAGCAAGCGTTATATCTCAGCCATCAGTACAAAGGCCTTATTCTTAATTGGGCTACAGGAGTAGGTAAATCCAGAGCGGCTCTAACCATTGCCAGTGAGCACAATCCTATGAGGATACTTCTGGTAGTAGCTGAGGCAGCACATAAGAAGAACTGACATGAGGAGTTCCTCAAATGGGGTAAGGAAAAATTATGGGAAATAACGACGGTGACATGCTATGCTTCCCTCAAAAACTATCGAGACACTGAATGGGATATAATAATCTTAGATGAAGGCCACCATGCCAAGTCAGAGATGAGAATGGATATCCTATCCACACTGAAAGTTAGGAAGATAGTAGTCCTCTCTGCTACCCTGTTTAAGGATGATGAAGAATTGTTGTCAGCTGCCTTTGGAGTTACTTTCTACAAGTTTACAGTTACTTTGCAGGAAGCAATCTCTGAAGGCATGCTGCCTACTCCACGAATCTATTTGATCCCACTTACTCTGAATGAGGTAGATGAATCTGAAACTATCCAGGAGTCTTGGGGAGATTCAAAAAAAAGAATCAATGTTTCAATTCCCTTTGAAAAGAGATTCTTATATTTGAACAAGCAATTATGGCCAGCTACTAATCTTACCATCAGGTGTACTCAAGCTCAAAAGTATAACTACTTGACCGACAAAGTTAATTACTTCAAAAATTCTTTCATGAGGAACAGGCAGGAATACTTGAAGAATAAGTGGTTACAACTTGGCAGTATGAGAAAGAGATTGCTGGCCGAGTCGAAGACATGTATCTTGGACTCTCTTCTTGAGATACTTGAAGAGAGAAGGTATATTTGCTTCTGCGGAAGTATAGAACAGGCGAATCTTCTGGGAGGGGATGGAGCCATCCACTCAAGAAAAGCTGGGGCTCTCAAAACTATTGATGAGTTCAATAATAGGGAGAGGAATCATCTTGTCGCAGTAAATATGCTGCAAGAGGGACAAAACCTGAAAGATGTTGAGATAGGCATCATAGCTCAACTGGATGGTCAGGAAAGAGCTTTTGTTCAGAAGTTCGGAAGAACTCTCAGGGCAGAGGATCCGGTACAGATCATTCTATATTTCAAAGGAACCAAAGATGAGGAGTACCCGAACAAGGCTATTGAGGGGATAGATCCTGACTACATTCACACAGTTAAAACATTGGAGGAATTGGATTTATGATTTATACTATTGACACTGAGTCTCTCCCGGAGGGTGTTACTGTTTCTCAGTATTTTCTCCTGCTGTCACTGATAGAGGAGCCTAATACCATAGAAACAGCTACAGAGCTGTATGAGAAGAAGTTCCTTCAACCCCTCTATGATGACAAGACCAGAGTGCTAAGGGGATTTGCCCTGACAGCAGAGGGAAAAGACAAAGTAGTTGCTGCCTTGGAAAACTCTCATAACAAAGGAGCCAAAGATTACACTAAGCTGGCAGAGGAACTCAAGAAAGTCTTTCCCCAAGGCCGAAAACCTGGTACATCCAGGTATTGGACTGAGGGGGTAGGTCTTATAGACAGAAGACTGAAAGCCTTTGAAAAGAAGTATGGGAAATTCCCAGACTCTGAGATACTGGATGCAGCTAAAAGGTATGTTGCCTCTTTTCAAGGAAACTACCAGTATATGGCTGTTCTCAGATACTTTATCTTCAAGGAGGTAGTGGGTAAAGCAGGTGATTTGGAAAGTAAGTCCGATCTGTTAACATACCTTGAGAACTCAGGAGAGGTTGATGAGAGGCAGGACTGGACTGCAGAACTACGATGAATCTGTATATTCGAGTACTTGAGAATATGAAGAAAAGGAGGGACAGAAATATTGCAGGTGAATACAACTGCATCCCCTCTCCTTTTCCAAGATTCTCTAATGATTTTGTAGGGGTGGAACAAGGTAAATACTACCTTGTAACCGGTGTTGCAAAGAGTGCCAAGACTCAGTTTGCTTCAAGAGTCTTTGTATATGAACCGGTGAGACAGGCCTACTTACACCCAGACAAAATAAAGCTTAAATGCTTTTACTATCCTTTCGAGGAAAGCCCTGAAGCCGTCTTCCTCAGGTATATCAGTTATCTGATATATACTGAGTCAGAAGGCAGAATCAGACTAAGTTCAACAGATCTGAAATCTACCAAACATGATAAACCTCTGTCTGATGAGGTATTAGAGTTGTTGGCTTCTGATGAATACGAGGAACAGTTGAACTTCTTTGAGAGTGTAGTCTACTTCTCTGAACAGACAAATCCTACAGGTATCAACAAGGAGTGTAGAGATTGGGCCCTGCAAAATGGGGAATTGATAAGATCCAATCCTATCACCTATGAGGATCCGGATGGTATAGAGAAGACAACATCTAAAGTAGACCACTATGAAGCAAAAGATCCTAATCTTTACACTATTATCTTTATAGACCACATATCCCTTATCTCTACAGAGAGAGGGATGAATCTAAGAGAGAGTATAATCAAGTTATCTTCTTATCTGGTAAGACTTAGAAACTTCTACAATTTTACACCTGTAGTGATACAGCAGCAGTCAAGTGATACAGAATCAATTGACAGCATCAAATTGGGAAGGACCAAGCCAACTATAGCAGGACTGGCTGATTCAAAATATACAGCAAGAGACTGCAATATGGCACTGGGGGTGCATAGCCCCTATAAGTATGATGAGAAAGAGTACCTCGGTTATGACATCACCAGATTCAGAAATAATATAAGGTTTGTAGAGGTATTGGTGAATCGTGATGGAGAAAGCAATGGAGTATGCCCCCTCTATTTTGATGGAGTGACCTGCACTTTCAGGGAATTGCCGCTTCCTAAGAGTTCGGATATACTCAAGGTGTATAAATATCTCGACAATTTGAGAGGTGCACCTACATTGTTGTTCCTTCACAGGATAAGGAACTTATTCAAGACAAAACATGAGTAGAATCTTAGTATTAGCCCCTTCGGGCTTCGGAAAAACCTTCAGTATCGGTGAGATACCTGAACTGGGTCATGTTGGCCTCGACCCTAAGGAGACCTATATAATCAGTGTAACCTCCAAGCCTCTTACATTCCCCAAGAGCAGGGAGCTGTACAAGGTGGCGGAGAAGGGCAAACCTCAAACAGGGAACAGGTATATTACCAATAACCCTGAAGAAGTTGCCAATGTAATCTCTACCCTGTTTCAGAGTCCCTTCAGAAATATAGTTGTAGATGATTTCAACTATCTGATGCAGGATTTCTATATGGATAATGCACTTAAGGGAGGATGGGACACGCCCAAAAAGATCGGATTCTTCATGGGAAGGATATTCGCTGCCATCGAGAAGTTCGAGAACAGTGACAAGAATATCATTATCCTGGCTCATGGAGAGGAAGTACAGAAACCGGATGGAAGAGCCTATATCAAGATGAAGACTACCGGAAGGATGGTGGATGAATATGTCACACCCGAAGGAAAGTTTGACATCACTCTGGTGGGTAAGTCCCGTTATGACAATGCAAACAAGAGAGTCATAAAGGAATTTATCACCAATGAGGATGAGTATAACTCTTCCCCCAAGTCTCCTTATGGAATGTTTCCGGACCTGTATATTCCCAATGATCTGGGAGTAGTAGTAGCCAGAGTCAAGGAATACTATGGATAGGGAGCAGGTACTCTCTCTGTTCAATGAGGGAGGGTGGACAGCACATACAGTCCACAAATATTGTATCTTACAAGGTAAAAATCCAGAGCTTTCTCTTCTGTTCATAAGACTTCTTATACAGATGGATCTGATAGATCTTGCCCTACAATACCTGGTAAGTCATTATGAAATCAATATCCTGAGAAATTCTCAAGGAGAAACAATTATGTATCTTTAAACATTTAAGTAAAAATGATCAAACAATTCACCAGATTTCAGGTTGCTGCCCTGAAAAGAACCATGAAAAACATCGCACCCCTTCTCAGGAAGCGGGAGTCCCTTGAGAAGAAAGCTGATGAGATCCTCAGTGCCCTCAAGAGTGTGGACGAGCAGATAGCTGCATACAAGCAGACTATCGAGCCTATTACTGAAGGGATTGATCCTGAGATCATCATCAGTAACAATGGTATCGTAGAGGTTCCGGAAAAGCCTGAGATTCCTGAGGACAATGAGGTGGAGCTGGCCCCCGCTACGGAAGGGTCCGAGGTAGAGATGCCTGGTTTCGAGCTGCCTATCACGGAGTAGTAAGTAACAAAAACATACAGAAAAACAAAGATATGAACACAAGCACACTTTTTATGGCCTTTGCAAAGGGTCAGGAATCCAAAGAAACCGTATTCAAACGATATATCGGAGTGGCTCCGGTATCCATCCTCGCTCTGAATCCTACAAGGGACCAGATGATGGAGATTCTGGGGTCAGCTCCTGAGGAAGAGCCTGTCTATGTAGGCGAGACAGACCGTAACGGTGAGAAAATCACCCAGGTAAGGCTCACCTTCCTCGTGAAGACTGAAGCCGCCAAGTGCAACGGTATCGAGGCTATCATGCCCCTGACTCTCTTCATCGCCAATGCCTGGGATGTTACCAATGACGGCCAGAAGGTTTTCGTGGTAAACAAATACGGGGAGAATGCCTGCATCCCTATCGAGGATGCAGAGAAGGGTGTACTTCCTGACAATATTGCCCAGTGGTTCAGCACTGAGGGCATGAGGAAGGCCTATCGTGGGGAGAGAGCCCTCGTGGACATGCTCAAGCGTTTCCTCGTTATCCCGAACAGGACCTATCAGGATCGCAAGTCCGGAGCAAGGGTCCAGATCAAGAACCTGGAAGATGCTGAAGCACTGCTCACCAAGATCCCGGACTATTTCAAGGGAGATGTCTCGGAAATCAAGGAGATCATTGCCAGTCAGCCCAATAACAAGATCAAGGTGGCCGTAGGTGTCCGTACCACTGATGACAACCGTCAGTATCAGGACATTTTCACCCGTCTCATTCTGGGCTACAGAGTGAATGATTTCAGCAAGCTGGACGCAGAGATCAAGAATGCTCAGTCCAACGGAGCCTATCCTAAGACTGAATTCTCCATCGAGCCTCTCCATGAATATGAGGTAGAGGCTACCCCGATGGTTCCTGCAACACCTGCTGAACCTGCAGCCGCTCCCAGTAGTTGGTTCCAAGCTGCCGAGTAGGTGGGCTTTGCCAAGGGTAATATAAGTGAAGCTTCTGCATATTGGGGTAGTGAGTTTGAGTATAAGATGCTCTCTTATTACTTTAATGTGCATAGGCTTCCTTGTATGATCATATCCCCATTACGGATAGACCACAGACCCTCCCTTCAATTTTATACAAGTCATAAGGGGAAGGTGAGATGGAGTGACTATGGCACTGGAGAGTGGGGGGACATTTGGGATCTGCTCAGTAAGTACTGGGGTATATCTATACCTGAGGTGCAGAAAAGAGTAATGACAGATGCCCCAAGGATTCAAGCCCAGGAGCAAAGTTTGGATATACTGTTTACTAAGTCAGCCAAAAGCACTTCCACGCATGGTACAGATACAGAGTTACAAGTGAAAACAAGGGATTGGAGAGACTATGACTTATCTTATTGGGAAAGTTATGGTATCTCTAGGCCTTGGCTTACATTTGGGGATATTTATCCTATATCTCATATTATCTTTATCAAAAAAGGAGGAAAAACTGTTATACCTGCAGACAAATACGCCTATGCTTTTGTTGAGTTCAAGGAGGGGAAACCTACTATCAAGGTATATCAGCCTTACAGCAAGGAGTTCAAATGGATCAACAAACATGACCTAAGTGTATGGGACTTATGGACTAAACTCCCTAAGGGGGGAGATAAGTTAATTATAACTTCCTCAAGGAAGGACGCTCTTTCTGTGTGGGAGAACACAGGTATCCCGTCTACAAGTCTTCAAGGGGAAGGTATGCTCCCGAAAGCTCATGTAATTTCAGAGTTGATCAGTAGATTTAAGGACATATATATCTTATATGATAATGACTTCAGATCTGAGATCAACTATGGGCATGAGTATGGAAGAAAATTTGCAGAGACCTTCGGATTGACACAAATAGAAATACCCATTCGATGGCATGAGAAAGATCCCACTGACTTATGTAAAACTTACGGGCGTAAGATTTTAAGGGAGGTTATTCTCGGCCTCTTGAACAAAACAGGGATAATAACAGGGGAAGAAGCCCCATTTTAATAACAAAAAAAACAACAAAACACCATGGAAAAACGTGTAATCACACTCATTCTGGAGTCCCAGAACAGAACGAAAACTATCAACACCGACGCAACTACTCTCGGTGAGCTGAAACGAGCCCTCGACGATGCAGGAATTCCCTATGAGGGTATGTCCTTCCGTGAGGGTCTGTCTCGTACGGAGATGACCGACGACGGATCCCTGCTCCCGAAGGATGTCCTCTACAGAGGAGCTGTCACCAACAATCTCGTCTTCACGCTTACGACGGCTGGCAAACATATCAAGTCGGGTGCTTATACTCGTGCTGATGCCTTTGCCGCAGTGAAAAAGATGGGCCTGCAGCAGGCTGTCAAGGATCACTTCGGCAGGAACTTCACTCAGGTTCCCACGGATGACCTGATGGCCTTTGTTCAGGCCGCTCAGGCGAAGTCCTGCCAGTCAGAACAGACCCCCAGCAACGAGGGGCTGCTCTTGGAACTGGTCAAAAGGGTTGACGCTCTGGAGAAAAAAGTCGAATCCTTGACCAAGGATTCGGTAGATGAGTCCTCCACTGAAGATGAAGATGAACTCCAGAGCCCCTGGAGCGAGGAGGATCTGGCTCACCTTCGTATGTAAAGGGGGGGGGTAACTGATGGCTATTGAAAATACCATTAGGTCATGGTACAAGGATTGGCAGGATACCTTCCTGCCAATCTATTCTGTATTTGAGGATACCTTTGGAGAGGATAAAGTGGATTTGAAGGGTCCCATAGATATAGAGAATTTTGTAACTTTCATATCTAATACTTCCAGGGGTACAATAAATGAGGCCAGTTCCTCATTAAGAGATAGTGGGATCATCACAAATCCCAATATATCGTTTATCAAGGACCTGGATGATGAGTATTTTACAGATCCTTCTGACCTCGCCATATTCAAAGAGGTTGTACTCTCCACTGTTAGGGCCTATATACTTATCTACTACCCTGAAGTGACAATTACCAATGAAAATGATCAGCATCACAAGATAACTGACCTGTTTGTCAAGGTCTCATTCAATGGTCTGGGTCAGTTGATCAGTCCCCCCCAGCTCAATAGATCAAGCTATACTCTAGGGGAGTTCGTCTCAGACTACATGCACAGCCATGTAGACGAAATCCCCAGGGGGGATTTTCAGGAATTTCAATCTCCCTGCCTTGGCACAGGTCCAATCCGGGACACCGTATCAGAGCTGTATCTAGGGGGAGACAAAAACACCTGGATGCTGTTTGCAGTCCAGCTGGATCGGTATGTTCATGTTGAGTCTCTTGAGGGAATACCTTACCATAGGATGTCCTCGATAAGTAGTGACGACAGTAGGCTTAACTCTACTATCTGGGGAACTTTTCATTTTCCAGTACGTATGCCGAGCCTTCCTCCTGGCTGGTCATCTCTTCCTTTACCATTAGGTGAATTTGTTCATAGTCTTTGTGTGAATTTTCGTGATTTGGGGCTGGATATTGTCAATCAAGCGGGTATCTTTGGATGGGGTACCAATATGATAGATACTATGCAAATCATATCTAATCATTTTATCGGTTGGATAAATAGTGGAATCCAACAAGGAAGGTGGAACTATACAGTAGAAGAACTTCTGCGGGCATCCATTCTTGTACAGTGTATCATCAGGGGTAACAGTATCGAGGCTTATCTCCTTTCCAACTCTTCCAGAACTGATTCAGATAGTATAGATGGTTACCAGGGTAGCTATGTTTGTAGTTTCAAGGGAAAGAGCTACAAGTTAAGAGTTGCACTACCTGAGAACTTTTCTGACTTTCCCAGGGTACCCAACAGTATGTTACTTCTGAACAAATCTCTAGTAGAGAAAATAATCAGTGCAATCATCTATATCTTAAATGTTAAATATGTCAAATCAGAACAAAACCAGGCTCATCCAAGGTACTACCAAATATAAGCTAGTCATAGCCTCTGGGCTGTTGGGCAAAATAGAATTCCTTTGTAGGAGGTTCACAAATACAGAGTGGTCAGGTATACTGTTCTACAAACCTGAGGGAAGCTTTGAAGATGAGACTCTTGTACTTACAGCAGTAGATCTGTACCTTAGAGATATAGGGGACGCAGGCTCTACGGAATTCGACCTCACTCCGGAAGTTACGACATACATGATTGATAATGGTCTCATAGGTACCCAAATGGGGCTTATCCATTCTCATCATAGTATGGCCACCTTTTTCTCAGGCACAGATACCAGCACCCTCTTACAAGAGGGTATGGACAGAAACCACTTTCTGTCCCTTATCGTAAACAATGCGGGAACATACTCAGCTAAAATCACCAGAAGAATCCACAATGTGTCGGAGACTTCTTATAACTATCCCTCCTTTGAGGATGCCTCTGTTAAAGGGTATTCCAAATCTGAGGAGACTATAGTAGAATCCTTTGATCTTACCATATCCAAGGAATCTGGGGATTTCCCTGAGATAGAGACTCTTATCAAGGCTATCCAAGAGGAAAAGAAGGCTAAAATTCCTGTCTATAACTTCCCGAAGCCTTACCATCCTACTACCAGAGAGGTATCTGTAGGTCCTATGAATATGGCCCAGCAGTCCCTCCCTTTTACTCCTGCACAGGAAGTGAGGACAGATGGGGATGGGATAGCTATGGAGGATGATGAAATTGATATCAACTCCTCTAAATCTCTCATAGCCGAGCCAGGATGCTGGCTGGATAAGATCCCCTATGGCAAGGTAACTTATCCCAAGGAACTTGTTCGGAAGGCACTGTCTCAGCTTCTCTTATGTACTCCTGTTGTCCTGTATAAGGATTTCAATCCTGAGAGGTTTGCGGAGCGTATGGAAACCTACTATAATAAGGCCTTTGACAGAATATCGAATTTCTATGAGTTCGCTGGAACTCTCCTGGAATATATATTCTGGAATACTGAAAGTGAACAAATTCAGTCCATGGGGGCATCAATAGAGGAAGAAAATGCGATTCTGGCCCATGATCTTCTGGTAGAGTTGAAAAAACTCCCGGACAACGAGTACCTTGACCATTATAAGGAAATCCTTGAAGCTTATATATTATGACAGAAACAGATACAAATATCGCTCAAGATGTCATCTTAGATCCCCCCTCTAATATAGAGGATGGGAATTCTACTGTCTCTGAAGGACCTGAGCTTATCCCTGTCAACAAAGGAGGTCAGATAGAAGATGAGGTTTCCAGATTCAGCTCAGCTATCTGGTTTAATAAGATCATGAGTAAGGAAATAGTTCTTGCTGGTTGTGGGGGTATAGGAAGCTATGTTGGATTCCTGATAGGGAGAATGAAACCTAAGAGGCTCATTCTGGTCGATCCTGATAGGGTAGAACTAGGGAACCTATCCGGACAGTTTTACAGTAGTGAAGATGTAGGCATGTATAAGGTGAATGCTCTTGGTACCTTCATTGCGAGACATAGCTCCTTTACTGTCATAGATACGGTGGCAGGAAAATACAGAATGGGTGATTTCACCCGCCCTATTATGATCTGTGGCTTCGACAACATGGATGCAAGGAAGACATTCTATAGTTGTTGGAAAGACGCTGTGATGGCGACAAATCCGGAGGATAGGGGCCAGTACCTGTTCATTGATGGCAGACTTGCAGCTGAAGAGTTTCAGGTTTTTGCTATACAGGGCTGGGATTATCACTCTATGGAGAGATATGAGGAAGAGTGGCTTTTCTCTGATGAGGAGGCTGAGGCCACCCTCTGCAGTTATAAACAAACCTCTTATATGGCTAACATGATTGGGTCTGTTATGACTAATATCTTCGTCAACTTTTGTGCCAATGAGTGTGGTCTGGTTCTACCCCAAGAAGTCCCCTTTATGACCACTTATAGGGGGGATTTCATGGACTTCAAAGTTATACGATAAGGCTATGGCACTTTCCTATCACATTCAAAGGTTTCTCTATGATGCCACTCGCCCTATAGTAGGTCGATATAGTTTTAACTTTGCTTCTTATGCACTGGCACACGGCTATGGGGCCTATCTGATAGCTAGACTCAACCCTGAGGAAGACTATCTTGATATTCCCTGCTGTATGGGCTATGATTTTCAGTCCATACCATTTACAGTGGGCAACCTAGTCTACTCTATGACTAGGCTTTTGCTCACCGAGATAAAGTCTAAACGCACCGTTTCAACTTGTCTTAAATGTATCAATGAACTCCCCATAGGCAGAATAGCAGAAATTGTTACCTCTAAGGGAGAGCGATATTATGGAGCCAAGGGTCTCATCCTTGACCATAATAGGGAGCCTCTGTTAATGGGGGTAGTCCGATATAGACTCAGTGGTCTGGGTGAATATATACCTACCAATTATATCCCCAAAGTTTACATCTCCCCCAAAGTGTTCTCCAATAAGGATATGATTAGCAAGGCTATAATAAAGCATCTCGTTCCTCAGCTTGCTGAGAATAACATCCAGATCCTTATAGAGGCACCTACCCAATTCATAGGAGTAATACCTGGTGGAGCTGCCACCACAGGAGGGAACCTTCTTGTGCAGGAGTTATCTTCTGATATAGTTGGCTTTTTCCTTTCTAATGAATAGGGAGGAGTATTTTGGGGGTTGGCTCAAGGTCATAGACCTACCCATTCTGGACAGGGTGACAGGCATACTGGATAAATTGTATCCAGTGGTGCCTGTATGCCCCCAGAAGAAAGATGTCTTCAGAGCTTTCAGGTCATGCAAGTATGAAGATCTGAAAGTAGTGATGATCGGACAAGATCCCTATCCCCAGAAAGGGGTGGCTACAGGGATCTTGTTCGGTAATCCTCCGAACACGCCTGAGGAGAGGATAAGTCCCTCCCTAAAGGTTATACGTGAGGCAGTACTGAATCCAGAGGTACCTAAAGGGCCAGTAAGATTTGATATCAGTATGGAAAGCTGGGCTCATCAGGGTGTACTGATGATTAACTCGGCTTTGACCGTGGAGATGAACAGGATAGGGTCTCATGTAATGTACTGGAGAGAGTTTCTATGCAAACTACTTATGAATCTCTCCAGATACAGCCCTGGCCTTATTTATGTTCTCTATGGCAATCAGGCCAAAACCTTCAGACCTTATATCAATCAGAACAACAAGGTCTTTGAGGTACCGCATCCTGCATATTTTGCAAGGATAGGACAAAGATTCAAAACTACTCTCTTTGATGACATAAATGTTATACTTAGAGAGAAAAATAACACACAAATAAATTGGTATGACAAAGTACTTTAAAAAGGACAATTCCCTTCAGGAAGTAAAGGTTGGGGATCATGTAACACTTAGCAGAACCCTGCCTGGAGGAGCCACAATGCTCTTTACTGCAGTAGTGAAAACTACAGATGTCTTGGAAACCCTCTATCAGAACGGTTTTCTTCTCAAGGGAGAGATTTCAGATAAGCCTAAGGAGACGCCGGATGGGGAACATGTTCCTACTGTGGGCTTCTTCATAGACAAATTGTCTGCTGCATTGGAGTGGCCGAGAAGGAGGACTGATGCCTTCCTGAACACTCTTCTGCAGATCTACCCGATTACTGCCTTCTCCATCCTCCTGAGAGTAATCGCGGAGCATATGGACGAGAGCTATCCGGACCATATCAAGAATTCCCAGGAATTCTGGTTCATCAGCACTGTTAACGGGCTTCCCTTCAAGGTGCCCAAGGAAAAGGCAATCCCAACCCTTCGCAATGCTGCAGCATTTCGCAGCAAGCAGGAGGCAGAGACGGCCTGTAGAATTCTCGAAAAACTGAGGAAAGAAGTATTCAGTGGCAAATAAGAAGATTAAGGGAGCAGTCTCTGTAGAATTCAATAACATAAAATTCAAGAGCAGACTTGAAAAGGCCTGCTATCAGAGACTCCTTAACTCTGGACTGACCTTCTTCTATGAGCCTGAGAGAATAGTCATTTTCCCAGGGAGAAGACTTGGTAGGGCCACATATTTCCAACCAGATAGCAGGAATAAGAAAAAAGTAGGGGCTGCAATCAAGCCCCTGCTTCCCATTACCTATACCCCTGACTTTCTGGTAGTAGTAGACAACAATTGGTGCTACTTCGATGTCAAGGGCTATGCCAATGATAGATACCCGTTAAAGAAAAAGATGTTTCTTAGCTATCTTGATGAAATCGTCAATAAGAATTGCTATTTCTTTGAGGTCCATTCCGTAGCCCAGATAGATCACACCATCCAGATAATTAAAGAAATGAGAATAACAGACCGAATCAAGGCTCTTATACCTGAGTTACCTGAGAAGGATCGGAAGCTTGCTGATAAGTTCTTCCTTGCAAGAGATTTCCGATCGTTATGGGAGATAGCGCACTCCTGTATTATCTTAGCCCAAAAGAGCAAGGATAAGGAGTCTAAGAAAGGTGCCATATACAAAGACCTTGACCTGGATAAATTACAGACCCTAGAAACAGAGGTAAGTAATTATCTCACGATCCTTGAACCGGATTGGAGAGACGATGAGCCGGAACCTGAGGAGGATGACGTAGCTGATGAAGAGTATTAAGGAACTTTCCTGGAATGTAACTGAGGAAGAGTATAGAGCAGATCCGGCAATAAGCTACTCTACCTTAAGTACGTTTTCAAGAGAAACACAAAGAATCATACCCTTCCTCTTTGATAAGAAGGAGGCGGAGGCTTTACGTTTTGGAAGCCTGGTGGACTGTCTTATGACAGAACCTGAGACCCTCAGAGATAGGTTCTTTATTGCTGATTTTCCTCAAACCAGTGACAAGATCAGTGCCATCTGTAAGAAGGTCTATGAGTTGTCGGGGGGTGTAAGGAATCTTTCAGCTATAGGGGAAGATACTCTGTTAAAGGTGATTCAGGAAGAAGCTTATTATCCTAATTGGAAAGAAAGCACCAGAATCAAGGATGTCCAAACCAAAGGAGAGGAGTATTACAACTTACTATCTCTTGCTGGGGATAAGACAATAATGTCCAGTGAAGACTATGAGAGGGCCAAATCGTGTGTGGACCAACTAAGAAACAATCCATTCACACATGATATATTCTTTGAGAATCCTTTCCAAGAGGACGTAGAGAAGATATATCAGCTCAAGTTCAGAACTGAGACCTTGGCAGAGGTCCCGGTAAGATGTATGATGGACTTCTGTATAGTAGACCATACCAACAAAACCATAAGACCAGTGGATCTTAAGACTACTGGGAAGGATGAGGAGAAATTTGAGGATTCATTTATTCAATGGCTGTATATGTTACAGGGAACTATGTATTCTCAGATCCTTAAAGACATCTTGTCTAAAGATGAGTACTTCAAGGATTTCACCATCCTCCCCTATTGGTTTATTGTTATCAACAGGTTCAATCAAGCTCCTATGGTCTGGGTATTTGACGATATCTTCTGGGAGGGGGATTTCCTAGATTCTGAGACCAATAAGGTACAAAAGGGTTGGAGAAGATTACTTACTGAACTTGTGTGGCATATGAATACTCAGCAATTGGATTATTCATATGATACCTATCAGAGTAAAGGAATCAGACAAATTATGAGGTTAAAGAGATATGAAGGTAATCAAAAGGGACAATAGTATCGAGGAGTATGACAGCTCCAAGATTTTTAAGGCAATCCTCTCTGCATTCAACTCCGTAGGGTGTTGTATAGAAGCCTCTGAGATACACAGACTGATTGAAGGTCTGACTATCAGAGATATGATACCCATTGAGGAGATCCAGGATCAGATAGAGAGAGCTCTTATGGCTGGAGGTTGGTTCCATGTAGCCAAAGCCTTCATAGTGTATAGAGAGCAACATCGAAATGAAAGAGAGCTTGCAGGAATGAAATCCTACATAAGGGATTACATGAAATCCTCTAACGCAGCTACTGGAAGTAAATTCGATGCCAACGCCAATGTGACCATGAAGAATGTGACCACCTTGGCAGGGGAACTTCAGAAAGGTAAGTTCATACAGCTTAACAGAAGTCGTATGAGGGACATGAATATGAAACTCTGGGGACCTGTAGTGGCTAAAGAGTATGATAGGATGTTGGAGAGTCATGAACTTTATAAACATGATGAGACAGCTCCTATCTATCCCTATTGTGTGGCTATTACAATGTATCCGATGCTTCTGGATGGCTTAAGAAAGCTGGGTGGTATTTCCCGGCCTCCTAAGCATTTGAGATCCTTCTGCGGTATCTTTGTGAATATGGTATTTACTATAGCTGCTCAGTTTGCAGGAGCCGTTGCAACACCTGAGTTTCTTCTCTACTTTGACTATTTCTGTAGGAAGGAGTGGGGAGATGACTACTTCAAAAAGTTTGACAATGTGGTAGAGGCAAAAGAAGTAGGTATGGATCCCGGAATCCCGAACTGGGAGGACCCCCAACTTATCTTTGATGCCCCAAGAACCATCGAGAAAGTAATTGAAGATTACTTTCAGAATGTAGTCTACTATCTGAACCAGCCTGCTGCAGCGAGAAACTTCCAGTCAGTCTTCTGGAACATCTCTTACTTTGACAAGAACTACTTCGAAGGTATCTTTGGAGACTTTGTGTTCCCAGATGGTACTAAACCTTCGTGGGAATCATTGGACTGGCTCCAGAGAAAGTTCATGAAATGGTTCAATAAGGAGAGAACTAAGGATCTGCTGACATTCCCCGTAAATAAATCTGCGGCATAGTAGAGTAATCTATTATGAAAACCCCTTTAATTGCTGAAATCTCCTAATAAAGTTAGTATAAAGTTTGGAAATGTAAGAAATTTTACTTATCTTTGTACTAAATTTATGGACAATTAGCAGCTAAGTATTAAATGAATGAAATCTGGAAAGAAATTACAGGCTATGAAGGTTACTTCGAAGTAAGTAATCTTGGAAATTTCAGAAGTAAAGACAGACAGGTGAAATACAAGACAGATGGTCTTAGAAATTATCCAGGGAAATCTTTACTAACTGAAACTATTGCTGAAGGTTATCAAAGAATTGTATTGATGAAGGAAGGAGTTAGAAAAAGGTTCATGTGTCACAGAATTGTAGCACAAGAGTTTGTTCCTAACCCTGAAAATAAACCTTTTGTCAATCATATCAACGGTATAAAAGCAGACAATAGAGCTGAGAATTTGGAATGGGTTAGTCAATCTGAAAATGAAAGACACTCCCATACAGTATTGGGTAATTCTATGAGAGGAAAAACTTATCCTAAACGGGTAAGGTGGGTATTATCTGGATATGTATCTGAATCTATGAGTGAGGTTATACGAATCTTAGGCACAGGTTGTATTGAAGGATTGAAGAAGGCTATTAGAGCTAACAGACCCTATCATGGAAATTACTTTGAGTTTGTTTAATAAAAGTTCAACGACTATCCCGGAAGGGAGTACGCCCAAGTGGGTGGAAATAGGGGGCATCCTATTAGGATGGTGATATAGTCTAAACTGTATAGTAATATACAGAAGTTCGTAAGAGAACTGCATAGAAGTAACGAATCTATGTGAATACATTGAGAAACAATGGCTCTTCTTACCGATGGGGAGGATGTAATAGATAAGGAATACGCTGACTTCACTGCAGAGATGCAATCAGAGGGGCATTCCTTCTTTGTCTATATGTCTGATTCACCAGATAGTCTATCTTCTTGCTGCCGCCTCAGAAACGAGGTACAGGATAACCAGTTTTCTTACTCCCTGGGAGCAGGAGGGGTAGCTACCGGATCTAAATCTGTAATGACCTTGAACATTAACAGGTTAGTACAGGATGCAGTAAGGAAGAAGATCAATCTTAAGGAGTACCTCAAAGAGAAGGTACAGTTGGTACATAAGTTCCAGACCTCTTATAATGAACTCTTGAAGGAATTCTATGAGGCTGGTATGCTGACTGTGTACAATGCAGGATTCATAGATCTTAAAAAGCAATACCTTACCATTGGTGTCAATGGTGTGGTAGAGGCAGCTGAATTCCTAGGTATCAAAGTAAGTGATAATCCTAAATATAGAGAATTCATTCAGGCGATCCTTGGTACTATATCAGAGGAGAACAAGAAGGCTCGTACAAAAGAGCTTATGTTCAATACTGAATTTGTGCCTGCTGAAAACCTTGGAGTAAAGCATGCAAGATGGGATAAAGAAGCAGGTTATGAAGTTCAAAGAGACTGTTATAATTCCTATTTTTACGCTGTTGAAGATAATTCTCTCAATATTCTTGAGAAGTTTAGGCTTCACGGGAGGGAGTACGTAAAGAATCTTGATGGAGGTTCAGCACTTCATATGAACTTGGAGGAACACCTCGACAAGGATCAGTACAGGAATCTTTTGAAAGTTGCAGCAAGAGAAGGTACCAATTACTTTACATACAACATTCCCAATACTATTTGCAATAATTGCGGACATATCGACAAGAGGTATCTTAAAGAATGTCCTGCATGCGGAAGCAAAAATATTGACTATGCTACCAGAGTGATTGGTTATCTCAAGAGAATCTCCTCCTTCTCGGAGGCAAGGCAGCAGGAAGCAAACAAAAGATTTTATTACAATGACAATCAAAACAAGGTTTAATATAGGGGATAAGGCTTTCTTTCTCCATGAAAACAAGGTGCAAAAGGGGGTTGTCAATCATATCTATATACATGTTGACCGTCAAGGAGCTGCTCCATATGCTTATTACAGTCTGACCTCTCCTATAGGGGATACCAGTATATCTGAAGATAAGCTATTTGCTACCAAGGAGGCCCTTCTTATTTCTCTATAAGATGCTTAAATATGTAGACACAGACGTTACCTTTCAAGAGGTACCAGGAGAAACCACTCTTTGTATAAACATCTCGAATTGTCCCTGCCATTGTGAAGGATGTCATAGTCCTCACCTGGCAGGGAACATAGGGAAACCCTTAAATGAGGCAAGTCTTCAGTCCTTGTTAATACTCAATAAGGGAGTAACCTGCGTCTGCTTTATGGGCGGGGACTCCTCCCCAAAAGATATAAATCGACTAGCTTGGTGGGTGAAGCATACAAGCTATCAAATTAAAAGAGAGGAGCCCCAACTAAAAGTAGCCTGGTATAGCGGTAGACAGGAACTATCTGATAAGATCAATCTTAATTATTTTGATTTTATCAAAGTCGGCCCTTATATCCAGGGGGCAGGGGGACTGAATTCAACTACTACTAATCAGATTTTCTATGAGGTAGTCCATCCCAACAATACTCTTAAAGCAATAACTTACAAATTCTGGGTAAATGAAATTGAAAGTAAAAATCAAAAGGATTAATGGGGCCAGATGGATTCCTGAAGTGAGAGCTCAGGGAGACTGGATAGACCTTCACGTTCAGAAAGATTATCATGGTCAAAGGGGGGATCTATTTCTTCTCCCTCTGGGGATAGCCATGAAATTACCTAAAGGTTTTGAGGCAGAGGTAGCCCCCCGAAGCAGCACACCTGATAAATATGGATTCATCATGCCTAATAGCATAGGTATAATTGATAACTCCTATTCAGGTGACCAGGATGAGTGGAAGTGCCCTGCCTTATTCTTTAAGGAAGGGATAATTCAAGAAGGTTCCCGAATCTGCCAGTTCAGAATCACCTTATCCCAAAAAGCATCCTTATGGACTAAGCTCCTTTGGTTGTTTTGCAGTGGCGTGAAATTGGTAGAGGTAGACCACCTCGATGAGCATAATCGGGGTGGATTCGGCTCTACAGGCCAGAGGTAGTTTTGCCTCGTAAAAGAAAAAAAAACAAAACATGACAGGAACTTTTATATTTATTGGCATCCTACTCCTTATAATTGTAGGAATGATAGTCTCCCTTAAGAAGGGGGTATTGGTGATGAACAATCCCAATCAGTCTATTCCTATAGAATATGAGGTACTGACGGACCATAATATACCGTTAATAACTCTCACTGCCGGTAATAACCGGAAATATACATTCATAGTAGACAGTGGGGCTTCTGATAATTATCTCAACAAAGCTGTACTTGCAGAAATAGCGGGGGATGTTACCCCCTCTATCAAGGGTAAGTTCTACGGTGCAGATGGGAAACCCCGTATAACTGAAAGCTATGAGCTGCTCTTTACATACAGAAGGGCAAAATACCTGGACACTTATCTGGTAACAGATCTGTCCGCTATGGTAGAAAACCTGAAAGAGGATATCAAACAGGAAATCCATGGAGTACTAGGAGTCAGTTTCCTGAAAGCTCATGGAATGTCTGTTGACATCAACAGGATGATCGTATGGAAAAAATTATAGATCTCAAATCCAGAGACTATAACAACTATCTCAAAAGGTGGGAAAAGGCCAATGGGGAGGAATCGACGACTTATCTTCTGAAAGTTGAACATCCTTCTCTTCTGGTCTCCACCAATGAGGTAGGAAGACATTTGTCTATAGAACCAAGGGGTGGCCCGGTTTTGAGAGTTGGGGAAACACTGGAAGGTGTTGGTGAGGTGGCCTATATAGACTATGTCTTAGGTTACGGATATGTTATAACTTTCAAAGAATGAGGTATGTCATAACTGGTGAAAGGAATCTGTTTGAGGACAGCGACAAATATACTTTCATATCAATAGAAGAGGCCTTGTCACTTCTGGAGCCGATGAGAGTAGTAAGTCTTGATACTGAAACTGAGGGCTTTGATGTATATACTAAGAGATTGCTATCTGTGCAGTTAGGAAACTTTGACACTCAGATTCTTATAGATTGCAGGTCTATAGATATCAGGGTGCTTAAGGATTTCCTTGAGTCGGACAGGCTTTTTATCTTAGTCAATGCTAAATTTGACCTCAAATTCTTCCTTCACAAAAGAATAGTTATCAGAAATGTCTATGACCTATTTCTGGCAGAGAAGATTTTATATCTGGGATTTCTGCCAGGTCAGCCTGCATTGGGTCTCAAAGATATGGCTATCCGTTATCTTGGGATAGAACTCGATAAATCTATTCGTGGTAAAATCCACTATAGGGGGCTATCTGAGGAAGTCATAGTGTATGCTTGCGATGATGTAAAGTACCTTGAGTCCATTAAGGCTATTCAAGAAGAGAAACTCAGAGAGAAACAGTTACTTACTGCAGTAGATATTGAAAATCATTTCGTACCTGTACTCGCTTATATAGAGTATTGCGGTGTGAAACTGGATATACCAAGGTGGCAAAATAAGATGAAAAATGACACCTTACGATATGAAGAAGCTAAGAAAGAACTAGATGACTGGATCATAAACTATGCTGATAGTCATCCAGAGCTGCCTATATCCACAGTAAGAATCGTACAATTGACTCTCTGGGATTCTGAAAATGGAAACAGTCTGGACCTGGGGTACCAACGTTACCAGATACGGAAAAATAAGGATGCTCGAAGAATCCCTGCCAAAGATATAGTCACTGATACTGTCAAAACAGAAGCATGGGCTATCCCTAATAAGAATCCTTGGGTCCTAAGACAGGTACAGGCAGATCTATTTTCTGAGACTCCTCCTGCCAAATGTCTGATAAAATGGACATCTAATGCTCAGGTAATACCAGTGTTGGAGGCACTAGGTTTCGATTTATGGGTCAAGGACAAGGAGACGGGAGAGATGAAGAAATCCATAGAGGCAACTGTGATAGAGCCCCAAAAGGATAAATCTCCCTTTGCTTCTCTCTATCTTGAATTCAAAGCTGCACAGAAGATTGTCTCCACCTATGGACAGAACTTTTTGGATCAGATAAATCCTGTATCTCACAGAATTCATACTCAGTTCAATCAGCTCATGGATACAGGACGGCTCAGTTGTGGCGGCACGAATAAACAAACAAAGGAGAAGTATCTCAACTTGCAGAACCTACCCAATGATAAGGAAACCAGGGCCTGTTTCATTGCATCCCCAGGTAACACATGGATATCTATTGATTATAGTGGTCAGGAATCAGTTATTATTGCTGAGGTATCACAGGATCCTAAGATGATTCATGAATTCCTTCATGGCAGTGGGGATATGCACTCTCTGGTTGCTAAGGCGGCTTATCCTGAGATTCTAAAAGATGTAGCAACAAAAGATGTAAAAAGGCTTTTCCATGAGCTTCGTAATGACGTTAAAAGTCAGGTAGAGTTTCCTATAAACTACGCAGGAGACTGGAATACCATTCATCAGCATTCCGGAAAGCCTATTGAGGAGTGTAAGAGAATCTATGACAACTACATGAGAGATTTTGTTGGTGTTAAGAAATACCAGGATTTCTGTCGTAAAGATGTCATGGAGAAAGGCTACATCCTCCTGAACCCTTTGACAGGACATAGGGCTAACATCTATGACTTCCCCATACTTACTGGTATCAGGGCTAGACTGAATCAGGACTATTGGCCAGTTTATAATAACTACAAAGGTAGCGAGCATAAACTTGTTCCCACCTCTGTGCTAAGGCAACTCTATGAACGGTTTGCTCAGGGTGAAGATCTTGACAGCTTGGCTGGTGACTATGAGTACACAGTGAAGACAGCTACATCTACAATTACGAAAAGCTATAGACTATCTATGGCAGATGTCTTTGTTCATCCCGTAAAATATTACTTCCGAAGAAAGTCCAGCTCTGAGAAACAAAGTGTAAATTATAGAATCCAAGGTACAGGGGCTCTTTGCTTTAAGATTGCTTCTATCAAGTTTTATAACTATCTTCTGGAAAAAGACTTGTTATTCAAGGTACTATATACAGTACCTGTCCACGATGAAATTAACATCGAGGCTCCTGATGATATAGCTAAAGAAACAGAGGATGCACTTATGAAATGTATGGTAGATGCTGGTAAGATATTCTGTAAAACCGTACCTCTTAAGGCAGAGGCTGCTGTAGGAAAGCATTGGATTCATTAAAGAGAACAAAACATGCTTATAGGAATTTCAGGCCACAAACAAAGTGGCAAGAATACTGTAGCTTTGATTTGGCAGCTCCTGGCATTTTGGGTAACACCAAGATACCGGGAGCTTATCAAAACCAAGTATATCCTGGATACTGACTATGTACTAGCCTGCCTGAAGGGGCAAGAGTATTATAGGGCTTATAGTCACTATTTCACCTGGGAACAGAAATCTTTTGCCTACAAGCTGAAGAAGATGATATGCACCCTTACCGGATGTACTATGGAGCAACTGGAAGACCCTGATTTCAAAGCCTCGGATGTCCCCTATACATGGACAAAGAGTGCTCTGGATATCTCTACTTACAGGGAATTGTTGCAGAAACTCGGCACAGAGGTCTTCCGTAAGACAGTCCATGAAAATATCTGGGTAGACCTTCTCTTTGAGGACTGGGATCCCTTGGAACCCATAGGAAAGGCTAACTGGCTCGTAACAGATGTCAGATTCAAAGAAGAGGCAGATGCTATTAACCAACGAGGGGGCACTCTTATCAGGATTACCTCTGGATCCAAGGTATTAGAGGACTCCCACTTATCTGAAAATGATCTGGAAGATTATCCCTACTTTCAATATTATATTGATAATTCGGGTACTCTAAAAGATCTGATAGAGCAGGTTAGGGGGATTATGATGAAAGAGGGGGCACTATGAACAGTTGCGATGGACTCTTGCTCCGCTTAGGGATTAGTGCCCTTATTAATATAGTCTGTACTATTCTAGTATCCGTTGGAATAGTACTATACTGTATTTGGGAAGAAAATAAGAAGAAATAACATGATTGAAATCATAAAATATGGGGCTCACTGGTGTGGTCCTTGTTGGGCTGTAGAGACTCTGTTAACAAGACTGAAAAAGGAATATCCTGAAGTCCCTATCAGGTCTGTAGATATAGATTCTCCTGAAGGAGAAGAAGCCTGTAGAGACTATAAAATTTTTACTATACCTACTATAATAGGTTTTGTAAATGGGCAGACAGCAACAAGAATTTCAAATGTACCTACATATGAGGCTTTAAAAGAACTCATATCAAGTCTGAGATCTATTGAGGCTGAAAAGGCAGCCACTACCTCAAGTCATGGGTAGTAATGGTAATTATCCTCCTGGAGCTCAGCATGACCCTGCAGCTCCTTGGAATGAACCTAAGAAAGTCCTTAAAAAAGTAACAGTTAGTGTTACATACAGCCAGGAGGTTGAAGTAGAGGTATGGGAAGGATCTTCCATCCAGGACATTGGGGTTGAGGTTAGGGAACAGATTATGCTTCCTAAGACAGCCTGTGCTGCATTTGCCCCAGTAATGCATGGGAAGATAAAAGAGACACTCCTTGGTTGGATAGAAGATGATTTCGCAGTAGCAGAATAAAATTATGAAAGAATTAAGACCTGAATCTGATAAGGCCCTGAAGATTATAGCTGACTTCTGGGCTAAGGAAGATCCGAAATGGGTGGTTACAAGGGACAATGTATATGGGTACCTAATCGAGCATGAGGAAGTTGCTACTGGTGATATAGAAGAACACAGACACTGGTATATACAACAAGTCATATTCAAAGTGGGAAATCACTACATACGTGCAAGTATAGCCAAGACTACCACTGATTTCTCCGCTATCGAAAGCGGGTGGGATTTTGATCCCAACAGTATGGCTGAGGTATTTCCTGTCAAAAGATGGGTCACTCAGTATATAACAGAAGCTGAATTGGAGGGAAGATGAAACTGATCAAGCCCTATGCTGAGATTTGGGAACAAGGCCCTGACCTGGGAGATATGCTAAGGCATATTGAAAGATGCGCCAGGGTCTGTTACAAATCAGAAGACTACATCAAGGAAGGTACTGCAGAAAAGATGGTCAAGATGCTCATAGACAGAGGACATACCGCTATGCTTGAGCATGGTACTGTCTATTTAACTCTTCCAGAAAACTCATATGGGACAGAGATACATCATCATTACATATGCAATCCCTATGCTATAAGCAAAAGTGACGACTTAGGGAGAGTATATATAACAACCAATTACAGAGTTCTCATAGAAAATGACTGGGTTAATGATATAAATTACTATTGTGAACCTACAAAGTTTCATGAGAAGAGAATTACTGTAAAGTTTGTATGTGACCGAGGAATTTCCCATGAATTAGTACGCCATAGAGTATTTTCCTTTGCTCAGGAGAGTACAAGATACTGTAACTATTCAAAGGATAAGTTTGGTAACGAAATTACTTTTATTATCCCTTGTTGGTTTGATATCCCTGAGGGTAAGTATGTAAATATGGCCAAGCAAAGTAAAGAGGACGGGGAATGTAAACAATTGTTGGTACATGAAAATGCTGTAGATGTATATCCGCTGACTACTACAAAAGAGGGAAGGTTTATATGGAATGTTTTATGGGCAGAACATGATTACTTTGATCTCCTTACTTATCCTGATTATACTCCTCAACAGGCGAGAGCTGTACTTCCTAATGCTCTTAAGACAGAGGTCTGTATGACAGGTTTCCTGAGAGATTGGGAACATTTCTTTGAACTCAGATGTGATAAAGCAGCTCATCCTCAGATGAGGGAGCTTGCTATTCCTCTTAAAGAAACTTTCCAGAAAGAAGGATTAATAAAGTAGCTATGTGGTGGCAAGGAAAGGAGTATCTCACCAATGATGAGATATTAGAGGCATTGGGGTTGAATCTTGAATCAGACCGTGACCGGCTGATCAATTCGATTCTGATAAGCCTGAAATTAGTAAGGCTCAATTCACAACAATCAACATCAGACTTTTCTGGTGATAGCATATTTAACTTCGTCTTGGCTTTACTAAGATCCAGGGGACTGATCTCTTTTACTTTAACAGGAGGTTATGTACTTAATCTTAAGAAGGAGTTTTGGGATCGTCCATAACAGAAAAAGGGGTAGGACCTAAATCCTACCCCTTATTTTTTTACAAGACTCCTTTAAGAACATCTTGTAGTCTGCTAATTCTTATCATAGAATTTTAAAGCCTCCTCAGGATAAAGCTGTCTTATCACAGTGTTGGCGTTAAGTACTATAGGTGATTCCATAAGTAGCTTATGTGCCCTCGACCTACCTTCATATCTTCCTGAAGCTACCTCCGTGACATAGTTTTCAGGATTTATTAGGCCGAATAGACTTGATACCCTTTCAAGTGTTTTTGTAGCAGCTATAGGCGACTTAACTATGTTGTTTGCTTCACTGAACAATCTTGTAGAGGGAGTGACTGCACCCACCTCTGTTTGCATCCTCCTCAACTCATAAAGTATAAAATTCTGTAACCAATTCTTGTCATCATCCTCCCAGGTATTTGATAACAAGTTATAAGACAGAATAATAAGCCCTAGCTGAGCCATCTCAGTAATTGCCCTCTTAAGGTTATATTTCTCAGTATCTGTAAGATTACCTGCAGCCAGAGCTATATTACCGGCCCTAAGCTCAGATCCTATGTTCTTAAGCACTCTGAAAAGGGTTCTGTAATAGCCCTCACTTTCCTCATCCATCAGTACATCATAAGTAGACTTCTGCATTCTTCTGTTCCATGATGGAACCATCCAGGATCTATATAGAAAAGCCAGCTTACCTATCACTGTTTTCTTAGCCATATTCATGTCCTGACTATTCATCATACCAATGATCTTATGATTGAGTCTAGTGACTTTATTCCTGAACTTTTGCAGGTCTGTTTGTGTAAACTCCCTGCCCTCTGAGTCCTTTAGACCCTCCCTTAGTATAAGTCTATATCCCTTATCAGGATCATTACTATCCACTGGAACCTTCTCAAGTGAATCCCATAGACTTACCTCTTTACCGGAGCTGTCTGTCAATTTAGTATTCTTAGCCAGAGCCAATGCTGACCTGGTTTTGATCCAATAGTCCCCTGCACCGAGCATAAAGAGCATAGTCTTCATTGAGAACAATCTTGATAAAGCTCCCTTAGCAATACCCTTATCCCTGAATGCACCAAGACTTTCCTGATCAATATCCATCAGTTCATTGAACAACCCTATCTTAGAGCTTTTAATTCTAAAGGGCAGTTCTCCTACTATTGATGGTAACTCCTTGAGGAACTCCAAATCAGCAGAGGCCAATTGAGATTTAGTGAAGTATTGACCGGCTATGGCCTCAGTATTTTGAAATATAACACCTGTGCCGACGTTAGCTACACCAAGCATAAGGTTGAATCCCATATCCATCATGGTTGAAACCTTGTTGAGGAGACCAGCTGTCTTCATGGCAGATACCCCACTCTCCTGTACCTGATCGCTCTCATTAGAGGTTTCTCCATACATATTGGTATTGATCATGTCTTTCCACCTCTTATAGGCATTGCTAGCTGTACCTTCCTTTAATAAAGTTTCATCCAGATCTATACCCTTCATCTTGTCAAAGACAGCCTTCACTTGTTTACCCCCTCTGATAACTCCTACCTTCCTTTGTTTCATGATATTGTCACCGATGTTGACTACATCCTCCAGTTGTCTCAGGTGGTGATATCTGTTTGCCATGGCAGCATAGGCAAGAAGTGCGCTTACTCCATCCATGGACAAAGACCTGGGATCTTCAAGAGTTTGGGTATATAAGATGGGAATAGTCCTTACCAGCTCTCCCGAAATGTTCAGGTATCCTTTAGAGAAGGCTGACTGACCATCATCGACACGTCTCATAACCTGATCTAAAGCCCCATCCTTTATCTGCTTCATAAGATCTTCTACAGACCCTGATCCTGCAAGCCTCTCTATAAAATCCTTACGCACTGCCACAGCCCTATATAGATCCCTCTTACTTTTAGGGAGAAGTTCCTCAAGCTTCTTCTTCAGTTCCATATACTTCTGATAGAACTTCTTCTCAGGAGCAGATAATCTGTCATAACTACTGCTGGTAAAGGATTCTACAGGATGAGAGGCCTTCCACTCATTCAGTTTCTTCCTGAAATCAGGGAGATTCTGATATTCAGATACAGCAGCCCTATAAGCACTTGTATACCTGTCCATAGCAAATGGAGTGACAAGTCTTCCTGTAGGAACTCCCTGACTGTCCTTTTCATAGAGGAATTCAGTATTTTTGATACCGGCGTCTTTCAGCTCTTTCCAAGCCGCCATAAGGTCCTTTTCAATATCCAGAGTATCCTGATAAGCCTGGCCAATCTTATTCCTGATAGCCAGATCGACTATCTTGGCAACTATATCTGTACTCTCAGCCATACCGTTCATCCACATTTCAGCAGTACCTATATCAGTAGGAAGATACTTTATAAGATCAGCCAGCTTGTAGGTACCTTTCCTTGAACCAGTCTTAATCTCAACTATTTCAGAGCCATATACACTTACAAGGAACTTATGGAAGGTATCTTCCATTTTCTCCCTTATCTTTATATTTGAATACTGGAGCTCCTGAAGCAGAGGATTAAGTAAATCTATAATATGATCTCCTCTGGTATCTTTGAAGTCCTCCTTTAATTCAAGAAAGGTACTCTTGACATCTTCCAAAGCAGCAATATATGAGGATGTATAGGATAGTACATTGCTCAGCAGTCTTGCTCTTCTTTCTATGGACTCATCATCAGTCATATTATCAATCATCTCCACCATTTTGGCAGAGTGTCTTGAAATGTCCCTCATATATTGAGTCACTCCAGTAAGAACCTGGCTCTTATTGTAGGCAGCCTGTAAAGTGTTCAGAACCTTGGTCTGAACTTCCGTACCTATGCTGCTACCCCTGTTCTGCATTACCCTTAGCTTGATCTGGGCCTGTCTCATGAGCCTTTTCAGAAGTTCCAATTCTTTACTGGTCTTGGCATCTATCTCATAATATGCACCTTCCTTTGTAACAATCCTATCTGAAAGCTTCTTATTATACTTACCTGCCAGAGCATCTTCAGCTATAGTCAAAGAAACACCCTTGGCATTTGCAACTATTCTGTTAATGTCAGTCAGTGGTATCTTAGAAAATATCCTGCTAGCGAGCTTTTTCACCAGGTCAGTGAGTCTGGTCAGAATAGATCTCTCACCCCTGTTCAAGCCCTTGTCCTCAAGGGACTCTGAGAGTAATTTGGCAGCAGCCTCCTTTACGAGTTTATCTTCAGACTTATATAAGTCTCTATAGGTCTGATACTCATCTCCCAGTACTTTCTCAACCACCCCTGGAGTTCTCAGGTAGCTCAGCAGCCTTCTTACAGGGGGCTCATCTACGCCGCTTATAACCAGATGGGCAAACTCTTCTGGTAGAGCTTTGAGTCCCTCCCTGCCAGATGCCAATCTTATAACCTCTCTTACCCCATTTGCTACTGCATCAGTATCAAATACACCTGACACTCCAAGATTTCTTTCATACTCTGTAAGGGACCCTATAGAGAATCCTGCTTGATGTAGGATATCTTTCAATTGGTCCATAAATTTAGCATACTGTGGGGACAAACCGTCCCTTCCTGAGAGTTCAGCAGTCCAGTAGATAGGAGCTGTAGCAGAGGAATGTTCTATTGGATTCATATAAAGAGTACCCTTAAATGGGTTAACTCTATTAAAGCGCTCTACCATTATATCCAATTCCCCCCTAGTTCTAGGTTGTTCCAGATTCAGTTCCTTATTCAAGGTCTTTGCTACTTTGTCTATATCTGAAGACTCTCTCAGCTCCTTTGACATAGCTAGGACAGACAGCAGGGTAGGCTCCCCAAGATTATCAAGGGGGACACGTGACAGTATCTTGCTCTCGAAATCTTCCGTTTGGGTTTTGCCATATATCTTGTCGGCTGTTTCCCGGTCAGTAATAGACAGCAAGCCCCTATAAAGCCTGCTGTCTACTATCTTACCGTCACTATTTCTTACTTTACCGAAATATTTACATTTCATATTATAGATTTTTACATACATCCAGCTCTGGCATAGAGTCCAGATTCTCTTCAAGTACCCTTTCTATAGCGTCGAAGTCATAATCACTTAAGCCTTCTAGTCCAGACTCAGAAAGGGCTTTCTCTGCCCCATCCAGATTCTCTATATCGAAAGGTACAGGATCATCAAATTCAAATCCTTCATAGGTATCTGTCTCAGGAAGAGCATCTGTCTCAGTGTTAGCTAACGGGTCTCTCTCCTCTACAGTTTCTACAGGCCCGGCAAGCTCTATGAATTCCTCAATAGTCTTGCCATAAGCATATATGGACTGACCTACTGGTATGGGCTTTACCTTCTGATAAAAGGGAATGACTGTATCATTTCTTACTACTTCTTTATATTTGACATATATGTCCGTACTTTTATCATTGATTACCTTGAATGCCCCTGGGGCCATACCGTCTGCAGGATAAAAGGTCTCTTTCAGATCATCTGATAATGAATCCAACATCACTGGGTTCAGCATGAAGCTATCAGTCTCATCAGCTGTGGCTATCAATACTTGCTCAGGGTTACTTACCACAGGTACAAGATTATTTGAATCTGCATTGTTAAGATAGAACTGAGGCATAAATCCTGCAGTGTCTGAATAGGCATTGGCTTCAATATCCTTCAGGGAGTCAACATACCCAGGTAATAGTAACTGTGCCTCTAAAGGAGCCAGATGAATAAATGAATTGGGGGCAAACTTCACTCCATAAGTATAAGCACAGTACCTGAGAAGATCCAGTCCTAGTTTCTTATATGTAGGGCTATCCGACATAACAAGTCCTCTCCAAGCATCTGTAAATCTCTCTCTGGCTATGGGGTTAATAGCACCTCCGTCTTCAAGACCAATAGTACCATTACGGGTCTTTGTCAGATTTTTCAGCAGATAGTTATCTCTTAGCTCAGGATCACTGTTAGATATCTCTACAAGTTCCCTTTCAAAGGTACCGTCTGCAAATCTGGCTCTATCGGTTATAGGGAAAGCCCTTTCTGACAATAGGTATTCCATAATGGATCTATTGATATTGGTAATCTCCCTATTAGAGAGCTCTTTTCTGGCTGAAGCTATTCCTATGTTATTCCTTATCGAAGAGAAATAGGGATTTAACTGAGGATAATAGTTTCTAAGCATGCTGATAGCCCCTCCATAACTCAAACCATACATTGCCTGTATATACTTTACTACAGGGAATGCTTCCATTTTCAGGCTATTCAGGGCATCCTGTCCTGAATAGACTTCCATGGTAAGTCTTGGAAGATTGATAAGCTTGGGCCTTCTATAGAAGTTCTCCACCCTCACACTTTCAGAATAGATTGATTCCACACTTACTGAAGGAGCCGAGCTAGCAGAGTCATATCTTGAGACAGATACATAGTCAGACAGATAATCTCCTATTGTAAATACCCTTCCCAGGTTCTCAAGCACCTTTAACTGTGTCTTATAATATGCCTTTGCATCCGACTTCTTCAGATCAGTCAGACTATCTACCAGCTCACCTGAGGTCAGGGAGGTATCCAAGGTATTAAGATCCACATTCATCTGCCTGGCCAGTTTGTTCTTATATTCTATCAGAAAGGATGTAAGAGGTTTCTTCTTACCAGACTTTTCATACTCTGAGAGGGTACCTTTAAAAGCAGGCTGATTGAACAGTAGGCCTATTTGTACTGGGCTGAAGCCAGATCTCACCATTGCCATTATAGCGTTGATAGTATCCATATTGGCTCCTAAACTGCCCAGTACTGGGTCCTTGGCATTATCTACAACAGCTGCAAGGTATTGTTTAACAGATAGATAGGTATTTTTAAAGTTAATCTGTCCAAATGGCTGGTTATCTATGCTAAAATGATAGTTCTTATGTATTGCACTAGGATAGTCTCTAAGGAGTACTGCATTTGATGACTGATTAGCAATCATTGGGATAAGATTCTTACCGGCCATGTTTCTCATGGCACTGTTGAGGTTACTTATAAATGATGCTATGCCACCTACATCGGAGCTTGACCTCTCAGCCAGAGACTCAAGATCTTTAGTACTCATCTTCTCAAGGATGGCAAGATTCTTAAACTTCTTCTCTATAGAAGGATTTGTGAGAATCTCTACTATTCTGGCAGCTCTCTTCTGCTCCTCAAAATTGGAGAAGATAAGCATATCCTTCGAATATTCCCTTGAAGTTATGGCCTTATAGATGAGATCGAAGTATTGATTATCCCTGCCTTGCTTACCCTCAGTTACCTCAACCATCCCCTCAGCGGTACTCTTAAAGGCCTTCTTATAGAAGAACAATTTATCCACATCGAGGTCAGAACCGGTAAGGGGAAATACAATCGGATTGGTTATGATTGTACCTCCTGCAGATACAGGTAGGAATCCCTTGATCCTTAGAGGTATAACTGAGTTAGCCCCCTCAGAAGGAATTCTGAAAGCGATGATTCTCCTCATTTCCTCCGGTACTATGGGGTTCCCCTTATCATCTACTGCATCTATATCGAGACTTCCATCAGGACCAAGCAGAGCTGGGATTAACTCCTTATATGTAGCAGGCATCAAACATTCTATATACTCAATGGAGCCATCCTCCCTGAATTTTACCTCCAGAGATTCTGCACCCTCTATCTTGAGCTGATTCTGTCCTAAGGATGAGGCCTGAATGAGGGCACCCCCCGCAATCATTTGCTTGGAGATCTGCTTAAAGGGAGCTATAACTCGTGGGGCTATTACGCCATCAGTAAGAGGATTACATAAGGGAATAGGTATCTCCCCATTCAGATTAGGTGTAACCGCCTTGATAGTATCCAGACTTGATCTGTTGTCCTCCCTCAGGGAATCAGCTATCATACTATAGAGGTTTCTGGGCTCATTATATAGCCTTTCAAGATCCTTATACGAGTCCTTGACTGATTCTATAGTCAGTTCGTCTACGATCTGTCTATCCTCAGGAGACATATAGGACAGAGTGATTCTTTTCATCTGTACCGCTACATTGGTCTCTGCATCCAGATAGTGCGGAGGAGTCTCTTGCTGGATTCCAAAACCTCTGGAGTCTATTCTATACAGAAAACCATCCCTTGGCTTTCCATCTCTCACAAACTGATCCCTAAGATTATTTGATACCTCTTTGCTGGTCTGTCCTTCTATTTTAAGTCTCCCCTCCATACCTACCTTTACAGCAGATTCAAACTGAACCATATCCAGGTTCTGCTCATTCATAAAATCAAGGATACCTTGTAGTTTGGGATTGCTCCTCACCATCGAAGGTATAAGAACCATGATAGAGTTCTTATTTTGGTAGGGTAACGGCATAACCGGGGCTTTATTACCATTTGCCATGTCTATCTGGGTATAAACAAACGGCTTGATAATCTGGAATATAGCAGTAGCTTCTTCAGCTGTAAGAGGAGCCTGGTCTTTGTTAGTTAGCTTTTGATAGACAGACTCATATCTATCCGTCCAAAGTTCAGGAGAGGAAGATTTCATGATATTCCTATAAGTATCCAAGGTCATAAAGGCCTCACCGTCGGTTTCATTGATAGCCTGCATGCTCTCCATAAGCCTGTCCCTGATATCGGAGTTGATTTTGCCGTCAGCTATAAGGGAGTTATATAGAGCAATCATGGAATCCTTGTAGGTATCAGGTACTACCGACTCTACATCCTCCACTATGGCCATTTTAAGCTCTGGAAGTACATCCTGGTCCATCTTTCTGGTAGCAGCATACCACTCCTTACCTCTTTTATAGAACTTTACATCAGACCCATAGAACTGAGGAGTAGTAGTCAGCATCTGCATCAGATAGATGTTGGCCAGATAGTCATTCCAAAAGAAATGGTTCAACTCTTCTTTAAGAGGACTCTTGAAATTCAGTTGGGATGAATCAAGATCAAGGTTCTCAGCTATCTTATCTAAAGCTGTCTTTACTCTTGTAACCTCGGATTCAGGAGTGGTTATGGTGATCTTATCAGCATCAGATAAGGCTCGCTGTATTTCAGGATCATTCAATAGGTCAGGATTGACAACTCTTATAGCATTGCCGAATGTTGCAAGAGCCTTCTTAAAAGCTGCCTCACCAGTAGCTGACTTCTTGAACTTGCCTACATTATCTGAGAATACACCATTGTCCTGTAGAACCTCCATAAAATGTTCGAACTCCCTGGATACTATTGGTTTTAATACCCCCTGTATCCAATCAGACAGCGCCTCTCTGTCACCTTGCAGCTCTTTATATCTCTGCAGGAAATTCTTACCATCTTCTCTATAATAGTTGAGCTGAGGAATGAAGGTGAATTCAGGTTTGCCATCATAATACTTTATAAAGGGTATATCCTCTCCAGCTTCTCTTCTTCTAGCCCTGTCGTTGATATCATTTATCTTGATAATCTCCTGATATACTACATTTTCAAGATTGCTCAGGATCTTCTCCTGGTAAGTTACAATATCATCCGAGTCATATCTTGGTGCCTGCATATACAGAACAGTCGTGGCATCTGACATAGTAGGCATCATATAGCTGGAGTAGGCAGGCCTGGCTTTTCTTTTATCTACAAAGGAGCCGAATTCTGATAGAGCTACTTCTATGTGGTCTGCAACTGTCCACTCAGAGTATACCTTACCCTTGTCATTATGGAGTACATTCTTATAATAGAAGTTCTCCCTCATATGTGATCTTCCTGGCTCAGCCAGTATATTCAACCAGTCATTATAATATCTTCCTGTCTCAGTATTGAAGAAGAACGGATATTTTTTGAAATGGTCATTCAAGTAACTCTCATAATCAGTGTGTATACCCTCTACCATATCTGATATGTAGCTGGGCAGTACATATGAGAATCTTGATTTATTACCTATCCTGATACCATTCTCGGTAGACTGTTCCATGAATCTGAAATTATCTGCCAGATCACTGAAGGCTTTATTGTACTTCTGCAACAGTTGGGAGGTATCCTGAATATCCTTATCCTTAGCTACCTTAGAAAGTAATGTCTGTAATGGATTCCATATCTTAGACAGGGGGTTTATCCTATCCATGTTAGCTTGGATAAGATATTCTATATCTCCCTCAAGTACTGGGAAACCAAGAGCATTGTAACCTTTAGTCAGCAGGTATACTATAGTATCCATGTTCCTCTGATCTCTCAGATAGTCCTGATATTCTGTAGCTCTTGATGAAGTATAGCCCTTCATCCCCTCTGTAAGATCTTTATTAAGAGAGGCCACCTTTGTCCTGTCTACTTTTGAGGATCCGTTATAAACAGCATCCTTATTTATAGTAAACCCAGACAGCAGATTCTTCTTTACAGTTCCCAGGAAAGCTCTTACAGAGTTATTCTTATTTAATGTAACTGCATCCTTGCTCTGTGTAATTACGTCAAAGGGCATGAAAGCCTTACTTACATTACTGAATATTGTAGTAGCCAGATCATTATCATCTATCAATCTATCTACGACACCTCTTAGCCATGGGTATATAGGTATATTCTCACTTAACCTGTCTATCAGCTCAGAACTGCTCTTTGTCCCAGCTGCCAGTTCTACTATCTTTGCATAAGTGAAGTCGGGTTCCAGATACCTTACCTGATAAAGGTCATCAATGTATAGTACCCCCTGATCATCCATCATCGGTATAGTAGAGAGAAAATGTCTTGCCAGGGCTGTAAGAGATTCATATCCTGATATAGTGGTAATGTCCAAACCAAAGTGTTCCTTAGGATTGTTCTCTACATCCTCCTGAGACTCTATATCTGCTATCTTCAGGCCTTCCGATCTTCTTAATCTTCCTCTGGCAGCACTTATAAGATCCCAATAGAACCTGCTTATCTTATCATAAGAATCCTGTATATATCTTGCTTCATCTTCTACTTCAGCTTCATTGTACTCAGGATGATTTGCCTGAACAGCTTCTCTTATAGCTTCGAAGTTATCGTATTCAGAAGTATATGGGTCTATACCGGATGCCTTCATCTCTTCGAGAATCCTGGAAGGTCCATAATCTCGTATAAAATCCAATCTGTTTATAGACCTTGGCGGGACATCTTTGTCGGCAGCCTCCCTTTCTATAAGAGCTGTGACATATTTTCCAAACAGGCTTGTAATGAAGTTAATCCTGTTACCTCTTTCCAAAGGATCCCGGAAGGCTTCCTCAAAAGGAGATATAAAATCTTCTGGCAGGGATTCAACAGAAATCTCCTCAGGTATGGGAGCTTCCGATACCTTGACAGCCTGATATTTACTCTTTAGTGTATCAAGGTCCTTGAAATCAGACTCCTCTATTTTACCCTCTTCCTGAAGTACCTGAAGCCTGTTAGCTAGTATATACTTGTTTTCACCAAGGGCATTGGCGAGTTCCCCAATGAGTTTATTAGGGAACCCGCACTTTTTAGTTACAGCCATATTAACAAATAATTAATCTTTCCTTCTCAATTTCACTTAACTTATTGAAATCCTCAACAGAAATGTCTTTTCTTCTTAGACTTTCCTGTTGCTCAGGTTCCAATGTCTCAAAGGTAAGAATTTTTTTCTTATTTTCCAAATCTATTTGCTCTTTTTTTATAGGTGCAGTAATATTTTCCTTATTACTGAGAGAAGGCCTTACACTGACTCTGCCTACAGAAAAAGTATTGATAGTTATTGGGGTAGTACTTCTTTGAGTATTACCTGAATTGAAGGCTCTTTCTATATTGCTGGCAGTTCTTCTGTCAGTTACCAAATTACCAGTATTGTCCTTCCAGCCTTCAGTAGTCCTTGTATATACAGAGCCTTTGAAGGTAACTGTATCAGGGTTCTTGAGCGTATTCTCTACTACTGCCTTAGTTTCCTTCGTACCTTCCTGATTATCAAATACAAACCAGCTTCCATAGATCTTGGGACTGTCTATATCTGTATATAGTATACCAGAATCAAAGTAATACCCTTCATACCGAGGGTTTTGTTCGAGTAGTCTTACAGATACCTGGAACTTGGGATTGAAAGTGGCTAGGGATCTCAGGATGTTATCCTTGACTGCATTTCTGTCAAGGGTACTTTTACCTCCAAGAGCAACAGCTTCATTTATTACCACTGGTCTCAAGGTTTCAGCATAACTGCCATCCTCCTGCTGTTCCTTAAAGATAAGGGATCTTTCTCCTATTCTACTCTGAGTTACCCTCATATATATACCGGGAAGGTGCAGGGAAGACTTGAGATTTAAGATAGCCTCCTCTGCTTCTTCATTGTTGGAAGAATCAATAAGTCTATCTATATTTGACAAGATAGATCCCATAATAGGATTATCTGTGTCGGTAAACTTGATATCAGTACCAAAAGAAGCTGTTTTGAGAGGCATTATCTTGTATCTTCCACTGGGAGCCTTTACTAATAGAACTGGGCGGCCATTGTACTTATCAAAGGAAGTTACAGATGTAGATAGATTATCTCTTGCTACCACACCCTTGTTATTATAAATCTGTCCATCTACTACGACTCCCAGAGAGACCTTACTGTCCCCTATAAAATCTCTATTGACCACCGATATATCGGGGGTACTTCTTATAAAGGTCCCATCATTTACCGAGGCAACAGAAGTGGTTATCTTTGATACTACCAGTCCCTCTCTTTTCTTGGTAGATAAAGACTTTGAGAGAAGCTCCCCAGCCTTTTTCAGCAAAGGTACGGTAGTTTTCTTATAAGATGGGGCTGCCCCTATTATTTGAAATCTCTTTGTCTCTTTATCTTGAACAGCCAAAAATATAGGGATACCCCACTCTTCTGGGTTGGGTCCCTGGAATTGGGGATCTGCAACGAAGTGTATGGTAGTTCCTACTGGAATAGTGTTATTCCTTACATAATCAAAGGCCCCATACTCCTTTAATTTGTGATATATCTCAGTGAAGTCAGTAGGGATTCTATTTTCATCATAGATTTTCTCCCACTCTGCCCACTGAGGACTATCCGGAAATATAAGAGCATTACTACCCTGTTTGAATTTGGCAGCCTCCTTGTGTATTTCAGGCACAGCAGTATATATCATAGATGTAGAGGAGCCTCTCGTAACAGGGGAAGCCGCAAGGTCAGTGGCCTCTTTAACAGTAATGGGTACAAGAGGTTTGTCTACTTGCTCTTGTGGTACCTTTTCAGCAGGTTTACCTAGCGGTGTAGCTCCCTCCAGAGTAATATCATCCGGGATCTCCAGATCATCAAACTCGTTAGGAGTTTCAGATGCTTCTACAAAATCAGGAGCTGACATAAGTCTTTTTTGCTCTTCTTCCGCCTTCCTCAGGATAGATTCTACCTTATCCAGAACATCATCTGTGAAAGTTTCCTCTAAACCCTGAGGTATAGAGGCTTCTGCCTGCGCATAAGCTGCCTCTAGTTCCGGGCCATATATCTCCTGAACAGATTCAGGATCAAATACAGCAGCATTCTTAGGAGCAGACTCTATGACATTGTCAATAAGATCTTGGGCCGCTCTTGAAACAGGGTCCCGCTTCCTTGAGGCCTCTTTCTCAGCTATCTTCTTAGTCTGGTTGGCTCTTGTCAATATCTTCTTCGCTTCACCAAGCTTGGTGCTGCCATCTATAGTTGGATTAGAAAGGACCTCAGACAGGTCCTCAGCACTTAAGGCATCGGAGAGTTCAGCTAGTGTAGTTGCGTCATCCACCCTCTGAGAGATATCTTTGGCTTTTTGTTTAGTCTCCTCTACCTTTACCTCTGCATTTTTCTTCTCCTTTTCCTTATTTAGTTTTGTGTTAAGTTTTTCAGGTTCCGAAAGATGTCGGTTATATGTATTTATTCCGTTGGTAAGGGAGATACTCATCCTTACTATATCAGTAAGATCCCTTTTGGCCTGGCCCTTGTCGATAATCTCGCTGTTGTCTACAGCAGTATTTATAAAGGTCTGTATATTCTTGAATTCCCCTTCCTTTAACAGAGGAACTCTATTAGAACTGTCAGACAACCAACTTACAAAGTCTCTCTGCTTTTGCGTGAAGCTATCAGATAAGGCATTAAGTGGAGCTATTACATTTTTGCTTAGAGATCCCTTAAGAGCCTTAATCCTGTTCTGCCAGTCATCTATCTGGGTTCTTATGTATACCATTTCATCCATGGCATCATCTGAGAAGACATCCCCATAAGTAGTTCTTATATTTCTGGAAGTCTGGCCGAATAATTCTATGGTATTAAGAAGATTCTGGGCATTTCTCTGATAGGTCTCATATATTTCCTGCTGAGTGAGATTATCCATCCAGCTTATACCACTTTCATCTGTGGCAGCATCCCTTATATCATCTATAAAGCTCTTATCATCAGGCTGGGCCATCCAATCCTGTACCTGTTCCTTAAACAGGTCTAGCTTACCCGCCTTTTCTATAGCTATCAGATCATGGACAAGCTGTCTATGCTCATAGTTCTTGAAATTAAACGGATCTGTAGTGGCACTATTAAGTTTGGCCTGCATTGCTGTATTAGCCACCATAGAATTCCATTCTGCTTCAAACTTGGGGGATTGAACTCGTTGATTAAGATAGTCTACCAGCTTTTCTGCTTGGCGAGTGTTCTCCTTTGACTCCTTGTATTTATTCAAGGCTTCCCAGTTAGCTGTAACTCCAAGCTTTCCATTGGACTTTCTTCTGACTATAGGCATAGGAGTAGCACCCATCATGGCACCATATGCAAACTCAATCCAGTTGTCAGTATTGGCATAAGTATCTACCAAGCCATCCCACATTGATTTGAAGAATCCGGAAGTGTCTTCCTCAGCCTGCTTGTCATACCGATCAGCTATAAAGGAATCTAGATCTCTTGCTCTCCATATACTTGATCCCTCAGCTATAGCGGACTGATTCATTTCTTCAAGACCTTCTGTAGCAGGGGAGAGTATAGTGGCACCTAATCTTTTGGCCCTATCAAGTCCTTTACCTGGAGTACTGAAACCCCTCTTGAAGTCCCCTTTGATTCCAGCTACAGACTTATTAGCCTTGAATCCTCCACGGAACAGCCGTCCGAACTGAATCCAGTTAGATATGGCAAGCAGTGGAATATTCATAAGCATGTCCGCATTACCCATTTTAAGGGCTTCATCATGAATCCTACTCCTTATCTCCATCCATCTGTCCTGAACTATGGAATCATAAGCTGCCTGAGTAGCTTGCCTATGTCCTTCATAGTCTATTATCCTCTGACCTTCTGGAGAAATAACAGTAAAATCATCTATGGATACTCTTGATAAAGCTTCTCTCTGGATCTCTCTTTGGACCTCAGGGTTACTCATGAGTTCCTGGAATTCAGCCTGCCTTGCCTGTACTTGAGCCTGCTCATATTCCCTGGAATTATTGGCGGCTTCGAAGGAACCTTCACCTATAGCTGACATAGTAGAAACTAATGCTTGGGTTCCTATTCCTGCGGCCTTAGTCTGCATAGTAGCCTTGGCAAGTTCAGCACCAGCTCTTGCAGCATTACCTATCTGACCAGCCTTGTTTATAGTAGCTACTCCTGAGCCTATCTTCTGAGATATGCCTAATGATTGGAACATGCCTGAGTATGCCTGTCCTGATAGGGCTGCACCTATCATGAAACCTGCATTCTTTATCAGATTATTGGACAGGTTACCTGCAGAAAATGTTGTCTTCCATGGATGCTCCTCTTCATACTTGGTAATATAGATAGGGGCCTGCTCACTTACATAGGTATCCCAAGAATCCATGGCTCTGGTTACGTCATTATCCCAGAGAGCACTGAATCTACCCTCCTGAGCACCCTGACCTATACCATATAGCAGTCCTAAGGTACCTCTTGCAAATGTAGTACCTGCCAGAGACAATGCTCCCCCAACACCAGCAGCTACCTTAGACAGTGCAGACTGTTTTTCAGCCCTTAGCTGATTCAGGGTCTTTTCTCCTGATAGCAGATCTGTGACGTCTAATTCCTTGTCATATTTGCTTTCACCAAAACCTTCAGGAACGAGATTACCGATGGCACCACCTATAGGAACCACATCCTGAGTGACGGAACGTCCCCAGTGGGTTTCTTCCATTGCTTTATTGAATTCTCTGGCGGCTCTTAGTTCCTCTTCGGTTGCCCTTCCCAGACCTTTCATACCTTGAACCTGGAAAACCCCATCCGAAGATGGGGTTTCCTGCATATTGGTTCCTGTTTTATTCTCCAAAACCATAATAATCGTCAAATGTTATTGAGCCTGCATAACCCACGTTTCTCATATCCCCATTTGTAGAGGGAGCTGTAGGTACATTATCCCACTGTTCCACTATAGGAGCTATATTCTCATAGGCAAGGAACTGCAGCATTTCTCCTTCCAGATTTCTTCCTGAAATCATTTCATCAGCGTAACTTACATTTGCCAGTTGAGGACCATTCGGAGTAACTATGTAGACTGCCTTAGCAGGTCTGCCGTTTACTCTCACATTAGCCCCATAGAGATTATCCGACAGCTTTATAAGGTCATTTCGAGACAGTGAGTTCATCTCCTTGAACGGAGTGTTCTTCCACTCTCTTACGAAAGAAGATACCTTTTTAGCCGCATCTCCGAGAGCATTGTATTCCTGACCAGCATCTTTCATCTTATAGACATTGCCACCGGCAGTCACGATGTTACCTTCAGAAGTAAGCTGTATCTGACCACTCTTCAGGATCTCTTCGTATTCAGCTTTGCTGACAGATTTTTCCTTACCGTTAGGTTTTACCCGGACGAAGTTATCCTGACCCTTCGAGGAGAGTATGTTCTCCTGTACCGTCTTATCCAAGTTGATAGGGACAGCACTGCTATTATAGGAGGACAAAGCACTTTCAAGACTTGCTCCATAGTCGATAGCTTCCTCCCTATTGTTAGTCAGGCCTGAGTAAGAGGAAGCCAGAGCTTCTCTCGTACTATTAGTAGTGGTATTCCACTCCTCAAGCTCTCTTCTTGCCTTATTATATTCTTTCTCAGCTGCCAGATATTTGAAATATCCTGCACTGCTCGGAACATCCCTGTCTACTGCTTCCCTTCCTCTGGCAGCACTTGCCTGCATACCTCTGGATATATCAGCCAATCCACCCTTTATTTTTGCATCTGTCTTGGCTGAGTATATTGAGCTAAGAGAGTTCCTTCTCTTTACATACTCAAGGTATTCAGACAGGTTAGGATTCTCCTTGAGGAGATCCTGCATCTTTTTCTGTGCCAGTTGTGCCTGATCCTGAGCCTTCCTTATCTTTTCAGGAGCTTCCTTTGAAGAGAGGGCTCTTACTGCTTCCGTATCACCCACAGTATTCAGCTGTGTCGGATTGTTAAGAAGAATAGGAGGCCTCGCTCCTGAACTGCTACCAGTATTCTTAGCTGCTGCTCTCCTTGCCATAGCAGCTTCCTGCATACTCATCTTGAGCATCCAGTTGTCAGCCATCTGATATTTGTCATCACCTATGGCATTCCATAGACCTCTTGCAGTATAACTCAATGCTTCCTGTTGAGCCTGTGGATTATTCCATGCCCTTATAGGAGCAGTCACCTGATCTACTACTGTCCTTAGCTCCTCAGGAGCAGTGGGGTCCCCTGATACTGCACGCTGTATCTCATCGGCAGTGTAACCTGTTCTCACCCTGGTCTCATAATACTGCCCACCCAGAATACTTCTCCACTTTCTCGGGTTCTCCCTTATCTCTTTGGACAGTGCAGAAGCTGCCTGTGCCGCAGATCTCTCAAGATAGGCTCCTGAATAGGTAGCAGGAGTCAGTTCAGGATTGGCTATGAGTTCACTGAGAGCTATCTCATCCGCACCTCTCTCAATCAATGTAGTAGGGTCCTTAGCTCTCATTTCTCTTTGTAACTTGGAGAGTTCAGCCCTTCTCTGATAAGCCTGTTCTATAGGTACTATCTCCTCAGTATATCTTCTCTTGGCTCCAATAAGTGCCTGTCTGCTATCAGGCTTCAGACCATTCTGTGCGAGAGAATCAGCAGTACTCTTCAGAGCATCCGCATATTCCTTATATCTTGCATAGGTATCCTGATCTATCTTACTGTCTGCCAGTCTTTCCCATTGGGCAGCATTATTAGCCAGTTCTCCATAAGCAGCTTCCTGTGCATTATACTCCTCGGTATAAGCTGCCAGTGGTTTCAACATCTCATCATAAGAGAACGGCTTGAATCTACTGCCTATAACGAATCCATATGCCATATCTTATAATTTGATATTAAGTTTACCTCCCTTTTTCTTCTTGCCAGCATACTTAGCATATCCACTTCTATCCAGCATAGCTTTAAGCACACCTGAGTCTGCTAGACTCTGCAACATATTTCTCTGATATTCTTCACGACCTATATCTCCCAGGGAATCAAACATTCCGGTAAGGTTAGCACTTATTGAATCTCTCTTCCCCTGTCTATCCTGTCTGTAACGGTTCTTCTCAAGACTTCTTAGTCTTGCTGCTTCAGAGGCAGCCTGCATAGCCATCTGGGCATTAGCAGCTTGGGCTCTATAGTTCCCCTCGCTGTTAAACTGATTTGTACCTCTGTTGAAGGCTTCCACCCTTTCTTTCTGGGCCTGGTTATATTCCTCTGCCTGTCTGAATAGATCACCAAGTTGATTTTGTGCATTGTAATCAGCACCCACCAAACCTGCCATAAGAGCAGCCCGGTTGCCACCTGAGGCATTTGCCAATGCCCTCCTTGTAGCAGCTGACTGTGCATTCAGCTTGTTAGTATAGAAGTCTCTATCGAAGGGCCTGTATGTAAGATAATTTCCTACCGGATTGAAATCAATATCCCTTCGTGAGTTCAGGATCATATTAGCCTCCTGGAAATCAGGTCCATCTACTGGAGTTGCTATAGATGCCAGAGTACCGAAAGCCCCTCCTACTGCAGGTATATATCTCATCCATGCCGGGCCTCTTTTAGAATCAACCTGCCTATTAGAGTTTAGAGCCTTGATTCCTTGGGAATACGTATCAGACATGGCAGAATCTATGTCACCCAAGTCAATCAAGCCCTGATTATAGGCTATATCCATATCTCTGGATAGATCATCTCCCCATGCCAGGAGTCTTCCCCCTTTGGCGTACCTGTTATTTTGAGCTCTGTCCTTTTGCGTTTCTTGAGCTATCTGTAGTTTCAATATACTATCTATCAATCCATTTTTACTTATTGGATCATTGGGCCTCTCCTTGGATTCCTCTGCCGCTTTTTCAGCAAGATAGGCATAAGATTTACCTTTATCTTTAGTTGGCAGGTTTACCATCTCCAAGGCATTCTTATCTGCAAACAGTCTATTACTGAATATATAATCATTGAACTTTACTTCCCCTTCTTCTACGAGGTTAGGAACCCCATTATAATCCACACCTTGAGGTATTCCTTGATTAGGATTGGTCTCATGAGATCCCCCAGTATTGAATAGAGTCACTCCATTAGTAAAATCAGTACCATCAGTCCCCAGTTCCCCCCCAAAGGCATGACTCCATCCTCTTGCATTCTGAGCAAAGGTGGCTCTCTTTCTTATGGTAGCACTCGGACTATTCTTGCCTCTTCTTATACAGGCCTCTGTTACCTTGCCCCCACAGTAGGCTGTAAACTTACCCCTGTTTTTCTTCTTAATATGGATGTTTCCCCCATCAGATAGGAGGTCTCCTCCGAAAGCTTTGAAGTTGGTGGCTACATTAAGATCGCTTTGGGTATCTATACTATTGGCCCTGTTATTAAAGGATTGTATTACTCTCTGATTGGCATTATCTATCTCAGCATTAAGCTTCTTGGCTTTACGTTTGGCTTTACGTCTGGCAGCACGGGCACCGAACAGACCTCCGAGACCTCCTACTACACCACCTATGAGAGCTCCCCAGGGACCTGCTGCTGCTCCTGTGCTGGCTCCAGCTAAAGCTCCTGACCCTGCTGCTCCTCCGACACTTCCATTGAGAAGGTCTTTATAGTTTACGTGCTTGATATTGGTATTATCCCCCCACTCAGACATAAGTGAGTCGAAATCATTGGATTGTACTTGTCTATTGGCTTGAGTATCAATGGAATCCTCGATCTCTGATGTATCCTTTATGCTGGCACTCTGAGCAATAGTTCCTATAAGTCCGCTTGCTCCGCTTGTAACCATAGAGGCCTTATCTCCTGAACCCATGCTGGCCCAGCCACCTCCTGCATAAATATTAAGGGGTTTGAGGCCGCGCCTCTTGATTCTTTTATTACTCATAAGTAATTAATTTTGTACAAATATATGAAAAATATTTTAATTATACAACTGGTTTACATAAAAAATTAGAGTGGATATACTAAAATAGTTTGCCCACTCTAACAGTCTTATTCAAAGATATGTACCACCAGATCATGGAGCTCCATTCTTTCTGAGCCAGGATTATCCTTATATAGAGTTACCTTAGCCCAAGGACCCCGGATTCTATCCCTGTGGTTGGATTTATCTCTAGGAATCGGTATCCTCCACATTCTGAACTTTCTCCTCAGAGATACACTATCTTTCGTAAGCATGCCCCCAAGGGATTTGCCAGTCTTGTTATTAACAGGAACCTTACCAGTGTCCTGATAGCCCTCATCTGATATTACTTGCACTGAATCAAAGGTATTCATAGAGTCCTTATTCTCCTCATGCACAGTGGCTCTCCATTCTAAGGTATTGAATATCTTGTCAAGGGGTTCATCCAGATTCGATATAACTGTCATACTGTAAGGCCTCTTAACACCAAAGAAGGTATTGTACTCTCCAGTATTTTGCTGCCATAGCTTATGATTTTTCAGGGAGAAGAACTTTCCCTTCAGATTAATCATAAGCGGGATATTATCATAATCGAAGAATGAGACAAACTGCCCTATAAGTTCTGAGAAACATACTGTAGTATCTCTAGAATTACTGATGAAGTAAATATCGCTGTTAGTCATATTGTAGAAGGCTACAATATTCTTGAAACCTTCAACCGGATCAGCATTCCATTTATCCAAGGTACTTACAGAATCCACCCAGGTCCTGAAACTTAGCTTGTCAGACAAATCTACTGGGCCTTCTTGATTGAACAGGTATATACTATTGGTGAGGTCATCTACAAAGTATAATCCATTAGGAGTAGTGATGATAGACCACTTGTTAGAGGAGCCTATACCTGTAGATAGGTAGGCCTTTCCTTCTATCTTGCCACTATTCATCAGTTCTACCGGGACTGAACCTGATCCTGCTCCCTCGGTCAGCATCTGGGCATAAGAGTTGAAATAGATCCTGCTTATACCTCTGGGCTGGAAGCAATATATCTCATTGTTATACTTTCTTATAGCCTCTATAGCCCCCTTATCCCCATCAAAATCCATGGTAGAAGCCAATGTTAGATTGGTCCATGTATCTATATCCTCTCCAAGAACCTTAGTTTTTGTCCAGGTTATTGATGTAGGGAATCTGCTTAGAGAGAATCTCTCTGAATTAAGAGCCCTGTAAGTAAAGAAATTATTATTTTGAGTATAAGCTGAATTCAATAGATTGAAGTTGGTAGGTCTCATAGGAGTATTATCTATTGCTCCTCTATTCTGATCATACCTTCCATCTATATTTACTCTGGTCTCACACATAAATGAGAGAATATCAACTACACTGTTCTGGTCCTTCTCAGCAAAGGGATAGGTCTTCAGACAATCGTACCTCTGGAAATAGGTATCCCCTTCAGTATATTTGATAGTAATATTTTCATCCAGGTTTACTGGACGGCCACAAGGCACCCAAAGGTTATTCTCAATAGCCTCTTCTGTATTACCCCCGAACCTAGCCTCACTTTTAACCTCCTTATACAGCTCAGCAAGCCATAAGTAATCATACTCGCTTTGTCCTGATATTATATCCTGACGAAAGTATGCTCCGCCTGTAGAGAAGGACTCTTCTTTCAAGGATCCGGCTACTACCTTATAGTAAGCCCCCTGCTTACCATAGGAAGTTTGATCAGCTGCTATAGGCTCTGTTACAAATCTATAGACCTCACCATCTATGACAGTAGACTCTCGCCAGTCCTTTGCCCTAGGCAACCTTGCAGAAGTTATATAAAGCTTCTTGGCATTGGAGTCCCACCAACTTGCTGGACGCTGGGGAGTGTTTGGGTAATACACAGTGGTAAATGTTCCAGACTCCTTGATAACTGGTGCATATGGTCGGAAATCATGTAAATTTATAGATGCAGGAGCAAGACCTGGATCTACTGAATCATCCCAGAATGGGGCATCCCCGTCTATACCTATACTGGCATTAGCTTCAAGAGCTGGGAGAATCTTCTGTTTTCCAGATTTTGTATAATTCAGAGCAAACACTGCATGTGGGGTGGACTTATATTTCATCCTGATACCATCGGTGCTGAAACCATCCGCCTCACTTTTAACCAGGTCTTTCCAAGACTGCCCTTCTACTCTGGTGAGGTATACCAGCTTAGAAGGAGCCCCTCCTCGTTCCTCCGGGAATAATTGTACTACAGGTATAGGATAGGAAGTCTTAAGCAGATCATATGCTCCGCTTCTGCTACCGAATCCTGACAGTACTGTATCTATGTTACCATAGTAGGACATATCAGGAAGACTGGAATTTAGTGGAGCAGGAATCTTTACCATAGACACTTCATTAGAATTAAATATCTTGGCTTCAGTGATACCTTGCCTATTACCGCTTCCATCTGTAACATCATATTCCTCCCCATCAGCAGTTTTCATGATTAGTTTACCTGCATCCCAAGGAATATCCATATATTCCGAAAATGAGGAGAATCTTATATTAGAGAATATCTTATACTCCAGCTCTGCTGATTTGGTTTTCCCTTCTTCTGGAGTCCCGAAATTATTCAGGGAGCCATTCCTATGCCATGTATAGATCGGGAAATAGTAGTAATTATCCTTCTCTTTATCTTTGGCATTATGTATCAGGTCAAGGTACCTGGCACTGGTAAGATTTACAGTACCTCCCTTAACCGACATATTGGGGAAGGACCTATCCAGATTGTATGGCCCTCCTCCCAACGATCCCTCAGGAGGAGTAGTGGTAGTTACAACAGCTTGGCCATTACTGCCGGACAAGTTTATCTTACCGACTATTCTGAACTGTAGTTTAGAGCTGTCCAGGCTTTGTACTTCAGTATCAAACTCTATATCAGGGGAATGGAGAGTAAGCACAGACTGATCTATAAAGAAACTGTTTGGATATAACAGTGAATAGTCTGAGCTACCTCCGTCCCTGTTCCAATAAGCTGTTGCTGGATTGGAATGAGCCCAAAGACCTTGGATCTCTGCATTCCATTGGTTATTATTTGGCAGTGAATGATTATGCCTGAATTCAAGAGGTGCAGATATGAAGGATTCTACCAGCTCCTCATACTTTCTATAAGTATAGGGCCTGAAATACCAGGAAGACTGTGAGAATGGAGAGTTACTGCTTCTATCCCTCGACGAATAGACAGTAGGATTTACAACCCCTTGACAAACCACCTCCCTATCCTGCATCTGAGGATATACGACCACTCCCCTGACCCTCTTGAAGCCATACTCATTTCTCAGAATAGTAGCTACACTAGGAGGAAGAGTTACAGAGGCTTGTATCAGACCTACATTTGAGGTAAGGTCATTTTTGATAGTAAGGTCACATCTTTTATCCCCTACCCATACTGTTTCTGACCATCTTCCTGTTTTATATTGGAACTGCAGACCGAAACGGTACCACTCCCTTGATTTGAAGGTAGTGATGTCCTCAGAGGAGTTCTTAAGTTCATTATTGAAAGGATAGACTCCTGATATCGGGGCAATTATATCCTTGGTTTTTCTCTCAAAGGTAATCTTGGCCCCCTTAATCATCTCCTTCATGTCTCTGGAGATACTTTTCTGAGTCAGGGTATAATTACCTAGGAATAAAGTACCGTCTTTATGGGCCATTGTCCCAGCAGTAATCTCTTCGCCACCAAGATATAAGAGAATAGTAGGGTCTACAAGATCTCCCTGTGCCCCAGAGTCAGTAAATATCTTGGTCGGATTATCCGTAATAGGTATATCCGCTACCCTTCTGACTGTAGGGGTAGAATCCTTGCTTGTCCTATGTATGGAATAGATTCTGATACAAGAGAAGTTTATATCAACATCATCTATACGTATGTCAAAGCTGTTGCTTACCTTGTCCTCAGGACTGGCACCCCTGTTATTATAGGATATATAATAGAGAGGAGTAGTATAGAATATGTTAGATTCAGCTCCATAGAGATTATAATAGGAGAAGGCATACTGTATAGTACCTGGGGAGAATACACCAGAGGCAGTGATATTCCTCTTTACTTCAATCTTCTCCCTCATCTCTAGCTCAGGTATAAAATTGAAGGAATTATCGTTCCACTTATACCTTATATCCTCAGGAGCCGTTATATTGATAACTCTAGGCTGGTTTATACCGTCTACCCAGTAGACCTTCTGAAGATCCTCATTCTCATAGATAGGCAAAGACTCTATAGGTGATGTAGTCTTCAGCCCTAGAGACCCATGATATAATAGCAGATACTCGAAACCATCATCTACATATTTAAGCCTGTAGATGGAAGTGACATCATTATTCTGAGTAAAAAGAATCAGGTAGGGGTCCAATACAGAGTGCCCTACAAAGTTCCCTTCCAGGATATCAGGAATTTCCTCATAGTCCTCTATATAAAAGATATTCCTATCACTTCTACGATCAAAGAATACCTTTTTACCCCTTGAGTAATTTACAGTATCAATGGTGAATCCCTCAATCTTGAAAGACTTGTCCAGATCTATGTAGCCGGAGCCGTTGATAATGTCTATCTCTTCATTCTGTCTCTCCCCATCAGGTTCAACCCAATCTATAGTTACCGTAACCACTGTATCTTTTGGGGGATTGGATATGGTTAGAATATGCCTGACTGTATCAGAGCCTTGAGAACTGTACCTATAAGTTATAGGTATCAATATCTGATCCTTCCATTTTATCTCTTCATTACCCCTCTCATTGGTAACTGACAGCAGAGTAGATCCATCTCGTGCTGAGATTCTTATGTTGTGATTCTCAAAGGCAAAATTGGGATCTGCCTTAGAAGGGGACAGATCCCTTTTCATGCCTTTGATAACAAATTGTTGTGCTTTTGCTCCCATCAGTATTGAACTCTTATACGCTCTTTTTCACCTGACTTCTCGAATCCATCCCTGAACTCATTGAATCTGGGAATAAGAGTATTCCACATATTAGTGATACTTTCCATTTCAGAGAGAGTAGGCATAACCAGCTTATTCTGAGCTTGCCCCACATAGAAGGCATACTCCTGTTGAACATTCTGCAACACAGCCGGCTGTATCTTACCCATATCGAACAGTATAGTAAACCACTGTTTTTTGATATAATATTCAAGAGCTCTTAAGATAACAGGATCCTCAGGTATCATGGGGTATCCTTCCTCATCTGTAGTTATAACCTTATAGGCTACCTCAAGTTCTCCCTCTCTCTTATTGAGATATATATAATCTCCCTGTACCTTGAAGGTGGGTTCATCTTGTATTCTATCCCTCCCCTGAGCCATATGGAAGTTATCGGTACTACCCCTCAGGCATCGCCCACTGCAGGTTTCCCTTATCTGGGTTATACTGGTCTCTCCACAAGGAATTCTGGCTCTATAGTTCTTTACAGGCACTTTAGTTACTCTTTCCTCAAAGAGTCTGGGCATTCCTATTATACCAAAGAAATCTACAGTATAATCAACAGCCGTCTCAAAGGAGAGGTCTTGCATGAGCGGGTGCCTTAGCAGCCTGTCAAGTATTACTTTTATGCTTATGTTCTTTTCCATACTGATAATTTAGAAAGGCATCTATGAGGCCCCTCTTTATATTTTTTGATAGTTCACGCTTCAGATCCTTGTTAAGCTGAAACCCATAATAGGACTTATTGGTATATGTAGCCTTAGCCTTATTATAGAAGGTCTTAAAGATCTCTTTGGATTCATATTTAACCAGAGTCTTGTTCTTATAAGACTCCTCATCCTCATACCATAATTTGAGAGTTTTATCCCAATCTATCATGGTCCTGAATATTACCTTACCATCAGGTCCTATTCTGGGAGTCATGATGGCCTTCCTTAACTCAATATCACCCATTCTCATAGGGAAAGTTATCTCCTTCCCCCTGACAAATAACTCTGCCAGGGCTGTATTGATCTTTCTGATAATTGCGAAATATTGACTTTCCGTCAGAATATATTTCTTCTCTCTAGGCTTGGTTCTTCTATAGAACTTATAGAAGTCATACACACCGTATGAGTTGGTTATCTTATGCTTATGAGGCCCTGATTTATGAAGAGCCATAAACTCACTTAGATTCATTCTTTACCTTAGATAAATCATCCGCAGCATTGTTTACATTATCTTCAGGCTTATATACTGCTGGGATAAGTTCTTTGACTATGAGTTCAATCAGAGGAGGAACCAATGCAGGTTCCAGCGGGTATTCCCTATCCAGAAGAGGTTTTATGTGGCATGCTTCAGGATCTCCTGAATTTATGATATTATCACATTCCAGCTCTGATGCCTCCTTGAAGTCAGCAAATACGGCATTGAGCTTTATCTGCTTCAGATATTTATGCTGAGGATTACCTGATTTAAGATGCAGTCTGTTATCAGGTCCTTTAGTAGCATAAATTATATTGGTCAGCCATTTGTTGATCCCCACGTAATTGAATCTGTCCCTACTTACCATGGTAAAGTATATGGTAGTAAAGTCTTTCATAGGGAAAATTCTCTTGGTTCCTATGTTCATGAAGGATGGGATTTCATAAGAACTCATAAGCCGAGGGCCTGTATAGCATGAAACATCCTCTATATCTGGTTCCTCAAGAGGCAGGCATATAGTCTGATAATTGGACTCGGGTACAGGCTTCTTAAGATCTGAACCATATCGTTGCTTAAGAAGAAAGGCTCTGTATTTGTCTGCTAAAAATATAACATGTTCCTCTTCAAAGTATCTGTCATCCGAGGAGTTCTTAATCTCATCAAGAACCATATATACTATTTCTCGTAATGTCATATAGATAGTACTAATGATTTTTTATTAATAAAGTTATTGTGTCTGGATCTGGCTAAGGCCCCACAATCTGTGCATCTATACACTTTAAATCTGGAAGCACGCGTATATACATTATCAGGGGTCTCTTCTATATGGGTAGATCCACATACAGGACATACAGGCTTATTAGAGCTTATATACAACCCTGCATTGGGATGTCTGGTAGCCCAAGGTCTCAGTTTAATATAAACCTTTTCAAGTATCTGGACATCCTTCTTGTTATATTTCTCCATATAGATGAGAGCATTCTCATCCCCCTCAAGGCATCTCTTCCATAGATCAAAATCAGTTTCATCCTTATTGGGAAAACCAAAATAAGTAGCTAAAGCATCCAATTTATTAGAACTAAACCCGAATACCTTAGCTGAGATCTCTTTGGTGTCTACTTGCTTGTAAGGGGAACAGGGGGGCAGTCCATGTATAATAAACCTTGAATTCATCTTAGGTACATCAAACCTCTTCCCATTATGAGCAACTACTATATCAGCCTCATCAAGGAGTTTCCACAGACTCTCAGTGATCCTCTTATCATTTTCTTCTAATATCTCATCCCTGGTAAGTCTGTCACTATATATTTCTTTATTACCGACCCACTTAGCAGACCAACATATCATAAACCACTCTGATATGGTTTGATCTAAAGATATATTCTCTTTCCATCTCCTCCATACATAAGCTTTCATGGGAGAAGTCTCTATGTCAAAAAGTAGTATCTTTGGTCCAGTTTTTGCCTCCCTGTTTCTATGGAATAGCTTCCGGGCTGAAGTTATCTCTTCTGTAGTATAGCCATATCTTGCAGCTACAGTTCCAGCTCCCATAGTAGCTAGGTAAGGCTTTTTTTTCAAAAGGGACAAAGCCCTTTCTATTCTGTTCTCCATATAGGTTATATTAAAAAACTCCTACAAATATAAGTAAATTATACCATATTTGCAAGAGTTTAAATAATTTTTTTATTTGATGAGTATATTTTCATTCTCAATTTCTCTAGGGGCACCCTGTTCTGAGAACCTTAGATCCCCCTCTGTACCTGTCTCAGTATTACGCATCCATACTTGTGCATCATATGAGTGTATCAGATCGTCATTTTCACGATTGGCATACTGAGCATAAGGTATAAGGCAGTTACTTCCCATGATACACATCAGGGCCTTTGACATCTCCTGATACTCTTGTTCTGAGACATCTACTTGAAAGTGGTCTGTAAGAATTTCCTCTACGTAGGTCAGTACAAGAAGTTTATCCAGATTAGTAAGCTTTACATAACCGTAATGTACCAGGGTTTTGAAATATCTGCCTAAGGATTCTGCCAGCACTTTAATATAGGATTCCATTAGGACAATTGCAAGATTTATAAGGTGGAGTCTTAAGTTTTTTCAAGCCTTCCCAGAGTTCATGAGCCATAGCATAGTTACCGGTTTTGAGAGCCATCTCTACAGATTTTATCCTCAGAATGAAATCTATAAGATCTCTAGGTATCTTACATTCCTGGCTCAGTTCCTTCATATAATAGATAGAAAGCTGGTAATAGGGGTAAAAGTTAACTACAGTTCTCATAGAAGGATTACATCTGCACTCCTCTGCCTCACCTGTATACAGAACATATACATGACACATTTCAGCAGGAAAGTTTATATTTTCCTCATAGGGTTCCCTGTCCAACTCCAGTCTTAGGTGAGTTCTCTTACCCTCAGGGATGATAACAGCCTTGAACTTATCTATATCCTCTTTGTAAAGAGGATCATCTATTGATGCTACAAGATAAGCAGATGTTGTCATACTTGGACAGGTTCCACTATATATGGGAACTTTAGTATCAATCCAGATCTGATCTATAAGCTGATCCCCATTGACAGAGACCTCTATTATAAGTTTAGAGCTGTCATTGAGAACTCTTAATTCATTGAATACTATCATTTTATTCAGATTTAAAATAAAAAAAGGGGGAAGTAAACCTTCCCCCTTGAGATTAAGCTCTCTCAGTTACAGTAGAACTGGTAATTTCCAGAGGCTTACCATTGATGCTTCTTCCCTCCATAGGTACTCCAGCGCCAACAATAGCCTTTGCAATGGTCTCAGACACAGTGTAGGGGGCAATGATGCAGAGGTCTTTCTCAGACTTCTGAACAGCCTCATTTGAGCCTACATAAGAGTAGTGAATGTCAATGATACCAAAGGCATTTGAATTCTTTGCTACTCCGATGTTGTCAATCATGTAGTCTGTATAGATCACACGCGGGAATCCTACCATTCTGTACTTGTCAGCTCTTTCACCCATCAGGGAGTACTCCAGATCAGCCAGCTGTCTATATACTGAGTCAGTTCTGGGTGTCAGATTAGCCTTATCAGTAATCTCTTTGACTGTTCCCCAATGCTGATCCATACCATCTACAGTAATGTAGTCTGTGAAGATCTGCATGTTCTGAGGAAGGTCCTCATCAGTACCGATATGCCAAGGCATTGAAACCTCTTCGAGAGTCAGCTTGGTAGCTGACAGAGTGAAGGTAAGAACAGGATAGGCTTCTCTCTTGAAGTTATTGGTAAGTGAGGCAGCCATAGCTTTGTAGAATTGCTCTGCAGTCATACCCGGAGTTGCCTTCACATAACCATACTTCTGGTAAGTATCTTCCACACCCAGAGAAACATAACCGATAAGGTCGATTCTCAGAATGTATTCCTGACCTACTACAGGATTTCCGGAGTTGATATTGGGATCCAGAGTAATCTCATACTTCTTGAGATATTTCTCAATATTCTTACCATGAGTAAGGGTAGCAGAAGTAATAAGTTCCTTCTTAAGAAGGTCACTTCTCAGCCTTGTGTCTGGGCCCTTGTAATTGAAATAAATATAATCGGCAGACTCGGGAGCGACAAGATTGATGTCTCCTGCTGTAGACAGCGCAGAGTTTACCTGAGCTGCAACCAGAATTTGTCTAGCCTGATTGGTACTAAATGTAGCCATTTAATAAAAAGGTTTAGTTAAACATTATTGTTGTTCCTGAGTCTGTCCCCAGGCACTTTTTGCCAATTGCACAGCCCTCTCAAGTATGGATCTATGCAGAACATCGGGCAGTTCACATTCACTCTGTGTATCTACCCCATTGATTGTGATTCCTTCCAGTTGCTCCAGGACAATAGGTGCAGGCCTGCTCAAGTACTTGACTATATATTGATCTAAAGGATAATCCGATACTAATTCGAGTTCGGATTTAGAACGGTCAATTCTGATAATTCTATTATCATTAGGGCCCTTGAAGGGGTTTCTGCATATGGCCCAATACTCATCATAAGGTACTGGCTTTACTACTACTTTCCTGTCTTTTGTGCAAGCATCTTCACCTGCAAATCTTGCAGATTCAAAGATAATGAACCACAAGCCATTTGTGTCCAGTTCTACCCTGTAATGATGATAACTGTCAGGAAATTCAGAATCTATAGAAGCTGTCTCTAAAAACAGTGTCTTTAGAATAGTTCTCAGATAAGCTCTTACTTCTTCACTCTGTTCAAAAGAATCACCATTATATTGACCATTATAAATTTCTATAATGAGCTGTTCCTGAGCCTGAGTCAGAAATACTGATTTCTCATATTCTGTCAGGCCAGGAGCAATGTTACTCATTATATTGTTATATAACAGGTCAAATTCAGCACTGAACTCTGCTGTATTCATAATTACTCAAGTTTAGCCTCAAGGGACAGCTTAAGTTCCTGATGCTTCGGAGCATTGAGATACCTGGCTGCTGAGGACAGTGTAGGCTCCTCATTATTTTCACATAGAGGAGTATTGTCTGCTTTTACATAGTAGTAATTACCTCTCTTGGCAAGAAGCCCAGCATTATGAGCTCTCCTAATAAGAACCTTAGTAGCCAGATACGGATCTTCTGCTACTTTACAGAACATCTTGGCATCTGCCAGAATAAGCTCACCCGCTTGAGCCTGCAGGAATTCTAGCTTAGTCTTATCTGCTATAGGTCTACCATCTAAGGTTTCAATGATCAGTTTGAGTGTATGTTCGTCATTCTGGAACTCACCAAATTTCATATAAGCCCTCTGATTGTAGGAAAGCTGTCTCATAGAGGCCTGAGATTCCTCATTCTCTCTGATAAGAACAAACTGATATGTAGCCTTAAACACATCCTGCATCCGTTCCATAGAAGGAGCTATATAGTCTTTGTTAGCTAACAATACCTTGTACTTGATATAATCATCTGGGTTTGAGAGATCCAATATAGTGTCACCTTTAGTGAGGGTAACTCTGTAATCACTCCAGAAGTTATTGTTCTTCTTATAGATAGAGAGGTCATTATACTCAAGACCCATGTACTTCTCCAGGAAGAGCTTCTCTTCATTAGTAAGTACATTTATATAGGTCTTGGAGCTATATAATTTAGGTACGGTAAAAGTCCTCTTGGCACTTTCACCCATACCCCCATAGAAGATATGCTTAGGATTGGTAATGATACCGCTCTGTCTAGGAACATACCTTACTATAACTTTCTCATTTCTAAGACAAGAAATAGGTTCTACTATCTCCTCTGCCTTAACAGGCCCTTCAACAGGGGCCTCCTCTGTTTTCTTTCGGGACCCTTTGGGTACAGGCTTCAATTCAGTCTTCTGCTCTATATCCAAGTTAGTATCCAGTTCGAAATCTTCCATATCTTTCTCCCTTTAAAAAATAAGTTTTGTGAAAAATAGGGGGAGATTTTGCTCTCCCCCTTTTATATTATCCCATCAGAATAGAGGGAATAAGCGATACCACTCTGGTCGGGTCGAGGATAAATACACCACCTGTCCACATACCATGAACAACACATGAGTCTTCATCATAAGACATGTTGTTGTTATTCATAGCACCAGTGAATGGGTTTCTGACATTTTAATGTTGCTAATATATCGTTTCCATATATTATCTTCATGTTTCCATGAAGTTCAGACTATATCTTCACTAACTACAAGTTAGGCAAGGCATTTCAGATTCACTTGAATCTTACTCCCTTCCGGGATAGTCGTTGAACCTTCAATTATAAATTGATCTATAATTGCTTGGCTGCTGGTTATCCAATCTTTCACATTGTCTCCTTTTATGAATTATGTTCTTAAGAGATTGATATTCTATATTGAACAGCTTAGCTATTTGACTTACTGTATACATAGATCTAAGATTATCTATTTGGCCTATTTGGTAATCTGTTAGTATTGTCCTTTTTGGGACCTCTTTACAGATTTTCCTTTCCCCATATTTAAAAGAATGTAAGACATTCTCTTTTGGTGTAACCCATTCAAGATTAGTTACTTCATTATTTGATCTGTTGCCATCCATATGATTTACTACTGTCTTATTACCAGGGTTTTCTATGAATGCCATAGCTACTAATCTATGAACTGGCTGAGAAGTCCAGGTACCATCCAATCTTTGAACTGAACATCTACAATAACCATCTCTATCTTTGGGGAACTCAGTCAGAATTCTCTCTTTTCTACTCCTATTGGCAGCCTTTCTTATTCTACCAAGAGAGCTTATTTGAATGCCCTTATATTGATTTAGGGGCTTCCATAATTCTTTAACTTCCATATTTAAATGTTTGAAGTTTAAAAGGCAGTGAAAGCTCTAAGGAACTTCCAGCAATTAACCTTGTTTTGTTCGTCCTCTCTTCTGTTTCAAGGTCAGGACTCGGGAACTCAGAAATGTCGTAAGGCTTTATTAAGCCGTTAATCCCCACTGATAACCTCTCAGCTCAGGAGCATTCTTTGCCTTTGCAAGCTGAATGTTGGGCTGATCCATAGTACCCACATAGAGAATGTCATATCTGTAAGACTCAGCCACACCACCATCCGGGTGCATGATCTTGTTTCTTACGACATTATCATAGAATGGGTCTACTTCGACCTTAACTACTACACCATTAGGAGCTCTCCACTCAATGAACTGATACATCTCAGCAGATACTGCATTCGAGTTCAGTGCACTTGAAACCTTTCTGATAGTAGCAGGGTTCTGAATAGTAGTGATAGGCATCCAGCCTGAAACTACATCCTTGACGGCTCTATGGAACTGAATAGCACCTCTCTCACCTGTTCTAAGGATGAAGGTTCTGTCACCCATCTCCAGCTTGGATACAGACAGCTCATATAGAAGATCCTCGATCAGTCTGATAGAGAAGTCATTATACCAAACGGCATTACCTACCTCCATCTGTTCTCTCAGACCAGCACCCATGGTAATTACATTACCGGACTTACCGATATTAAGATACTCACCGTTTCTGTTACGGTTGCTTCTACCGTACATAATAAGGTTGTTCTTATTGTCTGCGAACTTATTCTCGAATACCCACTCTACATGGTGCATCCACATGTTTGTGGTAAACTTGTTACCTGTGTTTTTGTCCAGAACCGGGATACCCACAGCCAGCTTCTTGCCAAGCATCGAGCCTGGAACCTTATGTTGGATTCGGATTCTCGACCACTCATTTCTCATAGCGATCGGAGAGGTGAACTGTAGATCACCAACCTTTCTTGAGAGTTCCTTCTCTACAGGAGAGTAATCATCTGAGAATCTCTTGCCTAGTTGTAGTTCCTCACCAGGCATACCTGTCAGGACACCACCCATAAGCTCTACCTTATATACCGCGTTGGTACCTTCCATTCTAGGATCACCCAGAATTCTCAGAGGGTAGATTTCATTCTTCTCACCTACGATTACATTACCGTCTGCAAACCAGTCCTCTCCGAAGACCACATAGAAGGGAGCACCTCCTACACCAGCCATATCATCAGCTCCAATTACCTTGCCATCCTCATCTCTTGCTTCTACAAGAGGGATATTCCGATTAGAGGAAGCAATTACATCCCAGGTATACTCATCGTCCGTGTCAAATTCCTTAACTGGGAATTGAGACAGATAAGTCTCCAGAGTCTTTCCTCTATACCGGGCAAGCAGTTGAACCCATACAGCAGAAGCCTTTTGGGGCTGCATCTGGAAAACTGAAGATAGGTGGTTATCTTTTGTTAACAATTTGTTATCCTACAGGCTTTTTATCCTGTAGTTCTTACACTTTGTCATCGTGTAAGTTCAGCGTACATTTTCACTTGTCCAAGTGTCGGATACTCTTGGAAGAATTATATTCTATATTATTATATACACAAGCTTTTCTGAAGGTAGAATAGGGTACACCCGCATACTTTGCTGCCTTTCTTATAGACCCAGCCTTCTGCAGGCTTCTAAGGATTTGTTCCTTAGAAAGTCTAGTGAATTTAGTAGCAGCCTTATGTCGGTCTCTTATACAAATTCCAGCATTCTTTAATTGAGCAGAGATTATATATCTAGATACCTCAAATTTAGCTGCAATCTCTTCTAGAGTTTTGCCCTCATTTAAATACAAATCTACTAAGGTAGCTATACTTAAATGTTTCCTTCTGAATTTAGGAGTTTTACCCCCTATGCTTATATTATAACCCTTGGTTTTATTTGTGGAATCATATAGATCTATATAATAGATTTCCCTATAATCCAGTACATCTATAGTACAGATTTCTAGTGTTTCTATATAGAATTTATCCACACCATACTTTTTCATAGCTCTGTTTATAACTTGGTTTCCATATCTTGCATGTCTAAGATGTTCATGCCATCTTTGTTCTACAGAAGTTTTGGTTTGGCCAATATAAACCTTACTATTAATAGTATTTCTAATGATATAAATAAAACCATTCATAGTTTCATCTTCTACGCGTTACACTGCCTGCTCATATTATTGAGCAGGTTAGCTCGGTATTATCCCATAGTATGAAGGACTTCACCGATTTTACCCGATTTAACGAGGGCCTAACATCCAGGTCTACCCTTCCAGTGACCAAAAGTGGTCATTTGAAATTTGCCTAATCTTGCCATAAATCTTTTATTTGATTGTTATCATTTAAATATCGAGGACTATCTCTGGTCTCTTCTCAGCTACTTCCCCACTTACACCTGATGCAAATCTGGGCTCTCCACCATAGGTAGTGCTACGAAGGGCTTGTTCAATTCCTTTGAATCCTCTCTTAGTTTCCTTTTGGACCTTACCCTTCACAAGACCGTCAAGATTCTTAAATCCATTAGTAAGGGTAAAGATATAACCAAGGTTTCTGATGAAACCTTCGTTATCATCAAGCTGAGCTTTCTGTAAAGCTGTATAGAGATTACCATCTTTATCCCTGTATACGGGTTTAGATACAGTATCAAATACTTTTTGTCTCATAGCTTTATCTAGCTTAACCCCATCAAAGGGTTCCTCTGTTTCAAGAATAGCCTTCTTGATAGACTCAGCTTGTCTCCTTTCCTCTGCTTTTTCAGCTTCAGCTTGTTCCTTTGCAGCCTCTATAATGTTACTGTATTTTGTCGAGAGGAATTCCTTGTTGCTTTCCTTAGCATCAAGGGCATCCTCTATATCAGTACCATTTTCAACAGATCTTTCAGTGAGCCTTTTAGCTCTTTCCTCTGAATAGCCTCTGTTTCTGAAGTCATTATAGATGAGTTGCTTGCGTAGAGTAACACCCTGATCACTTTCATCTTTGATAGCCTCCTCAGAGATACTATCAAGATAGTCCAGGGCTTTCTGATATTTTGCAATCTCAGTCGGCTCTACATCATATTCAAGTGCCTCCAGTACTTTCTGCTGCTTTTCATCGAGCATAAGTTTTGTCTGTCTTTCAAGAGCATTCTTGAAATCCTCGGCAGTCTTGATATCTTTTAGAGACTCATCCTCAGGGAAGGGGAAAATACCCTCTTCTTTACAAGCTTCGGCTATGGAAGAGTAGAAGTTGTTGGAGTTGGGAGAAGAACCTTTGTCTTGTTCAGATTCAGGTTTTTCCCCTCCTTCAGGAGTCTCTTCACCGCCTACGCTCTCTGGATCTTCGAATAGACTCTCAGGGTCTATCTCTTGTTCCTCAGCTGGTGTTGTTTCTTGTTTATTATCTTTAGGAGTAGGTTCACTTTCCTCTCCTGTATCAGTATCTGGGGAGAACAGGTTCTCCAGCTCATCTCCAGACATAATGTTGTCAATAGTAAGTTCTTCCATAAACTTCTCCAATTAGTTCATTTAACAGTACAAAAGTATGACAAATTATTTAAAAATACAATAGACTAAACTATTTATTTATACTACTATAACTCATCCACTTAATTTACTGTAAATAAGAAGGTCTCATGAAAAAGGGGATACTATAAAGTATCCCCTACAAATTACTTCATCTGAAAGAACTTCCAGAGTTTTTCATTCCCTGGGAATTCATCATCCTTGAACCAGAACACAATAGCAGATTCAAATATCTTGGTATCAATATTGTCACCAAACCATGCCTTAAATAATTGAGCATATTTGTGGTATTGGTGATTGATAGCAACATATACATCAGCTATGGTTGTATCCTCAGGCAGTAGAGATTTGTATCTTTTGAATACCTCTTCTGCTCTTTCAATAGGATACTTTTCACCTTTGTGTTTGTTTCCGCCTTCAGTATGGTGCATGTCAGAGACCTCGTGTCTTGCATAGGTAGGACTAAAATGTCTGCCTTTGCCTTCTTCACGGAAATCCCTGAGGGACTCCCACATTTCTCTCTTTTCACTCTCACTCATACTCTCCATCATTCTGCGAAACTTTGACTCCATGTCAAATCCTTCTCTTCTGGATCTACCAAAACTGAAATCATCTTCATAGCGTCTTCTAGTGCCGCCTGAGCCCATGCCAGATTCATGTCTCATGAAATCCCGGAATCTTTCCATCATTTCATCAGTATCATAGCCTCTTTCATCCATGAGCTTTCTCATTAAATATCCATCCATAATCATCGAGTTAATAATTCTTTTAATTCTTGGAGGTCAGTCATATTGAATGCCAGTCGCTTGTTTACAACTGGTAGATTCATTTTGACCATACCTTCACCAATCTCTATGTCTCCGATGAAAGACGTATTTATAGTGAAAGGTTTCGAAGACATGACACTCTCAAGCATTTCCTGCAGAAGAGGTTCCACATCTATATTGCCTTCCTTATTAGCAATCAGCTTCAGTCCATCCTCAATTTTGTAGACATTGTTATCTACAACCCTCATAATGAGGGGCTTCATAAATCCTATCATGGGACTGTCAGCAGCCATCTTGGTGACCTGGGTTCCTATATAGGAGCGAATCCTGTCAGCTAAAGCATTTACATTCATTGACAAACAGTCTTAATAAATTCTTCGTAAGTTACATTCGGGTGGGATTTAGAATATTCTTTGAACTTTCTAAACGCCTCCATCTCTTTATTGGTATCTTCGACAATCTTCTTCTTAAGCTTCCTTACTATAGATAGCTGATTATTAAGAAGCTCCTTGCCTGCCTGAGAGTTCTCTATCTTACCTTTTACAAGGTTAAGAATCTCTGTCTGAACTAATTGTTGAATAGATAAGTCATTCTGGGCATATTCCTCATCTTGGGCTAATCTCATCTTTTGTTCTTCTGAGAGGGGGTAGACTTCAGCATCAATCTCTTCCCATAGACTCGGGGCAGTCACTTGGGGTTGAACTTGAGCTTGAGCCATCTGAGCTCTGGCTTGTTTCAGCTCGGCCAGTTTTTTCTGGTAGGCTTCAATCATAGCCATTCTTTCATCAAGGCCATTCACTGGGTCCACCATAGGACTCAGGAGGGGGTCAGGGCTTCCTAAAAATACGTTATTCACCGGAACCATAGAAATTGATTTTATTACCTAAATGATTAGGCTGCTGGAGCAGTAGCCGGGGCAATAACCCTTGGGCAACCGCATTGGTTAGCTCCTACATATCCAGTGATAGTAGGTTCATTAGGAAGGCAAACCTGTCCGTGGATTACGTTGCAAGTCTTTCTGTCAGTATAGTTGATACCAGCAGTAAAGGCCTTGTCAATCTCGCACTGGATAAGCTTATCCTGATAAGGTCTTACAGCTGCATTTACAGCAACCTGAGCCTTCAGATCAGAAAGTTCCTTTCTGATAGAGTCATCAGCATCTCTCTGAGACTTGTAGAGATTAAAGGCATCTTGCTGTTGCTTAGCATTCAGAATGTCAAAACCATCTCTGGTTGACTTATACAGGCTGAAGTCAGCATCTATCTGACTCTTGTAAACACCAAACAGCTCACTATTCAGTTGCTGTCTGTCTGCGAACCTGTTGTTCTGATAACTCATAGCCAGATTATAGATGCCAGCCTGTAGATCGAGTGCATTCTGGCAGCCCTTTTCCCAAGCCTGGAAAGCTGAAGGGGCAGTTATACCATTGGCAGTACCAAGGCCACTCTCAAGACCATTGATGTTGATGTTAGCTCCACCAAGGCCTGAGCCAAGACCGGAAGTTCCACCTAGAAGGCCAGTACTTCTGCCACGGCCCCAAAGAGCCCAAGCTCCAAGAGCTGTACCGATAATACCAAGAGTAAGGCCAGCGTTGGCCTTTCCATTGATATCTCGTCTGCCATAACCAGCACCGTATCCATACCTATCACAGTACTCAGCAGCAGGAATCTCCTTTACTTTTTCTTTTTCGATAATTTCCATAATACAAATTTGTTGTTATTTTTTGTAAGCTTACAGGTGCAAATATATGTATATTTCAGGAGAATACCTAATAATGCTAAGTAAAATAAAAAACGCTGTAAAGTATTGAACCTTACAGCGTTATAAAATAAGAATTTAGCAACTAAATGCTAACCGAATAAATCCTTGGGATTCTTCCCTATATGCTTATAGAAGACATCAGCTATCTTGTTATAGATGTACTTGAGAAGATAAGCATCCACTTCGTCATTATCCCTTTGAGGAGTATATCCTATATTTGCCCAGATGTAGTTTTTAACATGCTCAGCCTCATGAACTATAGTCGAGGGGTGGTGGCTATCTATAGCTACTCCTATAGGATTATAGTTATCAGAGGTGAATGTCAACCCCTTAGAGGGTCTTTGGTCCCCGGTAATGTTCTCTAACTCAGACTGTTCATCAAAGATATATATCTTAAGTATTATATCAAATATTGGAACAGTCAGTCTTCTATACGTTATCATTTTATTAAAAATTTAGTTTACCCTAGATCCTCTAGATTTACAGGCTCTTCAGGATCAGGTTCTGGAGGTGCAGGTATAACCGCCTCTGCCCACATAGGCAGACCATCGTCATAAACCCCTACACAAGCCCACCCCTTTGAGGGTAGTAGCTTCTTTACAGTATCCGCAGACAGGAGAGTATCCAGATAGGCTGTTTTTACAGTAGCAGCTGTTTCTATAGGGAATCCTAAATCTTCCTTTCCGGCAAATGTAGAGTTACCTCCTGTTTTTTTGTATAACAGGAGAATCTCCTTAATGTAGTACTCAGTTGAGGCCCCCGTGCCGTCAACCTTAACAGGCCTTGCCCAGATAGCACTATCAGGTGCATAGGCTGGCTCACTTCTTGAAATAATTACAGGGATAGTCCTATTTCCTTCTCTGTAATTTGAGTTGTCTCGTATATTCATCTAATTCTTTCTTAGAGTAAAACAACTCCTTGAAACCAATTTTCTTCTTGCCTTTAGGTAATTTGCCAGCACGAACGTGGTTATCAAAGGTTGCCCTACTGATGTTTAAATATTTGCATGCCTCCTATTTGCTAATGAGTTCTTCTTTGTCTGTGTAGTGCTTTATCACATCTACTAACTCAATAGCTTCACTTTCTGTTAAATTAGTATTACCAGAGTCTATGCTATCTGCTAATTCTCTTAACAGTTTGGACAGTATCTTAAGAATCGTTTCTATCACCATGTTTTAAGTAATTATATATGGTAAGTATCAAGAACAATCCTGCCAGGAATATGTATATAAGTAGTAGGCTCATATCTACTAGTGGTAACTTAAATATCTTATCTATGAAGAATACTATTCTATTAGCTACCATGTAATGAAGTATCATCCTATGATACTTACAAAATTTGAAGGCATATGACATTATATACATTGGTATCAAAGTCATGACAGAAGTACCAAATATGTAGTCCAGTAGGAAGGTATCTATACCAATAAATAACAATACTATAGACAGCAAATCTACCAGAGCCACTATCGGTGGTATGTACTTGACACAAACCAATGTCAATTTATGTGATAGTTTGTTCATTTTTGATTCCTCTGTTCCCCTTTGATACTTTCTGTTGAGAAAGGGAACTGCTCCTTTTACCCTTCTTACCTTTACCTTTTCTTTCAAAATATCCGCCCAGACTGAACCATGATGGCTTGCTCCTTTCAGGATCTCTTAAAGGATAAGCCGATGGCCCCACAGGGCCCTAAGTAGGTCTTGGTCTTGCCATATCAATATATTTTTATTGTCACTGTCTCTCCTCTATCAATGGCCTCTTTTATCTTCTTAGTAAGCTCGACTTCATACTTAGTGGAACTTGTAACCATGCCCTTGATAGTATTTTTACCTACCAGAATACACCCTGAGGTATCCTTGGCGTAGTTTCCCCTATGAATAAGAACCCCCTCGAATTCAGGTACATTTTGTAACCTTGGGAGTTCCCGACCGAAACGGGGAGAAACACTGACGGTTACCTTATATTCTCCAAGGGGTATGCAGGTAGTACCAGGTATCTTTTTCTCACCTGCATCAAATCTCCCATTTCTGTTGATATCTCTGTTAGTATCCTCCAGTGTATCACAATAGTAAACCCCATCTATGTAGAGCTTCCCTATTGTATATTCAGAGGAGAAATATGTTCTATTTAGCTGTAGTTTCATGTTTTCCCTCTAATATTTCTTCCAGAGTATCTGGTGTATAGTATTCTCTTTTGGGGCACTGCTTCACCAGGCAAGCATCATCTATCATCCTATCGACGATCAGCTTGAGTGCCCTTATTTGTTTTGCCTGCGAGGTAACTTCTGCCTGAAGTCTGTCTATTCTTTCGTTATAAAAAACATCTGCTTTTTTGATATAGTCCATTTGCATGGAAGCAATCTCAGCATTGGTTCTTCTACGACCCAGAGCCCAGCTTACAATAGTAGAGACCACACCTATTATGGCTATAATTATTTCTGTACCCATACTTATTTTCTAATTTCAACAAACCTCGACACCGAATCTCTTGCATAAGGATTATTTTCGTGCACATCAACCTTAAGCACCTTATGCTTTTTTTGGAACCATCTCCATAAGAAGAACTTTTTCCGAGGCTTTATAGTCTCCTTATCTTCATGGATGGTAATATAATTGTCCAAAATGATTTCTGGCCTAGAGGCTATTATATTAGGATACTCCATATATAAGTTCTGCTTAAACCATTTATCCCCGAAGGTAGTATCCATCCTAAATTCAGGATCTGAAAATATAGTATCCCTCAATCTAATGGTATCAGGCTTTGATACAGTGGTAAGTCTGTATTGAAGGGATTTTATAGTCTTATCCTTAATCTTGGACTCTTTAGCTACCTTATACATCCGGTTAACTACAGAGTCTCTCTCCTCTTTTATTTGGGCTATGGTCAGTAAAAATACCCTCTTATCATTCTTAAGAGTAGAGTTCTCTGAAGCATATGCCTTTAGATTGGCATATGCAACAGAGTTCTCTTCTTTCAGACTTTGGATAGTATTAAACATTTCATAGCATAGTCCACTTAAAGCCAAGATAATAACTGCCTGTATAAACCATGCTTTAATCTTCATGTCCTTAACTTGGTAACCCGTATATTATTATATTTGCGACAGCTCCATTCTGTGTGAAGTTAGCGGAATTTCCAGCACTGCCTGTAATTTCCAGATGAAGTGCCGGGTTATTTGTACTTCCCCCTGTGCAACTTAGTCCCAGAGACAGCGGATAGCCAAGTATGTGGCTTTCCAGACTTCCTACAGCTATTATATTTTTCAGGAAACTATTAGGATAATCTCCTATATATATAGTATCTGTAATCTTGTCATTGGTTATCACAGCATCATCTGGTGAAAAAGTTACGGTACCTATGGACTCTGCTATCTTCACTCCCCCTGATAAAGCGGGGCTAAAAGTGACCTTTATCACAGCAAGGACAGGTAAAGATTCACCAAACGGATTAGGCTGAGGTAATGCTACATAATCATTCCTAGCTGTATTGTATCTTATAGAGAAGTCTGAGACATTAGTCACGTATACTTGTCCATCTGCTCTCTTTCCACCACTTGGGATTTTAACTATGCTATCAACTCTAAAAAGATACTGTAAAGATCCCCCAGGAGGAATACTTATGTCACGTACAGTAATAGGTTCACCCAGGGAAGATCCATTATAAGATATCTTTCCGTTGATCTCTACAACTGTTAAAATAACATCGGCATTGTTTATAATAGCTCCTTCATATACCTTACCTACTGACAGGTTATTCTTAATAGGGTCAGGATAGAATGTATACTCACTGATTAGAGTGGGAGGATTACTAATTGATGAATACAGGTCTTTGACAATATATGTATCATCTACCTCTGTATACTCTCGTGCAACCCCACCTTTCAGCACCAAGCTATTTAATTCAACACTGCCATTTTCATTGAAGGTTATCTTACCTCCGGCCATGAAACCTGCCCCTGTGAGGAAGTTAAAGGCTATGTTAGGTATAAATGTCCCCCCCTTAGGATTCTCAGGATCAAAACTTTCCCAGTCTGTACTGGGGGATCCCAAGGTATTAGTACCAGCTTGGCTAATCATCCAGTCCCCTTTGAAAACCACTGCGCCAAGCTTAGCTTGGGATGCTGTGATTATATTTTGGATAACCATATCATTAGCTATTATAGATCCATCAGCTTCAAACTTGATCTTACCGGCTGCCAGATGTCCTGCTCCTGTCTTGTAGTTTATCATTACATTGGGTAGGAATCTGTACTGACAGTCTGGAAGAGCTGCTCCGGGATCAGATGGATTAAAACACTCATAATGAGTGCTGGTACTATTGTTGGTAGGATCTATTCCTTGTTGACTATACATATAGTCACCATTGAAGACTGCTGATCCTACAAGGGCATTGGGAGTTACTAATATCTTGGTGAAAATAGCCTCGAATGCTTCGAACTTGACCCAGTTTCTGTTACCAAGGGCTACATCCTTTGCAGGGGTATCTCTATCAGAGCTTTGACTTGTACCCAGCCAGTATGAGGTATTAAGCACATAATAGTTACCATCTTCCATGTCAAGAACGTAAGGAGCGGTGTTTTCAGTTACAGCATACCTTACAGTCTTCTCATAGATACCCATAGGATATACTACTTGTCCTTTTTGTCCAGGCTGACCGGCTTCTCCAGTTACACAGAAGGGAGGCTGCCACTCGGTGACAAGTGTATTACCCTCTTTTATTGCATAGGTCATCCATACAAAGGGTGTCTCTTCTGTAGGAGTAACTGATAATGCCCAGTTATCACCAGGACTGTTGGGATTACTTGCATCAAAGGCGGGTCTTTGCTTGTTGCTTGCAGACAAAGCAAACATATAGATATAACCACTACCATCTTCACCATTGGTTCCAGGTTTGCCTGTAATGGGCACTGCCTTGGTCCACCCCTCACTGGATACCTTTCCAGTAGTTCCCATGATAGTAGCCTTAGACATCCACCAGAGCATTCCACCTGTAGGCTCAGAATCAGGACCATCCAGCCAACCTGTGCTGGAAGGGGGTACAGGATCTTGAGTAGTAGGCCTATCCGGCTCAGTTGCACTTAGCTTGAATACATAGGAGGTCCAGTCCCCATTGATGCCATTGACACCATTAGCTCCCTCTAAACCTGTAGATCTGGATGGCCCCTGCCAACCTCCATCTACTACGCCTTCACTCTCAGAGTCATTAGGATCATAATCCTTGATTCTTGCCTGTATAAACCACACATATTTATAAGTACTGGTTATATTGGGCATAGTGAGAGACCACCCTGAAGGATTTCTTTTAGTACCTGAAGGAGTGCTTGCTACGGGGGCATCATAAGTACCCAGGCTCCAACGAACCTCTATACTTACTCCTGGGATACCAGAGACACCCTGAGGACCTTGGGTCCCAGTAGCACCTACTGGCCCTACATCTCCCTTTGGTCCAGGGATAGTTACACATGTAGGGTCACTCCATGCTTGAGCCATACTGGTATTATCCGGATTGACAATACCTGAGGTCATCCATATATACTCTCCATCTCCTCTTTCAGGCTGTTGGGTTGACCACACAACAGAGCCAGTACTTGGATTCCTCTTGGTCTTGTCGATGGCAGGTGGAGTAAGGTAGCTGTTATTCTTGGTCCATCTCAGCTCAGACATCTTTCCATCCTGGGCTGTGCCATCCTTACCATTAAGAGGAACTACCCCTCCCCATTCCCTTATCCTACCAGTAGCACCGCTGACTATACCTACGCACTGCCACCATGTACCAGAGGAACTAGTAGGGATTATCTTCCAATCTGTTTCCTTGGTGAACATAGAAGGATCCGGTTCAGTAGGAGGATCAGGGATAAGAGTACCTTCCGTATATACTGTAAAATTGTAATCTGGTAAAGTAGGAGTCTTGCCAGGTGTACCACTAAGCAGGAATGGCCCCTGCCATCCTGGTTCCACCATAGTATTGTTGGATCTTATTGATCCTGATATAGCCCAGAGGACCTCATCTCCTGTGGTGTCTGGTTTTATAGCAGACCAGCCTGAACCAGGCTCTGCATTCATCGGTTCAAATTGAGGTATTGTAGAAGCACTGGCAGTCTTTATATACCTCATCTGAGCTGTAGCACCAGGTTCTCCATCAGAGCCGTCGTAAGAGTATCTAGCCCAAAGACTCGGAGAGGAGAAACTCCCCCAGACACCATTCTCACTAGTTCTCTTAGAGACCCATTCAAACCTATAAGTATAATCCACCCCGACGGGATCATCCGTCCATGGTTCAGGAGGATTATCATAAGGTGTAGATGCCGGAGGTACAGCAGGTACCTTAGATTTCTCCTCTGATTCTGTCCTTGTATATATGTATTCTACACCAGGCCCATCCTTACCGTCCTCACCATTAAAGGAATACTTGGACCATAAAGAAGGGGATGAATATGCATTCCATACATTTCCTGACTTAACTCTTTTAGAGGTCCATTCATAAGGGAGATTTCCATCCGGGCCTACAGGATCATCTGTCCAGCCACTAGGAACGAAATCATCTATGTTTTCCCCAACTGGGGTATTGGGGGCCTCATATTCTTGAGTCCTGGTAAAGATATATTCTATACTTTTACCATCCTCACCGGGAATACCTTGTATACCCTGCTCACCAGTAAGCCTTATAGGATTAGACCACTGTCCTTCAAGAGTGCCATCTTTAAACTGTCCTATAATCATCCACAGGTACTGGCCTGATATGGGATTAGGGACAGTATCTGTCCATGCGGAACCCGGGTCTAGATTATTTCTGTTCAACTCAGGGGCCCGATCATATACATCAGATACTGCATATTTGAAGTTGTAATAGTCAGAAGCCACTCCGTCCTCACCTGTAGCCTTTATCGGAACAGACCATTGACTTACTGTGTTGGTAACTCCTACTACTACCCCAGCACTCATCCACCAGATACCAGTAGCATCAGGTGCAACGACCCATTGGTTACCATTATCCATGAAGGGCGGAACAGAGGTACTTTTTGGAGTAGCCGGTTGTGTATTACCCTTGTAAAAGGCAAATATAGTATAGTTAGGGGATGTCCCAGGTGCTCCTGTATCCCCCTTATCACCTTTCTCCCCCTTTTCCAGAACAAACTGGAATCTAAGAACATTATCTACTAACTCTATGTTAGCGTCTGAGGTAGGTCCGGTAACAACTCTTGTTACTGTAGCATCTTCGATGCCACCTCCACCGGGTGCAAAAGCTTTTACAGCTTCTTTAAGATTAACCCTCCTGTTAACATATGTGCCGTCATTAGTCTGTCTGACTATTGCAACATCATCACTGTCTACAGGAGAAGACTCCTTTGGGAAGTCTGAATCAGCCTTACCCCAGATTCTCAATTTCTTGGCAATCTCAATAATGTCTTGTCTTGTAAATTTCATAATATTTGTTTTAAATCAGGTGCAGGGCTTTTACACCCCACACCTGAAACTTTTATCGGTCTATAAAGAAGCACTTGAGAATGAGATGGTTTCAATAGTACTTAAAGTACTTGCCATCATATCAAGTGTCAACCTCTCCATAGTAGAATTACCACTTATCCTATAATAGTAAATATTGGTACCTTCCTGATAGCCAAATTGGAATGTTTTGATAACGTTATCAGTCATAGCTATCTTCACAGGCCAACCCATCTGCATATAGGCACTTCTTTCAGAATCAATGCTATCTCCAAGGTAACTTTTATCCAGAACCAGCACAGATTCCAAGGATAAGGGTTCTCCTGGATCAATTCTATCATTATCTACCCATATACTAGAGTTAGTGACTTTTCCATCTATCCATATAACAGATTGACTTACTCTTCCAAGATCAGGATTGAATCCCTGGAAGTACTTGTACGTATCTGTACCTGCAGCACCGCCTGGAGCGGCTTCTCTAGTTGCAAAGAGAAGATAATAATTATCTATGCCTGCAGCATTGATATTATGGACCCTAAGGATATCTGCTCCTCTTACAAGTGCAATCTTATCTGAGGAAATTTGGCCCGAATTAATATCAGAGCTGTCAAGATCAACTACTTTCAACTCCCCCCCCTGGAGTGCTTGAGGTTATATCGGACAGAGCTCTGGTCAGATAGTCATATGTAATGGTATATACTGTTATAGTCCCGTTCACAACAGCGAAAGCTGAGAATGTGATGGTATTATTATCAGTAGTCGTTCTATTAAATACCATATTACTATAAGGAGGAAGGGCAGTCCCCTCAATTATCAATATTACGGAACTTTGTAGGGCGGTACCTACTGCCGTGCTAACAGTAGTGCCTAAAGAAGCCCAGGGAATAGTATTCGTTCTATTATCCTCTATACCTACAACTTCCAGACTAACAAATTTCCTGTTAGAAACATGATATCTTAATACTTTGAGACGTCGCTTATCTATAGGTGCATAGAAGTATACCTGCCCACTAGTACTCCAGTCATTTTCCTCAGAAGGTAAGAATAAATGGGGCTTAGAGTCTGAATCTAATAGTATAACAGTACTTGCCTTCTTCAAGTCTTCATGCCAGGAAGCATCAATAGCTGAACCCCCGACCCAACTCTGAGATATTGTAAAAGTATTGTTCTCTATGTTAGCTACGAAGTTCTCTTTGAACTCGTCTGAACTTTTACCCCCTCCAGCTTTGGTGTAATAATCATAGGGAGTATAACCCGTTACTGTCCTGGCCATGGGTTTGTTACTCTGTAGATATATTAACCTGGAGTCATGATCAGTAGCACTATTCTCCCATGCCCTGAAGACTACTGTAGCATCACTATTAGTTCCTGTCCAACTTGAATAATAATCCCTTAGGAAAATAGTTCTAGCCCCACTATTAGAAGTATAGATTACTTTGGAGGCATTTTTGAACTCAGCAAGTTTAGAGGATGACATCTCCACATTCAGCTCGGACTCACTTATAGATACAGTATTAGGTTCCTTACCAGATACATTGATCGAACCTATATTTTCAAGCTTCTTTTGTACTATAGAGTAACTCAGCCTAGTAAAGCTGCTAGTGCCTTCGAAACCATACCATACCAAAGATCCTGTACTGTTATCGGGGTCGAGAGTGCCTGTCACCCTGAACAGCATTTGTGGAACATAACCTGTAGTAGTATCATCAACCAGAACCAAAGTAGTAGCAGACCTCAGTTTAGCATCCAAGGTGTTATCTACAACAGTACCTATTTGAGATCTGTTAACTTGTACCCAGTTAGCTTCCTGAGAAGCCACAAAAGAAGGAGCAAATTCTGAACCTGGCTTACTCCCTCCCTTACTATTGTAATAATAGTATACATCTGGATAAGTTACAGTTGTGCTTGTAAGTTTCTTGGTTGTAGGATTATAGGATAACCTTGCAAAGCCAGTACCATCATACCATCCATAAAATACGGGATCTTCTAATACATGGTATATTCCACTGAATATAGCTAGTCTGCCATTCTCCATTTTTAGAACAATGGTACCTATGGAATCCAGTCTGGCCGCAACAGCGTCACTAACAGGATTAGCAAGATCAGACTGATTAAGAACCAGGGTATTATTGCTGAACAGAGTCGCATAGTTAGCATTAAATGTATCTAGGGTCTCCTTACCTCCTACAGATGTATAATATACACTGGGAATTACAGCTAATTTGTTTTCTAATGAAAGCATGCTGGTGGCTATAGTAAGGTGGACTACCAGCCAGCTGGATGGATCATTGAAAATAAACCAAGAATAGGTATCCGCTGCAGTTGTCCTCAAGCCTATATATGGATAATCCCTATTGTCTCTCTGCAGAATAACTATACTGCTTGCTTTAAGTCTCTCTACAAGAGAGGCTGGCAAAGCAGTATTTATCTGGTCATCTGTGATATAGACAGCCCCATCTTTAGCATGCTCTGCCATCCAACGATAGAAATCAGCCTTATCCAGAGTATTACCATATTGATTTAGTGGGCTATATCTGAGGGAGTCTTCAGCCATCGGGTCTGTTGATACAGCTGACAGATATCCACTATTATACTCATAGCGAACATACCCTACTGTATCGCTATCAAGAACGTTATAATAGAGTCTTACAAGTGAGTTAGTAGATGATGTCGCAGAATACACTGATACTTTACCTGTACTTTCCTGCACTATCAGAAGGCCTGATTTAGACAGGGCCTCTTTCATGCCTGCATCAGTGATAGTGGTACCCAGAGCACTATTTGGAACCACTGCTATAGGAAGTTTCGTCAGATCTGAGAAATACTTGAATACAGCAGTTTCATCCAACTCTCCCCCTGCTGCTGTATAATCTTCCTGAGACCACCCATCCGGATTCATCTTCGATTCCAGAAGGGCACTTAGTGCAAATGTTCCCGTATCATAGGTGATATAGGAGACAGTACTATTACCAGTATGAGTTATAAAGCTCTTTTTGGGGGCATTACCGTCCCAGTTAAGCTCCAAGATTCCACCATTATCACTCTTGATCAGAAGAATCTTACTAGCTTCTGCCAGAAGATTTCTCATTTCAACATTAGTGATTACTTGGTCCAGCTCAGTTTCCTCAACAGGGACTACTCTTGAGAAGGTATTGTATACTAGCCACTTATATAGATCCTGTTTACTGAGTGTGCCACCAGCGCTCTGGTACTCTTCAATAAAGAGAGCTGTATCTGCTACTTTTGCATACTTGATTGCAGATAAAACACCTGTATCAACTCTATAGTCTATATAATAGAAGAACCCCCATGACATTGGACATATGAATTTGATATATGTATTAGCGGAATAGTCCCCCCTATTAAAGACTAGAAGGCTTTCATCAGGCCGCTTAACAAGTATGGTGGTAGCTAAATTTACTTTTGTCTTCTCATTTTCATCTGTAAGTGTTGTATCCAGTTGATCTTGGGTGTAATACAATACATTTTCTGTAGATACTGTAGCCAACCAATCCACCAGATTATCTCTGGTTCTGGTCCCAAGTGGCTTAGCAGAATATTCTGAGTAACGCAGAGCATCTGGAAGCAAGGAATTACTAGTCTTCTGCAACCTGTAAGTTTGTATGTTATAGAGTAAGGAGCCTTCCTCGTTTTTAGATGTAAGGGAGTGCCATACCCTAAGAGCAGGATCTTCTACATACCCATTGGTGTAATAGGGAACTGCAATTCCAGAGTCTTCATTATATAGCATTACTGTAGTAACGGTAAGCAGCTTACTCCGTATATTTGCATCTCCCACAACCTTACTCAAATCAGACTCAAGCAGCCATACTGCATCAGACTTGGATGCGGTAGCAAGCCAGGCATATAGATCTGTCTTTGATAGGCTACCCCCTGCTTCACCATACTTTCCATAGAATAGGGCATCTGGGGCATTAACACTATAATTTGTACCAGACAGCTTGTTGTTATCTATGTTAAAAGTAATAGTCAGTGCTCCTGAAGTAGAGTTACTGTTTATGAATGTGATTACATTTCCACTTACAGATCCTCTCAGAAATTCCTTTATACCAGCAGATTCAAACTCTATTACCAGCTTAGAGGCATTCGTGAGTCCAGCTATATCATCAGGCTCTGTATATGTCTTGTTTAGCTCTGATTCCTTCAGAGTCACCACCTGACCTGTAGAACTAATCTTCTCAAATGTAAGATTTCCAGTAGTACCCCCAATCTGGTAAGTATCTATCTGACCGTTGGGAAGAAGAAAAGATATTGACTTGCTGGGATAATCAATATTGACTACTCCAAGCTGCAGGGTCTTTCCTGCATCGTAGTCCAGCCTGTAGACTATATTATTGTATAGTCCCCCGTTAGAGATAGCTGAATTTATGCCAGCTAGATTACCTTGGTTTATTGTACTTAGATCATAGGGATCAGATATAAGTCCCATATAAAGAGGAACTACCCTGTTCTCAAGGGCCTTGATCTTTTTATTGGTATCCTCTCCGATATTGATCCAATTACCGCCTGAAGACCATCTGTAGATATCACCGCCAACGTACTTGAAATACAGCTTATCCAATGCAGGTTCCTCTATAGACCAGTCTTCTGGAGAGTTGTTCTCATTAAGTCTCAGTACCTTGTTATTATACTTAGTCTTATAAGGCTCTACAGTAGACTTTGCGATTATAGTTTCACCCCTTCCAAATTGAAGTGTTACGGCTTTTTCCTGCTCAGCACTGTCTATAGTTATGAAATCATGGAAATCTATGATGTCCTCCACGTAAGATGGGAGCTGAGAAGCAGGTACCTTCCCGCCTACAAGATCAGCCTTACTCTCAAGGTCTGACTCATAAGCCATGGACTCTTCCTTCTCAGGGGTTGCTACTATAGGCCTTCTCTTTGAATTAAGTATCAATGGGAATTCCTGATCGCCAAGGGAGACCGAGGCAAAGGATTCTTCTACTGTGAATACATCCATACCAAAACCATCTTCATTGCTTTTGGTAAGGGTATTGAGGCCTGCTATATAATCCCTGTCATTAGGGATTATTATATCTTCTACGAGAGAAGACCATTTTTTGGTAGCACTGTTGTACCAGATTTTAGGTGACGGGCTGTCACCTTGTAAAAATGTTACATTGATAGTCTTTAAAAGATCCGGGGTATTTACAAATATGCGTAACCCATAGCCACCTGAATTTATATCTCCTATAGCAAGGGATCCGTCTATGTTAGGATCTACGTCTGTTTTAGTAGTATCCACTTTAAGAACATACCCCCTAAGATTCATTCCCTCCTTTATATCCGTGATGGGAATAGATTTTTTGTAAGAATCAACTTTACCAATAGTGGGAGTCTTTTCCCCACTAGTACCTTGTAACTCAGCTCCGGCTCTCAACCTAATATTGCCATCAATATCGGTGTAAACCAAGTTATCAGGAAGTTGGTCCATGGGAACCTTGCCATCTATCAAATCAGCTTTTTTTGCTAGAAGATCAAGGATCTCTTGCTTGTCTGTACCTACGGGCTCCCAGCCTGATGGCCCGTACTGCTCCAGAACCAGAACCCCATCTCTTCTATGAAGCCATAGAAGATTGCGGTTAGGTTCATCAGGAGTAAAGATTATTTGTTTTCTCATAATTTAAAAACAAGGGGGAGCCCCCCCCTGTCACTTAGTATTTGTCGGCTTATTCAACTGTTTCTCTTTTAATCTGGCATCTGTTTTGGCTTTATCCTTATCAAAGGAAAGTCTCTCCTTATCTAGTTTAAGCCGCTCATCAAACTCCCTTATCTTCTCTGCCAAGTTAGCCTTGGCTTCAGGGGAGTATTCTATTTCATCCTGAGCCTCCTCCTTCGCCTGAGCTTGTATCTGGGCTATAAGGATCTTAGTCTCATTGTCCAGCTCATTTTGACGGGCCTTCTGATCCAGCTCTGCCTGTTTCATCTGCATCTGAGCATCCACCTGTTGCTGTTGAGCCTCAAGTTGCTGTTGCTGAGCCTGAGCTTGTCTTTCTTGTATAGACCTTTCATCTTTCTGAACAAGGCGTTTCTTCTCAGCAATAGAAGAAGAGCTATACAGATCCATGATAGTTGAGAATGATAAGGTCTGGTTCTGTAGAGCAGCCTGAGCGAGTGTACCAAGTTTGCTATTGAGCTCCTGTGAAGCAGATGAATTATCTACTACCAGCCCATAATCAGCCTCAGCAAATTCATCCCCATCAATTTCCATTATCTTGGAAGACATATCAGACAGTATATACTGGAATTTCTTTTTCTGTCCTTTAAGTGCTATTTTAGCAGTTTCAAGGAAACATTCCAGCGCCCTTTTCTTTACATCTTCATGTATTACAAACAGCCACTCAGTTATATGAGAGGACTGTAGTGTAGCCCTTTCCACTCCTCCTACAGTTTCTCTGCTGCTGACCTGTCCTTCTCTCTGCTTGGAAATGCCCGCTACTTCAGACATCTCCATCTTGATAAATTCAAGAAGATTGATATGTTGTTGTATGTAATTACCAGTCTCAGCATCAATCACCCCTCTTGAGTTGGCGGCAAAGGCACCCGCAAGCTTACCTGTTGCAGCACCTATGTTACCCTCTTTGAATGAGTTCTTTACGGCAAGATGGTTTACTTTGGCATAGTACATCCATTTCTCTACATCCCACCCCTCAGGGACACTTGCAAGATCCAATTCCATGATCTTGCCCCAGTTAGAAGCAATAGCCTTGTTCAGCCGATCATGAATAGCATCATACAGATAATTGTAGGATTTCATCATGTCAACCAAGGAGTAAGCTCTTTGATCCCCAAGATTGTATATAGACCCCACAATACCGAAATGGCATCTGGATGGATTAGACAGTCTATTGTATTGTATAGGTCTGGGGCGCATATTCACATAGATCTCACGACCTATTTTGGTACCCTCCCAGGCCTCATTAATCCACATTATCTCTTCCTCCTCCCCCAGGTCCTTGTTAGCTATATAAGTTTCAGGATAGAAGTTGTAAATAGCCTCCCCACTTATAGGATCGTAGGATTTGACCTTCTTTATTTTCCTTTTGGACTTCCAGTACATTCTCAGCACTCGTACATTGCCGGCTGAGTCATAATACAACTTACTAGCTCCAAAGGTACCGAAGGGAACGAAAAGATTCTCTATGTCAAGAAATTGAGGATCTACAAAGTCAGCATAGACAAAGTTATCACGTTCATCATAATTGTCCATGCCATCTGTAGTCTCTCCCTGATTCGGTAAATCCTCAAGGTATTTTATATCCTTGGGAGTCAATACATCATAATAAGTATCTATGATACGACCTGGAGACCAATAGTCCTCCAGTATTATTATATCTGCATCTTCTATTTTTGTAGAGAATCCCGACTTGAAAATTCTTACCTTCATAGGGTTGAGCTTCTCTATAACAGGCTCACCCCCTACTATGTCACACTGGTATATTTCCTCCCCTACAGCCATGGCATCCATGAAGCCTGTATTGAATATAAGGGGAATGTTATATTCCTTTGAATAGTGATTGAGCAGCGCGTTGGCTCTGATCTCCTTCAGATCCTGCCACTCATAGGTATAATAATCATTGAGTTTCTCCAATTCTGCATTAAACTCATCTTCCGACTGAGCAGTATTCTGAACTATCTCCTGTAACTTCTGAAAAAGCTCCTGTTTCTTGGTATTCTCTATCTCAGAGATTGCCAGTGGATTGGTAACTACCACTCTGAAGTCGAACAGTCTCTTGGACTCTTCACCTCTGAGTACATTCAGCTTAGAGTTCATGATGGGATAGTGCTGAATCCTGTCAGGAATATATCCTGCACGTTCACGTGAGGGATTCAGGATAAGTTCCATGTCACTCAAGTGAACCTTACCATTCAGTAAGTCATAGTTAATCCTCTTGTGCAATACCGACCTTCTTACAGGACTATAGTTGAAGAAAGTTCTTGATTCGGCCCAGTCGAGATGCTTCTTTCTCCACTCATAGCCTTTGCTATTGAATGAGAGCTGTTGCCTGGGCAACTGAATAAATTGGGCCATTACATATAAGTTTTAATTTTTCACAAATATAAGTAAAATTATTTATTTAAGCAATAGTCTAAACGAAATATTTATCATATAGAGAATTTTGCCTAAATTTACTGTTTTACCCGATTACAGTCTTCTGATAAGTTGGAAGTTCCTCAGTATCAGGGGCTCTATACTCCCTGTAGTTATTACTGAAAAATGGATCGTCTGCCAGAGTCTTGGCTTTACTAGTTTGCATCCTATTAGTATCCCCACCATACATGATCATCCTGTCTTCACGAAGAAGCATCAGCATACCCAAAGAGGATACACGGTCGAAGTTACCCTCATTATTCCACTGGGCCAGCTCCTTGATCAGTGCCCTCTGTCTTAATCTATAAAGATTAGGTATCTTAGTTTCTACCTGCTTACCATCTACTTCTGTAGTTACAGCTACAGGTTTGAGAAGCCAGTCACGAATCAATGTCCTTGCAAAATTATTGATAGGTAGGGTAGCTTGAGTTCCTTTTGATTTGTTTCCATAGAGGTTACCCTTCACCATGTCTCTATCTTTAAGATACTCTAATATATCTGTAAGAAGATAAAGGGAATTCATCTTACTGAAGTAGGCAAAAATACCCTTCTTGTTATTCTCATAGTTAAGGCGAGCATTATAAAACAGACATAATCTTCTTAACTGCTCATAGTAATCTTCTGCAAATTGAGGCCTTCCTGTATATTCAGCTACTATCTGATCAGTCCAAAGATCCAGCACAAATGCTGATTGTAGAGAGGTGGTTTCCGAGGAATCATCATCCACCGGGTCACAGGATGCTATGTATCTTCCATTAGGAATTATATGTACCCCCTCCTCCCCAACAATCTTCTGGGGCATAGTAAATATCTCTACAGCACCATCCAGCTTGTTATCCTTATGAGGAAACTCACGTATAGGTGTGCCAACAGTAGGATTTAGTTCTATAGTTCCATTCTTAAGAACAAGCTCTCCTACATACACATCATTGAATTCAGATGGGTTAGAATCAATCTGTCCCAATCTTTCAAGTAGATCTGTTACAGGGAAGATATTATGCTTAGTTTTCAGAATGGCTTCTGACGGGGTAATAGGTACCTCAGCTATTGTCTTGACAATGGTATTGGGATCAGTAGAATTATATTTGACCTTATACCTGTCAAGCAGTATTTCTACAAGGGCTTTAGTCACATCCGATACCCCATCCTTATTATAAGCCCCCGCATAGTTCATGTATCCTGGGAAGAAGAACACAAAATAGGGCTTTCCCTGGGAAGCCTTATCAAAGACATTCGGTAGAGCATACATATCATAACCATTGGGATTATACATGATTTCCTGGGCACCTGCGAAATCAGAATCTTTATCTCCAGCGGTACCCTGTAAGTACATAATGCCGAACACTAGACTATTCTCTCTAACTGATGGCCTCATAACTGTATACAGATCAGTCAGATTAGGGAATGAACCAAACTCCTCAATACCTAAGAATACACTTCTTTTACCTCTAAGTTTGGATATATTATCCTTTGAGGTTACACCGAGAACTTCATTTTTGGTACCCATTTTAGTACCAGTTTCAAGATCTGTGTAGCCCATTATCCAATTCATCTTGTCAAGAGAGTTCTTAAGTCTTTTTGAGGGAAATTGAGTATTCTGAGCACAGAAGTCAATCATGGCCTCGAATTTATTCAAAGTACCATCCTTAGTCAGGTATTCTTTCTGATATGCTGTAACTGTACTTCTGGTATCTTTATAAGCTTTACTGTTCTCTCCCAGAACAAAATTATGTGCTAGAATAGAGGCCATACTGTATGACTTACTATTATGAGTAGTAATGAAATCTCCAATAAGAAATAGTCCATCCTCTCTGTCTACTGTCACACACTTACATCTCTCTCTATGTGAGAACTCAATAGATTTTATAGAGGTTTTATTTACCCTGCTATCAAGTTTCGGCCCTCTCTTTCCACACAGACTATTCTTTCTTGGTAGCTTAAATAAAAGGTCATTTGTGTAAATATAAACTATGTAGCACAGCTTCCCCTCTTTCCTTTCTCCCTTATATGTGTATTTAGGGGATCGAGTCCATCGAGTTGCATTATAACCAAGACTTCTGGCTATCCAACACACATCATCAGCCAGCTGTTTAGAGGAAGTGTAGAATTCTGGCTTCCCGCTGTCATGTATGGAACCATCCGTATCTAATAATCCAGCAAGTAACTCCAATCGAACTTCTCGGGAGTTATACTTATAGCAGTCCGGAATAAATTTAGTATCAGATACTTTATCATGTAAACCCAGCACTTTGGCTTTTTCTCCGAACTTAGGATAATCTATAAGCCAGCTCATTTTCGTATTACCTACCTTCTTAAAGATTCTACCTAAAACTCTCTGATATACAAATACATCTTCCGCTCTTGAGGAGAACTGAGCTTGGTTACCTTTACTTATAGTAAAGGCCCCGTCTCCCAGCATCAATCCAAGTAAATAAGGTTCAATAGGGGTCTCCTTATATTTATACTCCACCCCTTCTGAAACCTCTATAGCAAATCTGTTAGGAGATTTACTTTTAAGGATTTCCTCGGTAGTATATAGTTTATTCCAGTTCTCGCCATTCTTGTTTACCTTCCATAAATGTTCAAGAGTAGTATATACGCTTCTCCCATCCTGAAAAATCATTTTATATACATCATGCTCCTCATCAAATGGAATATCAATCACCTTAGTAGTTGACCCATCAGGGGCAAACAGTGTGTCCCCTATTTGTATATCTTTCCATACTCTTCTCCCCGTGGGAGTCTCTACTTCTTGAGAATATGCAAAAGCTTTACCTCTGGAAGCTAATTCAGCCCCGTTAAGAGCACCCTTCCAATTATTGTAGTAACCTCCATTACGGGCTTGATGAATATAGTGAAACCTAAGATAGATTCCTTCCCATACTCTTGGGAAATCTACCATACGGTCAGCTTGATTAGTGCCCTCACGAGCGACACTAAGTATGATAGGACAGTAGTTCAGATAAAAGTACATGGTTCCTGGGATCCACTCCCCATCTGAAGGCCTGACCATTCCTTCCCAGCATCTGTCCCGTTCCCTTCTTATCCACTTGCCATACTCTGAGTTAGGATTACCATTAGGTCTGAGAAAAGTATAGCACCCATGCTGTTGATAGTGTATGGCTGCCTCCCGGAAATAGTCCATGTCTTCAAGTATGTGTGGATTACATATGTCCACTATTATCTTGCCATCCTTGTCCCTAGGCCTATCCTTGGCATATTGTCTGTTAGGACTTATGAGTCTCTGGATAAAGGGTACGTTATTTATAAAGTCTAGAAGCTGGTCCCTCACCTCATCGGGCAAGGAGGCCAGCAACTCATCAGTTATGGGAGTCTGGTATTGGTTCAACTTCATTTCCATAGATTATATCCTTCCATTTGTTACCTGTTATCAGCTCTGCTATAAGTTCTGTCAGCATAATCTTAGAGGATTGCTGCCAATCATCTCTTGATGGATTATAGTTAATAGAGAACCCTCCTACTGGAATAGGCTTCTTACCAGGTCGCACATAACTTATTATCCATGTAGTCTTCTTCAGGTTTCCAAAGCTTCCCAGGGACTCAGTATAAGAGTGAAGCTTTAGATATCCCTTTGGAAAGTTATCAGGGACGTTCCCATCCACTCTAATAGTTTTGGCTCTATAATCCTCTATGAATCTATTAATTCCTTCAATTATTGCCTGCATCAGTCACCAAGATTATCTTCAAATATAGTTTTCTCACCTTGTCCCCTCATTCTTGAACTTTCAAGAATCTCCGAGTTCATAGCTTTTTCTGCCTCCATAAGACTCTTGATAACCTTAGGTACCTCAGCCAATGCTGAGGAGGCATCCTTTATAGCTTTCGGAACCTTTTCTGGTTCCATATCTTCAAACGATATAGATCTCAAACCGACCCGGATCCTTTCGATGGTATGCCTGGCATCCTCAATAAGAGCTGCTGCCGCTGAAACAGTAAGTTTCTGATACAGTTCCATAGCTTCTTGAATAAGCTTGTCCGGTTTCCAGGCATCCCTTAGGCCTTCCCCCTTCTTAATCTCTTCCAATCTTTCATCATCATCCATGATTATCTTATAATCTGAACGAGGATCACAGTAGAAGTAGATAAAAGAAAGTTCTTGGAGAGCTTTTCCTTTGTCCTCAGACTTATCCCTCTCCCATATTCTTCTAAATGGTTTCAGAGCTAGTGCTTCCGGAGAAATCACTACCCTATGACCTTCATATTTAAATAGTTTCATAAAAAGAAAGGGGAGACCATAAAGGCTCCCCTATAATTATTCTTCACCAGGCTCCTTGCCATCATCTTCGAAGTCATCTACGATATAGAGTATATCCCGCTCATCAAGCAACATCAGCTCCTTATTATCAACTTCAATGGTAGGGAAGTTAAAACCCACGATCTCATTTTTGTAGGATTCAAGATCATTACGAAGGGAGTTTTGCTTTACCTGCTTATATTTAGCATATTTAGCTGGATTGATGGCAATCATATCCCCAGGCTTGACAAGTCTTACCTGATTCCCTACCTTAAGTACCTTTTGGTACTCTTTTACCATGATCTTGGACTTATTGGGGTCAATTACATCAGACCCACTTATTTTCTCCGGTTCAGAGTACTTGTCAAAGGTGACAAGTATACTGGTATATACAGGAGTTATACTTTTAGCTTTTAACATCTTTCATTAATTCTGTTAGATATTCCACCCTTCTTCTTACTTTCTGTACCTTATCAAAGGTAGTATACAACTTACCAAGAGAGGGCAAGTTGAAGTTTGTCCTCAGCTTATTGAATTCCTCTTCACTAAGCTCCCCTTTAAGGGGAAGGATTTCTATATTATTCCTGATAAACTGCCATTGGGATAGATAAGCTGCCTTGACTACCTCAGGGTCAATACCCATCTCTAAGGCCACTTTAGCATAAATCTCCTTAAGCATTACTGTAAATCAAAGTATAACAATAATTTGAACTCCTTAGCATCTTCAGAAAGTTGGGGAATAAATCTTTTATTGATTTTACCGTCTACGATTAGTTTGTTCTTTCTAAGCTTACCCATAATGACTTGGAAGTGAGGTAGGGTCACATTACATTCCTCCCGTATCTTCTTCCTTATGTCTTCACTCATGACTACCTTATCCAGAATATCCTCATCCTTGATTACTTTGGTAAGTTCATACCTCTGCTTTACAAAAGCCGTAATCACATCAGTCTCTCTTTCCGTAAGTCCATGAATGGGTTGCAGGAACTCAAACCAACGTCTGAAAAAACTACCAGTCAGTGAAGCAGGAATTCTCACTATATTATCAATCTTAAGTTGGGAATTCCTGTTTTCCATACTACTCGTCTTTACCCTCTGAAGTATCGAACAGAATAAACTCCATCTCTTTGATGCACCTCTCCCTGAAATCAGGGGCTACTTCCCCAATCTCAGGAATATTTGTGATTCCGATCAGATAATCTAGCCTCTTATATGCAATCATCTCCTGGGCCTGTTGAAGCCGTGAAGACAGCACCTGATTCTGTGTAATAAGTTTCTGAACAAAATTAACCTGTTCAGGGGTCATGCCCTCCAACATTTTCTCTTCCATATTATTCAATATATTTATGTCCATATTTTTCGATATATTTGCTCTCCCAATCCTCTATACTGGAGGACTCTATCTCAGTACAGCCACATTTATCACAGAAGTCGGAATCTTCTACTCTTCGTACAGAAAGGGAAAGACACTGGGAGCAGTAAAACACAGGCTCCTTATTAAAATCCTGCACGCAATTTGAGTTCTCCATAAATATTTCTTCTTAATGTATTGTAGCTGTTGTGCTTTCTTGAGATATCCTTTCTATTGTTAAAGGGTCTCCTGGGTGCTACTATACCATTTTCTGATACAAGGCCTCTTTTGATAGCCCTGGCTATTGATTTAAATCTCTGCACACCATTGAAGTAATCCAGGTTTTGCTCAATGAACTTGCTCAGCTCACTATATCTTACCTCCTTACTTTCCCCTGTGTACTTATCTTTTTCAACCCTTATTATAGGGCTAATATCCTTATCTTTCATCTGTAATGATATAACTTGATGTAAATAACATTCCAGCCACTGAAATAGCATTCTTCAGGGCTGTGTAAACTACCTTAGTGGGATCTTGTGTAGAGGTTCTCATGGTTCCTAGGATATCCCCAGGTGTCTTGAGAATTTCAATCATGGCTCGCATTGCCAATTTTTCCTCAAAAACAACTGATTTTATTTCCTCTTCACGAAAGTAATCTGACAAGATCTTCAACGCTTGCCCGCCTCCCTGGACTACCCCTTCCTTAAGGGCAGCCTGTACGGCATGGATGACGTCATCTACCCTATCTTTAAGCTCAAGTAGTTCTGTTTCAGAGGATGCTCCTACGTGAATGTAACCTATACTACCGGAGAACATAGCAAGTCTCTCACTTACTTTGTCAGCTAGAAATTTGTTAGGCTGGGTACGAACCATATCTTCAAGATATGCCTTATGTTTCAGATAAGTATCCTTATCATATCTGAGGCCCTTGAACTCTGTACTTAGTCTTCCCACAGTTACAAGATCAGCTTCTCCGAACAGGTAGTCCTCATTCCAGTCCTTGTCCCCTGTAATTGCTCCTGATGCTATACCTAAATCTCTGAAGAAATCCTGCATTCTTTCATTGGAATAGGGTGCCTGAATTACACATCCCCCAACTAGATTTCCTTGGTATATATTGGTAAGGAACATTTCTGTTATTGCATTATCAACCTCAGGTACCATAAGCAGTACAGGCCTTACCTCATCAATGGCTTTCTGTAAGAAAGGTACCAGCTCTCTATACTCACGGATAGTCTTCTTTGAGATTAGTATGTAGCAGTTGCTCAGCTCTACTGCTGATTGACCGGTACAGAACATAGGAGAAGTATATCCCCTGTCAATAGACATTCCATCTACGATCTGAGTATGTACTCCAAGAATACTGGAATCCTTTACTGAGACTACTCCATCTTTACCTATCTCCGAGAATAGAGACACTATCTTCTCAGATAGTTCTGTATCTCCATTGGAGGCATTAAGAGCTACTTTCATAAGTAGCTCAGTATCAGTTTTATCTACTGGAGTAGAACTTTCCTTCAGTTTATCTATACAGATAGAGGTCAGTTTCTCCAACCACTGTCTGAGATAAAAGGGGTTAACTTTACCATCAGCCACCATATTATACCCTACCTCAGCTGCTTTTGCAGCCAGGATAGCTGTAGTAGTGGTGCCATCACCAACTTCCTTAAGACTCTTGATAGCAGCGTCTTTTACAAGAGACGCCCCTAGATTTATTAGGGGGGTACTAAAGGACATAGACTTAGCTACTGTTACACCATCCTTGGTGACATGGGGCTTTCCATCCTCATCCTCGATTATGACATTTCTGCCATTTGGTCCATAGGTGGACCCAACTACTTCTCCAACCAACTGCATTCCCTTCAGAACTGTAGCCAGACTGTTCTGATCGGTATAAACTCTTTTATCCATAATAAAAAACAATCCAGTTATTATCAGTCTGGATGATCTGAACTATATCCTCTTTGTTGATAGAATGTTCATTGACATACTTTACTATCTCCCATGAGGATGTAGCTGCAGCAGCTTTTAACTTTTTAACTTCTTCCATATTTCTCCAAATTGTAGCGCAGCTGGGATTTGAACCCAGGTCCTGGGGATATGAGCCCCATGAGGTAACCACTTCTCTACCGCGCCAATTAAAAGCAGCCCCTGAAAGAGGTGTATTTAGAATACACTTATGACACTTATCACTCTTATTCAGGATTTACCTGCTATGAGCAAGTAGACGGACTCGAACCGTCAAATCAACCTTGGAAGGGTTGCAGCTTACCATTAACCTATACTTGCCTATATGAGGTTTGGTACTCATCCAGCATTGCACTGACCTTCATCCACGGGAATCCCCCGATGAAACTCCTCAGATCTTAGGAGCGTCCAGATCTGGTAGAGCCCCCACTCAGAGTCGAACTGAGGTCACCTGCTTACAAGGCAGGGATTCTAACCACTAAACTATTGGGGCCTTGGTGTCCTGAGAGAGATTCGAACTCTCAAGTCATAGACGTCCCCTTTTAAGAGGGATGTGTTTACCATTTCACCACCAGGACATCCTATTCACCTAACTCAAAGAGGTACTTATACTTACCTACATTGAATATAAAGGTTTCAGTCTCTGACTTAAGTCCTACCCATACAGTATCCTTAGGCATATTCTCATAGAATGGAATAGTCTGATCCAAGATATATTTGATCAAGGATCCTATTCTCTGAACCTTGAAATATACACCCTGAATTACATCCATATCCATATGTCCCAGGATTCCTTGAGAGAACTCAGCTATTTTGTCCTGATACTCTGACACTTCATCCAGGAGATCATCAAGAATCTGATGCTCCTCCAACCTTTCCTCAACCGGCAGTTTCTTTGCTGCCCAATGGAGGTTCTTGATTTTAGTCTTGATTCCCTCAAGAACGTTAAGATAGTTGATAAAATATTGAAGGGCTCCAGTACCAGAAGTACTGCTTTGTTTACTAACAGGGTATGCCTCAAAAATGTCTTCTTCCATATTTGATTAATGATGTTACAAAGGTAAGTAAAATATCTGAAATATGCAAATATTTCAGTAAATATTTTTTAATAAATTTTATGTACCCCAAGTAGGATTCGAACCTACACGATTGCTCACCAGATCCTAAGTCTGGCGTGTCTACCTGATTTCACCATTGGGGCTTATATTGTGGATTTCCAAGGAATCGAACCCCCAGTCTGACTCCTTAAAGGGGAGCGGTTTTACCATTAAACTACAAAGGCATAGAGGTCCTGATAGGATTCAAACCTATGAATAACTGCTTTGCAGGCAGTCCCTATAAATCACTCAGGCACAGGACCGATAGTACTCACTGCAGGATTTGAACCTACGACCGCCAAGGTATAAGCTTGGAACTCTAACCGCTGAGTTAAGTGAGTAAAAGGTATATAGTGAGGCTCGAACTCACATCTGCAGGAACCACAATCTTGAGCTTTACCATTAAGCTACATATACAGTTGAGATAGCAGGACTCGAACCTACAACCCCCCTGAATATCAGTCAGGAACTCTAACCATTTGAGCTATACCTCAATTAAAGGGAAAGAAGCAAGATAGTAGCCACCTGCCCTATGACTCCCCCAGATACTGAGCAGAGCCAATCCAGCTTGTCCCACTTATTTCCCCATAGATGATCCCTGTATTCTAAACCTACAGTAAGACCTAGGGCAACAAGAATGCTGATAGCCCCTGCAGGAATAGAATACAAAAAGTATCTCCATCTATTGTTTCCAACAAACCAACTCATAATCTAAAAATTGCATATCCTTAAGGATTCGAACCTCAACCAATTGTTTTGGAGACAATTATGCTACCGTTACACCAAGGATACATAAGCGGAGGAAGTAGGGCTCGAACCCACGCGCCATTACTGACCTATCTGATTTCAAGTCAGACCCCTTCACCAACTTGGGTATTCCTCCTAATTGCTCTGTCATAGATTGGCGGGAAAGGAAGGAATCGAACCTCCATCAAGTGGTTAACAGCCACCCGTTCTAACCGTTGAACTACAAACCCAACTTGTAGGGGATATTGGACTCGAACCAATGACCCTCTGGATGTAAGCCAGATATTTTTGCCACTCAACTAATCCCCTATATGCTGGCCTCCAAATTTCAACCTTAGCCAGCGAGGTTTAACACCTTAACACCATGAAAAACTAAGTAGGGTAAACAGGATTCGAACCTGTGACTCCTTGCTCCCAAAGCAAGTGCGCTAACCTGGCTGCGCTACTACCCTATTTATGTTTGTTGCACCAGTCTAGAAACTGGGTAAATTTCTCAAACAGCCAACATCCTAGGAATCCTCCTATCAGGGCTACTGTAAATAACTTAATCATCGCGGAAGGCAGTGTACTCGAAACACATACCTTTGGTACCCATTGTTTAGCAAATAAGTCCGGAGCCTGCCCGGTTTACCTTCCTGTAAAGAATCGTCTCGTAGAGTAATAGCCAGAGTTTAGTTCTGGCTCAACTCCAACACACTTATAATAAGTGTATGTCTTCTCAGAGGTAAGCTCTTCTTTTACAATCTTACCTTTGGCCTTTAATTCTTCATATTCCTTCTTAGGAATAGCTTTCCATATACGTCTTAACATAGCGGGGCCTGAGGGATTTGAACCCTAAACTTCACCGTGACAGGGTGACATGTTAGCCATTACACTACAGGCTCCAAGTACTGCATATTAGATTTGCACCAATAATCTCCGACCTTGAAAGGGTGGTGTGTTATCTATTCCACTAATGCAGCATAAAGTGAGTTCCAGATTTGAGCATTATTAAGAGGCTTAGGAACTTCTTTGTAGACCTCCCAGGGCTCGAACCTGGAATAAAGGCTTAGAAGGCCCTTGGTTTATCCAATTAGCCTAGAGGTCCAAATGAAGATAGCTTATTCAGCTACCTTCTTGTTGGTACTTTTCCTACGTCTCCGAGATTTTGCAGGTACCTCCAGATCAGCCTTAGCCACCTCTACAGGTACTTCTGTCTTAGGCTGCTCTGCTTCAGGTTTCACTGTAGGCTCAGCAGGTACATAAACTACCTTCTCAACTACCTTTTCTACAGGAACCTCTACCTTTTTAACTACCTCCTTGATTACCTCAACGGGCTTCTCTACAATCTTCTCAATAATCTCCTTCTTTTTTAGGATATACCCTGAGAAACAACCGAATACATAAGCACCCACTGCTACAAGCGTAGCATACAGAGGCATCAGCTTGATAGCTGCAAATACTCCAATTACCACAGCAACCGCAATAAGGGTTGCCCACCATTTTCTACTCATATTATTAAATTTAAATTAATTAAATTCTGGCTCTATTAGAATAATTTTCTGTTTGGCTATGACAGTTAGGACATAATAACTGTAAATTAGAAACAATATTATTCTTCGGATTACCGTCCCTATGATGAATTTGTAACACTAACGGTTTCTCCATATGAGAGGAACTTCCACAGATTTCACATTTATAAGAATCTCCTAAGATTCTTCTTATATACTCTCTTTTAAGAGTAGCCATTTTAATTCGTGAATTAAGAGCAAAAATTTCCTCATCCTTTCTGTTCTTGGCCATTCTCATTCCATTATGGGTTTTCCCATAAATATAATTAAAGTGACTTACATCTATGTTATATTCCTCTACCTTCTTCTTAAGAGTTCTATAATTTCCTCCCCTCTTAGGAATTCCCAATTTATCCAAACAATCAAACCAGCAGTTAGAAGATAGGACTGCCCTTTGTACAAGTTCTTTACCCCAATTATATCTTTTCATGTTGAAGCAGATAGATTCGAACTATCTCTGTGGCATCCAAAGTGCCAAGTGCTACCATTACACCATGCTTCATTGTAGGGCAGATTGCTCTGCCCCGGAAGA